ATGTATAAAGTTTGGGTAAATAGATTGCCAGTTATCTATATTGGAGAAACTTTAACACCCTCTCCAGTAGATAAACCTCATATAGTTAGTGTATCAGAATTAGAACAAATTATCAGACAAGAGAAAGGTAGAAGTGAAGTTACTTTTAGTAAAGTGAATTTATGAATAACTTTATCACTGGATGGATAGATATCTATAAAACATTAGAATTGTGGTTTTATTTAGTAGCTAACAAATACAATTATTTAAATTAGTCTGACTTCTGGGATATGTGTTTCAATGGAGAATCTACATCAACTTACTGGAATTGGTTTCCTGAAGCTAGTGTTACAGAGTTTCTAGCTAATAAGTATGAGTTCTATAATGAGTGGAGCTAAATAATAACATTAAACAAATTAGTAAACTAAAAAAGGCTACATGTTTCAATTCACATTAGATGACTTAAAGAGAACTCTATCTAACCTAACTCCTGGAGATAATAGAGTGTCCATAGGGTTAATATGTCATAAAATAAAATGAATAATATAATTAGAAACTTAAAGTTTAAAATTGAAAAAAATGTGGAAACAATTAAAAATAATGTAGAGTACCAATGGGCTCTAATCTATCTTGCTATTGAAGACTGGTATAACTTAATTGTAGCTGATCCTGAGACCATTCATTCTAAACCTTATACTTATGGTAACTTTTGGAATGGAGCATTAGACTTAGATATTAATGTCTACAATAGATTTCTTGATTAACCTGCTTTCAACATCCTGTTAACAGGTAACACATCAGCAAACTTAGGAATAATCTCTTTATCAAGATACCATTCTGAACCAGCCAACTTAAACTCTTCTCTGATGTCTTCTACTAATTGGTTGACTAAGTAATCTAAAGGAATAAACTCTACCTTAGTCATCTGCTTTAGTAGTCTCTCAGCAGACTTAGTAATAGTAGGAGCAACAAAGTAAAAACGTATAGACTTCTTAGGGTACTTCAGTTTGGCTAATTCAAGATAACCTTTGTCCCCTATAGCTTCTTTAATATGCTCAGTGGTAAGTGAAGTAGGTTTTAGCTCATATACTTTCAACTGTCTACCTTTAACTTCTACTAAGTCAAACCTTCTAGTTCTAGCAGTCTGGTCAGTAAATGAGTTAACTACTATCTGTTCTCTTTTGAAGTGACGGTTAGTGTAAGAAGAAAGAGAGCAGATAGCATCATGAATGGTTTCCTCATTCTGGTATTGTTGCTGGGTTTGCTGTAACTTAGCCTGCCTTCTTTCTTCTAATGAAATTACGTTAGATACAGTAGACTCAATAGCATTAGCTCCTAGAGTTTTAAACTCTTTAGCTTGTTGAGAATAGCCAGCTTGCAAGTAATGATATGCTCCTAACCAGTCTGTAATCCACAATGAGCAAGCTCTATTAAACTGAAAATGGTTAGCTTCAAACCAAGCTTTCTTAAACTTAGCTAACTGCTCACCTTTAATTAACTTAAACTCTCCAGGTAAACTACACTTACCATTAACCATATAGTTCTTAGAGAAGTCTACTGTATTTAATCCTTTAGCTCTAGCTAAATTAGAGACTACAAAGTGAGGTTGCTTACCTAAGAGAACATAGTGGATTTTATAAGTATTTAGCAGACTAATAAACTTATTGAGGATGTCTTGCTGAGTAGGTTTAATAGAGGGTTGGATAATGGATTTTAGTGAAGAGGTAGCCAACATAGAATTTAATATTAATAATTAATTAGTTTAAATATAACATAATAAGAGCTACTGAAGAAGAATTGAATGAGTTATTTAATAAATACTATTCTGATAAAGTCGAAGTGAATTATATAAGGTAGAATGATATGCAATGTAATCTACACTATATAAGAAACAATATTTTAATAGTGGTAAGATTATGTTCCCCTCAACATAAAGGAGACCAACCTTCCTTTTACTGAAGTTACCCTATCAAAAGATAACACAATGACTGAACTAGAAATATTAAGACAACTAAAAGTAGACTTAGAAAACTGTAATGAGATTAGTAATTTAGAAATTTACTATGAAGAAACCATTATTAAAGTTATTAAACATTATATAGGTTACCCTAAAGACCAACCACAAGAAACTAAAACAGGTAAGTGGGTAATACTAGCTGACTGGAAATGCTATATGCAGAATAGAGTAGGAGTTAACTCACATGAGAAGTTTAAAGTTGACCCTTCTAAATCTGTGCAAGTTAGACAGCTACTATTAGATGCAGAGATAAAGATTGCTGAGCTAACTGGTAGTAAAGTAAACTTAAGTTTAACTAAAAGGAGATAACAACATGATCTTTAACCCATCTTTAGAGGTACTAGCACTAGCCATTATGGTTTAAATCATAAGTTTTATAAAGAGGAATATATTAAAAATGAAAACAATTAAAGAAAGAAGACTTGATTTTATAAACACAGAACTAGGTTACTTTATTGAAGACCCTAGCAGGAGAGCCTATAACAAAGAAACTAAAACTTGTATGTATTGGGATAAAACCACAGGTAACAAATGTGTAGTTGGCAGACATATCCCTGAAGATAAATATAGTCAAGTGTCTGAAGGCATGTTAGTTGATACAGAAAAGGATGATGGTGGGTTAGTTATATTTAATTTATTACCTTTAGAATTACAGGAACTAGGAGTAACTTTCCTTGCAAGGTGTCAAGAATTTCATGACTCTGAAGATAATTTTACTGAAACTGGTTTATCTGAAGAAGGAATTAAAGAGTTAGCAATAATAAAGAAAGCTCATTGTGGAGTTAATTAATGGCAACAACAACAGATGAGGCTTTTATAGAAGGATTTACTGCTTACCGCAAAGGGGGTACTTGTCCTTACTCTAGTGGTGAGAAAAGGAGAGCTTGGTTTGATGGATATGAATTTGCTAGAGAGGAAGATAATAAGTAACTCAGAATTTACAAATAGAAACTATTTACTATAAAGCTGCACAATTAATAATAGAAAACTAAATATGATTATTTACTTTGGTGATGAGAAAGAAGATGTAGATTACCCAGAGAGACCACGCTATGAGTAATGAGCTAGATAAGAAGAGAAAAGAAGTTAAAGTTAACTCTATTGAAGAAGCTTTAGAGTTATTAGAACAAGGCAAAGTTAAACAACTTGACTTTGATAAAGAAGGTAATTTAAAGAAAGCATACTCAGAAAGAGTAGACTAAAACTATAGTTAACTAAGATTATTAGTTGATTGTATGAAAAAGAAAAAGTTAAACATTTCCAAAGCTATTAAACGCCCAGGTCAGCTAACTTTAAAAGCTAAAAGAGCTGGGTTAACTATAAACCAGTTTGCTGAGAAACATAAAAAAGATTCAGGTTTAACAGGGCAGCAAAGTAGATTTTATCTAAATACCCTAAAACCTATTATCAAGAGAAATAAAAAGTAAATTACAATAAGAAGGTATATTAACTTACCTTCTTAATTTTTATGCAGAAAGAATACAAACTTTTACTATTGCAAGTTCTCTATCATTACTTACATGAAAAGAAAGGTAAGTTGCCTAAATCAGATAATTTAATAGTTCACTCACATAAAGTAATTAAAGACTACTACAACAAAATAAGAAGTAAAAATAATCCTTATATATCTACTGAAATTCCTATTGAAGATTTATGTGAATTGTTGTTAGAAAAGTTTTTGGAGTAAAGTATGAAAACAGTCTGTGGAATCAAATTAGATAATATTGTATGTTTAATTGAACCGCAACAAATAGTTATTTTAGAAAATGGAAATACACTTGACTTAACTTACAGTTATTTTCTAAAAGTTAAGGAAGAATATAATAGATATGAAGCTATTAAAGAAGCTTTTCAATATGTCTTTGAAAAAAGAGTTGATATTAGAAACTACAATACAAGTTTTGAAGTAAGTTGTAAAGATTTCTGGTGTAAAGTTTGGGATAATGGAGAGTTTGCTTTTAGCACAAATGAAAGTTTTACAGGTCAACTAACTGACTTCAACTTTGACTCTACTTGGAAAGCAGCTTGGATTAGATATGCTCAAGATATTAAAGATGCTTACTTAAATAATATTGTTGATGTTGTTAAAGTTGCTAAAGAAGTATTGAAGTCTAGAGGTTTAGATAAAGAGTGGGCTATAGATAGAGACAAATATCAACCTTATTTCTTTATACAAAAAGGGGCTTACAAACTTTACTATAAAGAAGATGATAAGCTTACTTATGTAGAGTGGTATAGACTTATTAACTCTGATTTAGATAGATATTATTCCAAATTAGAAAACCAACCTAAGTTAACAGTAAAAGACATCATTGAATGTCTAGAAGAAGTTAGTAGTTGTCCTGTTAGTGGAATTAGTAGAGAAAGTTTAGAGAGCTTGAGAATAACTTACAATAAGTTTATTATTGAGTGGATTATTACAAAGGAAGCAGTATCAGTTCATTGTGAAGACAAAGAACATTTTTATCTTAAAAGTTACACTAAACCTACTACATTAGAAGAGTGGAATGATCTTTTTAAAGATAGTTTTAATAGAGCTAAAGTATTTTTTGATATAGCTAATCAAGTTAAACAAAAAGAACCTAGCTTAATTGACTTACTTAAGAAAGCTTTTCCTAGTTATCAGTGGCTTAAGTATAATAACCATATTGAAGGTAAGAATTCTTTACTTATTTTAAGAGTATATACCGAGTATTTTGATAATAAAGAAATCATATCCAAAGGTATGTTTGTATATGAATCTAAAGATAACTTTATAATGAAAGTCTCTGGAGCTACTTTTAATACAGAAAACCTAACTAACTATACTAACTGGGAACAATGGTTAGAAGATTTAATTAAAGCAAAACAAAACCTTGCTGAATTAGAGCAGTCTCCTAATTTAAAAAGAGATGAATCCTTCAAACATTTAACTGAAAAACAATATAAAAAGTGTATTGATGCTCTATTTGGAGGGGAAGATTTAGAAGTAGTAGACCCTTGGGAAGATTAGTAAAAATGACTTTTATTGAATATGGTACTTGGGAAGAGCAAGCTGATTACTGCTACAAAATTATCTACAACTTATCTAAAGTAGATATTATTAAACTACATAAGAATGAAGATGGTAGTAAGTGGATAGATGATTTAAAAGGTAGCAGCTATATTAGCTCTTTCAAGTTTCCTACCTGGGCTGATGCTTATCACCACCTTAAAAGATTTGTAGACTGTAGCACTCTTGAGTTAGGTTTAAAAACTAAGATACAAGAGTTTATTAACAGTCAAAAGTTAGATTACACACATATACTGGACTATACAGAGTAATGGATTTACTAATTGGAATTGTTTTATATCTTTGTTTTCTTAGTGCAATAGACTATTTTCTAAATGGCTGAAGAACTAGCTATTAATTATGGTGACTTTATTAGCTGGCTAGAGAGTCAACCTGATAACAAAACTATTGGAATCACTCACTCATCTAGCCACTCTTTCTTTGTTAGTTATTTAAAAAAGAAGATTCCTAAAGGAGCAATCTATATTTTCTTAGATGTAACTAAAGTCTGCAAAAATAGTAACTGGAAAGAGTATACTAACCCAGACTGGATGATTAAGTTAATTAATAAAACCAATCAACTACATAGAGTAACAGAATGTAATAAGTGGAATGTTGCCAGTTTGGGTAAACAGTTAACTAAACTACAAGTGTTGGATTGTATAAGTAAGTTAAATAGTAAGCCTAAAAAGAAAGTTAAATCAAAGAAGACTGCCTAATGCGTATTATTAATAAAGACATTAACTTGTTAGTAGAAAATGATGTGGTCAATGAGCTAATTTGTAATCATCACCTTACTAGATATTCTACTACTGTACTTCCTAGTTTTATTTATAGAGTTAACCACTTGTTATCTTTATCTAAAAAAGCACTAGATAGTAATACTCTTACTTGGATAATGGGAAGTTGCTGGAATGATTACTATAATTTGGAAGATGCAGACTCTCATGATTTTACATTAAAGATTAGTTGTGAAGCTGACCACTGTAAGGTAGTAGTTAACTATCCTGAAGTATTACCTTTGTTTACTAAAGATGCTGCCTAATGACTCAAGAAGATTTGCAGAATAATATTATTAAAACTGCTGTAGCTAAACTCAAAACACTAGGCTACAGAGATGTAACTGAAGATAATATATTGTCAGATGAATATTATACTCCTCCTCTAAAATGTTTATTAGTAGCCAGCAGAAGAGGCACTAAAGAATATGTTGAAGCTATTGATAATTTACTGGAGTATTTATGAAACTACAATATGGTTTCTGGTTTATCAACTGGTGTCACCTTGTACTTAATGAAGGTAATAGTATTCCTGGTGAAGTTACAGCAAGCAGCCAACTTTGGTTAGAAGTCTGTAGTAAACAAAATGCTAGAGAACCTTATGCTGCTGTACTAAATAGATTTCCTTTTGTAATTGGCTACACTATAGTCTGCTGGCTACACTTACTAGCTTCTCCTATGAAAGATTGGGTAGCTAACTATCTGTATCCTAAAGTTAAGTGGACTGGTAGTTAAACTACATTTGATGTTTGTTATTCTATACAATGGTGGGCTGATGAGTAAAGTAATCCAAATTAGTAAATTCCTCTGCAAGTTTCTTAGACACTCTCCTGAAAAGTTAGGTATTACTTTAGATTCAGCAGGCTGGGTATCTATAGATAACTTACTAATAGCTTGTGAAGATTATGGTTTTCCTATTACTTTAGAAGAGCTACAAGAGACTGTAAGGTTAGATGATAAGCAAAGGTTCAGTATTAAACTTGGTTTCATTAAAGCCAACCAAGGTCATAGTATTTCAGTTGACTTAGAGTTAACTCCAATGCAGCCCCCTGTAGTCTTATATCATGGTACTGCTACTAGGTTTTTAGATAGTATTCTTAGTAATGGGCTGAGTAAACAAAAAAGAACTCACGTACATCTAACTAAGAATATAGAAGTAGCTAAGTCTGTAGGTAGCAGGTATGGTGAGCCTGTAATGTTAATAGTAGATAGCTACTCTATGTATGGGGATGGTTATGACTTCTATCTTAGTGAAAATAATGTTTGGTTGACTGATAATGTACCAAAAGAATATATAAAAGTTTATGCTTAATATTACACATATCTCTGTTGAAGACATAAAGAAATCTTTATCTAATTACAAGGATACAGATAAATTATATCTTTATAAAACAGAGCCTCTAACTTTTATTAAAGAACCTTACATTAAACAAACTAGAGCAGACTATGGAATTATTAACTTTACAGATGATAATTTAAAGTCTACGTCAATACAAGAACTAAAAGTATCAGGTCTATTATTTCTTTATAAGAAACTAGAATTAAAAACTAAAACAGAATGGTTACAACTTCTAAATAGATATAAAGATGAAGAGTATTTAATATTAAAAGACTAAATATGACAATTGAAATAGACTCAGATAAGTTTGCTGAGTATCAAGAGAAAAAGAAAGAGTATACTCAAGCTGCTTATGATTGGGAAACTAGATTTAATAATGAGTTTAGTTTAACTTCAATAGGGCTTAATCTAAAATGGAATGCTGACTGGCAGAAGTCTAAGACTAAGAACACTGATATAGGCATCATTCATTTAAATAACAACCTCAGTAACAATAATGTCAACAATCTAGAGTATGTTACTGAATCTCAATACTACATTCTCAGAGAGTTATTAAGTTCTCCTATGTGGGTGGCTGAGTGTAAAATAGCAGATGAAAGTTGGTTTGAAGAGCAAGCTGACTTTATGAGCAGACAAGATGCTTACTATTTACCTTACCCAGTTGAGGAATGCGGTGGACTAAGAGCTTACTATGTTAGTTTGTTTAAGAGAATGCAGCAAGCATTGTTGGGCAACTTACCTAATGACTCTAACTTGAAAAAGTATTGGAAGAAGTTGAGTGAGAGGACTGGTTCTGAGTTTGCAGAATTAGTTCCAGTTAAAAAGAGAAAGAAAGCTGTAGGGTTTAACAGGGGTACTCAAAACAGCTACTACTAACTTTAAAATCTATATTGAGAATAACCCTAAGAAGTTCTCTAAAGGTAAACTCAACTCATTTAGTGAGGGCAGAAAAGCATTCTTAAATAAGCAATTAAAGAAAGATAAACAGAAGTTGAAGTAATATGAATAACTTAATAATCCCTGGCTACACATTTACTATAGATGGGGAAGGTAACAAGTTTCTTACTTACCCTAATGGTGTTAAAGCTGAAGTTAACTTAAAGCTATATGTAAATCAAAATAAGCTAGATGAGTTGCGCTTTGAAATTGAAGACTACTCCAATGGTAAAGTATTCTTAGGTACTTTTACAGTTAATGGTATCTATGAAGGAGAATACCCTAAATAGTATACCTACTTTCTACATAGTAACTTTTATATTATCAAAGTATAGTTTACAACATATAAATATTTATGACTACTAAAAATGATTTCAGTGTAAAAGTCTATGTAGATGGTAATCTTTTAACAGAGGAAGGTAGCTTCACACTTACTATCAAGAACCCTTGCCAAGTATTAATTGATGAAGAAGGTGAAGTAATTGCATCTTCAGAGCCTTATGCTACTTTAAAAAGACAGTTTAAGTATGAGAATGTAAAGTTCTTATATCAACTGCAAAACCTTAAAGGTAAAGCTAAAGTAATACTAACTTCTATTAATGATAATAGTGACTTCTTAGTTATTGATGATTTAAGACTAACTAAAGTTGACTATAAGAGAAAACTTATAGAAGGTGAATCTTATAATATGTATTCTGAATAAAGCAAATATATTAATACATAAATGACACTAACTTTACAACAGAAGATTGAGTGTAATCAAGCAGCCTCAGAATGGGCAGCAAAATACAATAATGAATTTGATTTAAGTAATCCTAATTTAGCTGACAAGTATAAAGAAGACTGGGAGAACTATGATAAAAGTAATGATGCTTTTGGAATCATACATTTAGATAATGATGTCTCTAATAATGAGTTTAGTAATCTAGAAGCTGTAACTGAGTCACAGTATTATATTTTAAGAGAATTATTAAATTCACCTAGTTGGGTATCTGAGGCTAAATCTTCTGGAGAAGAGTGGGCTGCTGAACAGACTAAAATGATGGTTCAGCAAGATGCTTACTTTAATAAATTACTAACTCAAGAGTTTAATAATTTAAATGATTATTATATTCACTTATTTAGCAAACTCCAAGCTTCTATTCAAAAGAAACCTTTTGTAGATATATGGAGTAGACCTCCAAAAGAAATAAAAGAAAAACTATCTTTTGCAGCTCCTAAGTTTTCTGATTTAGTTAAAGCAAACAAAAAGAAAACTGTTAAAGGATTTGGTAAATAGACTACTTACTTTTTACTATTAGTCTGTTATAATATAAGAATATTAAAAAGATTATTTCAATTATAAATACCTTGAAGTAATAACCAAGCCAAAGCGACTGTGAGCAATACACAAAATAAATAACAGACATAGGAATCTTCAGATGGAGTAGTACCAAAACTACCACTATGACAAAAGACATAACAACTTAACGTCTAGTCCACTAGTGTATCTGTCAATGAAGATAGCCCTGGTACATAAGAGAAGTTGACTCTTAAGGGTTGGATAGCAGAGAAAGCCCCAGACTATGCGAGTAAATTGGCTTGCTTATTATTTCTATGGATACCCAGCTAACTAATTAGATTTCCCTCTAAAGTTATTATGTAAAGAAGAAATAGCATAGTGATGTGGAGGCGGGGTTGTCAGACTTAGTTAGCTGGGTTTCTTCTATTGAAATAAACATTAATTAACTTATATAAATAACAACTAAATATGAAAGAAGGAATAAAGAAAGCCCTGGAGTTATCTGGGGCTTTTACAATGAATACTAAAATAAGAAAGTATACTCTTGAGTTGGCAACCAAACTCCAACATAAAGGAAGTAATGGTTACTGGAATATAGACTTAACTAGTAAAGGTATCCTAACTCAAACTCTTAAAGAAATCCTAGAGCAGTTAGGTTGCTTTAGATTTTATTCTACTAATTCAGGTGAGTACATTATTAGCTACCATCAAATCCACTGGTTTCTTTATACTGGATTTAAGTGGCTACAAAAAGGAATTACTGTCTCAAAAGAAACTCATAGTCTTCATCATAAGAATTCTAATAAGGATGACAACAGGTTATCAAATTTAGTGATGCTTACTAATGAAGACCATCACTACATAACTAGAGTAGTTAATGAATCATTAGGTCTACATGACTTTGTAACTGAGATTAATCCTGATGCAGTTAGATACAATAACCAAGGTCACAAAGTTAAAGATGCTGAAGAGTTTCTTTGTAATATCTTAGCTGAAACCTTATACAGCACTATTAAGTTTATGGAAAAGGCTGCTCAAGGTAAAGGTATCTTTGCTAAGTTTGCAGGTTTAGCTAAGTACACTTATGATTGGGTTACTACAAGAATCAAACAGTTAACTCAAGTTAGAGTGCTGGCTGGAGTAGAAGAACCTACTGTACTTTACCAACCTGAAGAAGAGTGGGATGCCTTAACTAGGCTGGCTGAAAGCTTAATGGAGACTTTTGGCTCTCAATTCCACTACACTATAGAAGAATTTAAGAAGTTAGTAGGTTTAGATTTTATTGAGAATGAGCCTGTTTCTCCTTGCAGTCAAAGAGTGCAAGCTGCTACTGTGGCAATCGCCCCATCAACAGACAACTATATTGAAGATAACTTTCCTTTCTAAACTAATATGAAAATACTAAACACAGAAGAATTTGCCAAGTTACCTGAAGGTGTACTATTTAGTGAGTATATCCAATGTAGTTTATCTGCCCTTTGTATTAAAGGTGAGACTACTAACTTTGATTCTGATACTAAGTGGGTTCAGTTTTGGGATGCTAGTGTAAATGATATACTAGCTAATGATTGTAATACCATTGAGTTCCTTAAGCCAGGTGACAGCAGCCCCCTTGATATTGCTTATACTAGAAATGTTCACCCTCCTGAAAGAATGTTTGCAGTCTGGGAATTAGATGATTTACAAAAGTTGGCAGAGATTGTAAACAATGCTATTGAGGTTACAGAATTATGATTGAAGAATTAGATGTAGTCAAAGTAGTCAACTGTCCTGTTAACTTTCCTGAGTATTGGGATAAAATTGGTACTGTAGTATGCACTTATCCTAAACACCCTGACTACTATTTAGTAGAGTTTACTAATAATGAACTACATAACTTACATAAAAATTATCTTGAAGTTACTTGGATATTAGATGAAACTAGCCAACATTGTTAAACTTAGTAAAGTAAAAATAGTAGACAAACTAAGGTGGAAACATAGAGTTAAGTACACTTTAGTTTTCTTTAATAAATATTTTCTTACTTGGAAAGGAATTAGAAAATTGAGAAAGGTTAGATAGATGCCTTACTACATAAAATCTCATGAGTCTCCAAATGACAAGCCTAAAAGAAATAAGAAAGGAAAGTTAAAGAGTGCTAGATTAAGACAACTAAAGAAAAGTAGAAATAAGTTGAGGAAGAAGTTAAAAGATGACTCAGTGGAATGAGCCAAATGTAAATATAATTGAATCTATAAAAAGATTTAAAGATTGGTTTGCTAATGAGACTGTTTCCTACACTTATGTGATTAGCCCTCAAGAATTAGACTTATTAATAAATAAGTTTGAGTTAGTTATAAAAGAGTAGAGTAAAGGAAACTGCATGACTTACTTAATTTTGAAAACAAGTTACAGTCATATACTATATAAAGATGGACAATTACTTACAAGCATAGATAACAATTCAATAGATAAAAAATACAGTATTATACCTTCTCCTACTAAAACAATGAGAGAAGCATCTTACCTATTAGACACTATAAATGTTAGTGATATTGAAGATAACTTTTTAAAGTTTATAGGTAAGTTTAATAATCCTAAACTGGAATACTGTTGGCAAGTTGACCGCTACCTTATTAATCTACTAGAAGAAAACAACACAGTTACTATTAAAGCCTTTACTAAAGTAGAAGATGTTTGGTTAAGTAGTAATATTAATAATGCTAACTTCTTAGCTGATATCTGGGATAGTTTGTGGAGTAGTAAAATACTAGCAGCTTGCTGGTACGCTCAACAAAGTTTAGAAAATGGTAGCTGTTATTGGGACTTAACTGACACCACTATTACAGTAAATAAATTATTTAAAGAATTATATGAGTATACTGATTGGGTAGTAAAGTTAAATAAAGATAGACAGAGCGGGGAGTGGAAGATTATACATGATAATTAAAAATGAAATAGAACTGTTTACTAGAGTAGAAGTTATCAATCAATACAACTCTTTAGTAAATCAACTTAATAACTTAGGTTTAAATTTAGATAAGTTAGCTATTGCAGAAACCTACAGTGATGACTTGTTCGCAGATTATGATTGGGTAGATTCCTACAATCAAGAGTATACTTATGAATGCTTATCTGAGCTTAAAATTGCTTTCAAAAAGAATACAGGAGCAGAACTTGAGTTGGTCTATTTAGAGATTAGTGAGCTTACTGTATGGAGAGTAAGTAACTTTTATATAGAGGTCATCAATCCTGAAGTATTTGGTATTTGTAAACAGGATTTATTACATGAATAAACTTACAGTAGTACATTTAGATGGTACTAAGATTACTGACAAACAAAGCTTTCTAAAAGAGATAGCTGAAGCATTAGAGTTTCCTGAGGGGTTTGGTCACAATTGGGACGCTTTAGAAGATTGCTTAAGATATTTGAAAAAAAAGTATTTTATAGTGTGGACTAACTATGTTTACTTAGATTCAATAGCTAAAGGAGTAGAACTACTAGAAGAGTATGGTTATATAATTTCAACTGGAGAATCTCAAGTTAACTTAAGGAATAACTATTTCTTTGAGGCTATACTAGATATGCTTGAAGTGCCTCACACTTGGTATGATTAATAACATTTATTAAAAGGAGATTGCACATGAAAAACCTAACTGAGAAAAAAGAGTTCTATAGTCTGTTTGTATTGTGGCTATTCTGCTATCTTATGATAACTCTGCTAATATCCCCTAGAGTATTTTTAGTATCTTTTATAGCCAGTATTATGGCTATGATACTAACATCTGTACTTATATTGATAAAGAATCTATTTATCAGAAATTAATATGCAAGTAACTTGTGAAAACATTACATGGGTAATAGAACGCCATATCTTTGAAGAAGACAAAGAGTTAGCTCTAATTGAAGAGGTTAAAAAACAAGGAGGCTTAATTGAAGTAATTGACCCCCTTAGCAAACGTAACTTTCCTTGGGAGCAATATGGCTGGGAATTAGAAAACAAGCCAGTAATCTTTAGAGGTTCACTTAACATAGGTAAGAAAGCTAAACAGCAAGAGTGGTATCCTGGAGTTATCTGTAATCAGAAAGCTTTTAACTGCTCTACTTACTATACTTATTGGGGTAAGTGGATGTTGAATGAAGATTATATGTTATTACCTATGGCTGAGTTAAAAAGAAAAGCGTCAGATAGTTGTTTCAAAGCTGGCTATGCACAAAAAGCTTTCATTAGACCTGACTCAGGAATGAAGCAGTTTGCAGGAGGAGTATTTAACTTATCTGATTTAAGTTTACTAAAAGATATTGAAGCAGAGACTCTAGTATTAATAGCTCCAGTTAAAAAAGTAAATAAAGAGTGGAGATTTGTAATAGCTGATAATAAAGTTATTACAGGAAGTCAATACTATGAAAAAGGTGAATATGTTACTGAACAAAATGTAGACTTCAATAATAAAGCAGCTTACTTCTTAGAAAGTATATTAGAAAAGATTACTTGGCAGCCTGATCCTATCTATACTGTAGATGTTTGTGAATCAGAAGATGAATATCATATACTTGAACTCAACAGTTTTTCATGCTCTGCATTATATAATTGTGATACATCTAAAGTTGTTGAAGCTGCTAATAAAGTAGCTATTAAAGATTGGAGAGAAGTGAATGATTGACATAGTAAAACACCTACTAGAGCTTATAGGTAAACGCATCTGGTATATACTAACAGGTAGCTTACTAATTATAGTTGCCTTCTTTAGTTTTACATTCAATTACCCCATCAAGATACAAGTTAACTCTTATATACAGAAAGAAGAACAGTATCAACTACATAACACTACTTATATAATGAGGTCAGTGGTTGAAAAGACTAGCAACCACTAATGATATAAAAGTTGAGGCTAAACTCAAAACAGTTAATGACAATCAAGCTTTTGAAATCAGAGCTATTGTAGTTGACTCAATGTATGTTTGCAGAACTTGGTTAACTCATAAGAAGAGATGGTATTACTTTGTAGAACACTATAGCTTCTTTGAGGTTAATATTGAGTTTAATAATCTTTATGTTAGGTAATTAATACTTAATATCTTGTATTACGTCAGTAAATTAAGCATCCTACACATAGCTAAAAGTATTAAGTATTCTGTAATAGTAAACTTAATATAAATAACTATATGGCTAAAGTAGGGTCAAAACGTGGAGTAAAAAAATCAGCTAAACATAAAGCTGCTATCTCTAAAGCTCAACAATTAAATAATAACTCTAATTGGAAACATGGGAAAAGAATAGAGTACAGAGAAAAACTAGGATTAAAACCTAATGATGGAAAAATTGTTTCACATAAAAACGGCAAGAGACATGGTATAAAAAACAATAAGAAATCTAATTTAGAAATCTTAAATGACCCACCTAAACCTGGTACTAAACGTAGCGGGCGCAATAACACCCCTAAACATAGCAGAATTACACATGCTTCAGGAGTCTATAAAAAGAAAAAATAACCTTAATAGTAAGTTAACTTAGTATAGTTGACTTTTTAGTTAGTAAAAAAGATAACTTACTTGATAATAATAAAACTAGAAAGCTGTGGAATAAGTGTTATGAAAAAGGACACTCTGGTGGGTTATCTGAAGTATGTAATGAATGGCATGACTTAGTAGACTTAATTAAAAATGACTAACCTACCTTTCACCCTACTCTTCTTATATAGTAATCTTTGTAATGACTAATTACATACAAATGATTATTAATGAGAAAAATTCTAATATGAAAATGAATAAAAAAGCAGCAGGTAAGATGCAAACAGGTAAAAAAATGAAAATGTCTGCTGGTAAAATGAAAGCAGAAAAAATACCTATGAAAAGCAAGATGCAAAAGATGTCTTCAATGAAGATGGCTAAAAAGAAAGGTTACTAAGTTAAGTAAAAAGAAAACAAAGAGCAGTTGACTTCACAGTTGGCTGCTCTTTTTAATGTTTATAAAGGAGAGTACATGAAATTACCAGTTAGTGAACACAAATTAGAAACCAATGTTGAGAATGCTGTTGATGTAGTAATAAGTCAAGAGCAAAGTAGTAAGATTCTTACTTTCCTTAGAGATAACATTTATGAGTCACCTAAGGAAAGTATGGTTAAAGAATTAATCTCTAATTCATTAGATGTCCATGTAGAAAACAATGTAACTAAACCTATTGAGATTACTTTACCCAATACCTTTAATAACTTATTTATTATTAGAGATTTTGGAACAGGGTTGTCTAAAGAGTTTATGACTACCAAGTATACTCAAGTAGGCTTCTCTACTAAAGAGGAAAATGAGCTATCACTTGGGGCTTACGGTATAGGAAGACTTAGCCCACTAGCCTACACTGATGTTTACTACATAGACAGCTACTATGAGTACATTCATAGTAAGTATATGCTAACTGTCTATGATGAAGGAGCTAAAAAGAAAGTAAGTTTACTTAACCTTGGAGAGTGGGCTAGTAATGAACCTTCAGGATTAAAAGTTAGTATTCCTATTAAAGAGGAAGATTACTACACTATAGAAAGCATAGTTAGAGAGCATTGTAGATACTTACACAACCAACCTCCTCTAATCAATGGTAAGCCTGTTGAGTTAGTACCTAAAATTATAGAAGGTAATGATTGGTACATAACCTACGCTTTCTCTAATTGTATAGTAGGCTTAATAGGAGGAATGCCTAATAAACTAAAAGATATTACAGACTATACTAAATCTACATATAATGAAAGATATACTTACAATAGATTAGGTTTAGTTATTAATATACCTATTGGTGGTGTTAATCAAACAGCTAGTAAAGACATTCAAAGAACTAAGTTTACTGAAAATACCATAACTAAGTTATTATATAAAGTTAAAGCTGAGATAATAGAAGCCTATCAAACTAAACTAAATAGTATAAATAACTTAGTTGAAGCTATCCACTTAATAAGCCCTTTAGATAGTAGTTTATATAGCCAACTTAAATGGAAACATATAAATTTTAATATCTACTATGGAGTTATTGTAAATCACTGTACAATTAGTAAGCTTAAAAGTAAAAACAAAGGTAAGTCTTTATATCTTTCTCAAACAAGTGATTACTTACCTATAGCCAACTATTACAAAGTTTACATTAATGATTTAGAAACTCCTAATCAAAAGATTCTATGTGAACAGTTACAAAAAAAGTGTGGAGATAATGTATATATTATTTCTGATATAGAAAAAGAAGATTTTAATGATGTATACAACTTTCCCTTATTATCTAGTGTTATTTCTCCAGAAGACTTAATTCCCCCAAAGAAAATAAAAGTTATATCTACTAAGCCTAAAAAAAAAGTAGATACTTCTGAAGTGACTACTTATTATCTAAGAGAGAATCCTAGTTTAAAAGCTTACTGCACTTCTAACAAAGAAAGAGTACCTAAATCTCCAGATACTACAAAATATTATCTTGAGTTAACTGAGAGTAATAAAAAGTTAGTTTGGAATAATAAATTCTACAACCAGCAGGTTAAATATACCAACATTTATCTATTTGAAAACATAGCTAAATTAGATTTAGAAGTATGGGTAGACTTTCATGACTACTTAAAAGAGAAAATTAGTAAACTTTTAGAGCAGACCTCAAAGCTACTAGAGTTTGTAGACTTTTATGATAACTATAATAACTTGTGGAAAATACTAGAATGGTTTAAAGATGTGCAAGATTGTGACTTAAAAAAGTTTTATGAAGAGTGTAATGAACTACTTAAAGTTTACCATCATTTAGAGTCAGAAGAAGCTAACTTATTAAGACTAGAAGTATATAACCAAACTAAGTTAAATGAACTCAAGCTAGATAATACCTTGCTGAAAGATTATAGGTACTTAGAAAGTAAGTATCCTTTAATTTTTAAACATTACAGAAGGCACAACAATATTACAGAATACTACGTTTCTTACAGATTTAAAGATACAGAATTGACGTTAGAAGAAGTAAATAACTACATACAATTAGTAAACAAATAATATGCAATCAACACACTTTGATAATGGAAAAGTTATTACTGTTTATCACAATGATCAAGTATTAACTTTCAATAGAGAAGACAATGAAAGAGTATTCTTACAAGTAAGAGAACTTTACAAAGTAGGTGACTATGAAGCTATTTCTAAGTTAGTATTAACTGCTGAAAACATTAACCTTAGATATGCTGACAGTGACCTTTCTATTAGTAAAGAAGGTGTAGTCACTATTAATGGAGATGTACTACCAGCTTCACTTAGCAAAGTAATAGTAGCTTTGTATAAAGAAGATGCCCCTATTGACTGCTTTATTAACTTTTGGAATAATTTAAATCAGAATCCTTTTGCTACTACAGTACAAAGATTATATGATTTTATTGAAAGGCATAATATTACTTTACTACCTAACGGAGATTTGTTAATGTATAAGGTAGTTAAAAGAACAGAAAATCCTAATGTATTTATAGATATCTGGTCAGAAACAATTAGACAATCTGTTGGGGACACTATACAAGTACCCTATAACAAAGTGGATAATAGAAATGAAGTGGCTTGCTCATTTGGTTTACACACTTCAGGATGGGATTATGTACCTAAATATGGTAGGGCTATGTCAGGGATTGATGTTTGTATCAATGTTAGTGTTAACCCCAAAGATATCTGTGCAGTACCTTATGATGATATCTCTAAAATTAGAGGTAGATGTTATACCATCTTAGGAGTTAATACACAGCTAACTGAGATTAGACAGACATACTACAGTCAACAGTTAGAAGATTCTTCTTATGATGAAAATGAAGATTATGATGACTATTGGGATAACGTAGAAGATGACAATGATGAAGATTACTAACTAATGATTGGCTCTCTATATGGGGGCTATTAAAAGAAATTTATATGATTATTCCACAACTACAAAAATACTTTCCTAAAGTTAACTGGGTATATTTCAGTAAAAAGGAAGATAAGGGTTACTGTACAGGTACTTTAAATGGATGGGAATTTATTTACCATTATAGAGCTGGCTATGGTGACTTTACTATACGGTATACAAAATTACAGCATTTAATTTATACTGGGCAACATTATTCTAATCCTCCTAAAGTAACTTGTCTCCATTGGCATACTACATTAGAAGAAGTGTTACAAGATGCTAAGAATAAGTTAACTATACTAAAAAATAAAACAAGTGAAGTAATATGAATGACAGTTCAGTAAACCAAGTAGATGTTTTATTAGATAAATTAGTAAATGGGCATTCTAGTAACCCTTATTATCTTAAACAAACTCTAAGAGAAATCAGAAGTTTAGTACATCAAGCTAACCTACAAGCTGATGAACTAATAATAAAAGACTGGTTTAAAGACTTTGACTTTAAAGATACTATAGATACTTTAACTAAAGAGTTCCCTAAATTAAATTGGGAAGAAGATGTCTGTGATACTGGATATTTGACTGAAGGGACTTTAGGTAAATTAACTGTAAGTGTAGAGTATAAAGTTAGTTTTATGGATAGTGTGTTTAAATCAGAGAAAGAAGTAACGCCATATTGGGAATTAGATATTTACTTGAGAGATAGTAGTGAATCTGTTATTACTTTATACAACCCTCTGACAAAAAAGTTTGATAACTTAAAACAGGTTATTGTAGTTATCAAACACACCCTTAAACCTTTATGTAGTTTGTTTAGTAAATTGGAGATTACATGATTTCTATCAATGACATCATACCTAAGTTTACTAGCTGGGGCAACTACTCAGTGCATATTGAATTCTGTATAAAAGGAGGTAAATCAGGTAGAGATATACTATTTAACAACCCTAACTGGGTTCATCAGAGAAATGATAGCTATAGTGACTTTGTACTTGTAGATGGATTACAGAGGATAACTGCTGTAACTAAATTTATGGGCAATGAGTTAGCAGTATTTGGTGGCAACTTCTTAAAAGACTTTACAGGAAGTGTTGGAGATGTAAAAAGACAGATACTCAGAGGACAAAGGTTTACATTTTATATTAATGACTTGCAATCTAAAAAAGAAGTCTTACAGTGGTATCTTGACTTAAATAGTGGTGGTGTAGTTCACTCACAAGAGGAATTAGATAAAGTTAAAAGAATGTTAAAAGGTATCTAATATGGGTTGTCATACTTGGTTCTTCAAATCTGTTGATATAACTTATGAACAAGCTAAAAAGTTAGTTATAGACTATTTAACTAATCAATTAGAAAAATGGACTATAGAAAACATACTTTATACTGCTCATGAGTTTGGAGACATAAATCCTTATAACTGGACAGAAGATGTAGTTATTAAACAAAGAGCTTACTTTATTAGATGGCTTAATAGAATAAAGAGTGGTTTACCTATTTGGAAAGGTGCAGTTTGGTATTTTCTTGCATTAAAAGAAAGTAAAGTTAGTAGATACTATAAAGGTAAATACTATATTGACACTAATTATCATGATTACTTTAGAGTAAGTTGGGATTTAGCTAATACAAGATTAACTTCACTTCAAGAAACTTTAGAGTTTTGTGAGAAAAATAAAAATGTAGTCTGGTTTGCAGATAATTGGCTTGAAGAAATAACTGAGTTTTGGCAGCTATATCCAGATGGTTTAATTGAGTTTAGTTAAGAAGATAACTACATGACTTGGTATAGATTAACTAAAGACGTAGAGTTAACTTATAATTTTTTAGGTAGATGGGTAGATAGTAAAACTGTAAGCTATAAAAAAGGTAGTTATATAGAAGGGTTAGAAAGGAAGCTTTACTCAGAGCAAGCTGATTATACTATTACTGAACAGATACCAGAAGACTCTGTAGAAAAGTTTGAATGTAATCCTTATCCTACTTTCTATTATGGAGAAGATGGAAATGAATATTATGCTGACTGGGGAGAATGGAAAGAAGATTTACAAAAGTGTGAGTTTGAAGATGACCCTATAAAAACAGGAGATAGAGTTTACTTTGAGTAACTACCAAATTAACAAACCTTACTGGTATGAAGCTAAATTTAAGGATTTTAAAATAGCTACTATTATAATGGCTCAACTAAAAGCTAACCTTATAGTGTTTGCTAGTTGGGGCAGTAATAATTATATAGACTTAGGTGATGGTTTAAAGTTTAATGTAAAAGGTAGAAAGTTTAAAGGTCAAGTAATCATTAAACTTAACTTAGATGATACTTATACTATCTTGTTTGGAAAGATAATTAATAATGAGTGGATTCTAAAAGAAGTATATGAAAATGTCTATTGTGACCAACTACATGAGCTGATTGATGGATATGTAGAAACATGAAAAATATTACTAAAGAAAAGATACAAGAGTTAGCTAATAAAGGTTTACATCAAGCAGAAATAGCAAGGCAGCTTAACTGTAGTAGGGAGAACATTAGACAGTGGTGTAAAAGGTGCAATATTAAACTTACTAAACATAGATATAACAGATATGTTTGAAGCAGAAGATGAAGGTGTAGATATCTGGATTAAGGTATCTTGTAGAGCAGCTAACTTAGAGAAAGCTAACAAACTAAGTTTTCTTTACTTTGAAAATGGAGATATTAGAGGGCTTGAAGATGAAGAAGGTAATATTTATGTTCCTCACTTAGCTTTAGATGTGAATAGTGGAGAAGACTTATTAAAGTCTGAAAAGGAAATAGAAGATAAATTGGGTTTACAAATTGTTGACTATGTAAAGTATGGAATTAGTGAAGTTTACTGAAGATGATAATTAATGAAAGCCAACAAATAGATGTCTGGATAAAAGCTACATTACATATAGCAGACTTAAAGAAAGCTAAACAGTTATCTTTAGAATATGATATGTATGAAAAACCTACCTCACTATTAATAGATAATAAAGAGTGGAGTCCTGCTATATGCTTTCATAATATTAAAGATGAAACTGAACCTGTAATCTTTTCTGATGATGAAATGAAAACAGAGTTAGGTTTAGTCATAAGAGAATACAAGGAAATTAAATTAAGTGAGGTTTACTAATGATTATTTGTATTTGGGAAAACTCTGCTTCTTGGGATGAATACGCAAAACCATATTTGTTAAATACAGAAAAATTAACTAATCAAAAATTAAAATCTATTTTAGAAACAGCCTCTAATGATGATATTCTCTTTTCCTATGATGAGCTAAAAGGATTAACTTGTGATAAAGAAAATAACTGGCTTCCTAAAATTAAAGAAGATGTTCAGCAATCTATAGTATATCCACCTCAAACAGTAAATAAATTGTTAACAATAGGATTTGAGGGTTACTAATGATTATTTGCATTACAGAAAACTCTCCTTATTGGGATGCTTATGGTATTCCTTATCTAATAGATACTTCTAAACTTGATAAAGCTAGTTGGTTTAGGAAGTTATTAGAAGAGACTACAGAAAAATCTATCGTGTTAAAAAAAATAAACAAAATTAAACCATCTTTTGACTCATATAGTTATCATGATTGGTTTACTTCTCTTGTTTATGAAGACATACAGCAAGCTATAGTTGAGCCGCCTCAAATGGTAGATAAATTACTTAGTATAGTATTTGAATAAAATGAATTGGACTTTTCTTTACTACAGTAATACTAACTGTATTGCTAGTTTCAAAAGAAGACATAACATAGAAAGAGATGGATTTACTCCTTGTATGTCAATAGATTATGGAGACTGTATTGAAGATATATACAAAGATATTAAAGGAGACTGCTATAGAGAGATTGTGTATACTGACAACACTGAATGTAGATTATATAAGAAAATAAATATTAGATGACAAAGTAATCCCACTACTTATGTAATTGAACATAGTAGTCTCTTCAATTACGTCAATTTAAAGTCCTGTAATCAACTGGTTTTTTGTTTAGAGAACTACAGGCAACTGTTGAATTCAAATTTTATTAATGATTAAAAAACTAATTTCAATTGTATTATCTACAAGTTTAAGTTTAAGTGCAGTTAACTTAGCAAATATACTGCCAGCAGAAGCTCACCATACTAGAAATTATAAGTTAAGAAGAGCAGTTAGAAGTAATTCATCTCAAGTGGGTATAGCCTCATGGTATGGTCATAATGATGGTTATCATGGTAGAAAGACTGCTAATGGAGAAAGGTTTAATAAATGGGGTAATACAGCAGCACATAGATACCTCCCCTTTGGAACTAAAGTAAAAGTAACCAACCTCAATAATGGTAAATCAACTGTAGTTAGAATAACAGATCGTGGACCGTTTATTAAGAACAGAATATTAGATTTATCTTATGGTAGTTTTAGTAAAATAGCTCCAGTAAACCAAGGACTTATTAGAGTTAGAATTGAGAGAGTAAAGTAAAAATTAGGAGGGGCTAATTACAGCCCTCTTTTAGTAAGGAGAGTTAACATGAAAGTTTTCAACACAAAAGATGACTTTGTAATAGGTTGTGGAAAAAGAGTTAATCCTAGAAGTATGTACTATTTACGTATTAGTAAGTTATACAGATTAATAGATATTAAACTTTTACCTTGTTGGCAATTAAGAGTATAGTTTTACAGTCAATTAGTTCCTGCTGTAGAAAAAGGTATGGGATCTGGTCTTTTAAAGGACTAGGTTTACAAATAGAAATAGATAAAATTTACATCCTTAAGGGAGGTTTACATGAACATAACTATTAAAATTGATGCTCCTAAATTTAAGATAGGAGATTATATTAAGTTTACTAACAGATGTATTGCTGAAGTATATGATTACAATATTGAAGTTTACTCTGAGTTTAGTTTAAGAAAAGATAAATTAAATGTAGGAAGTCAAGAAGCTTATTATACCTTAGTTGTGCAAGAAAGTTACTGTGATAACTTAATACCTTCTGATATATTGCTATTTAGTAACTTAAAAGTTGATAATGAAGGTAAGAAAATAGAATACACTGGTAAAAGATTTAAACCCAAGGTTGCTTACAACTATAATAAATAAAGTCTACTAAAATGTCTGCTGGTATGCATTATCATAAGCTTCTTGAGTGTGACTCCATTGCCAAGTCATGTTAACTCTCCTTTATATAATGCTTCAGAATTAAGAGAATGCACTAATGGAGGACATGAAGCATACATCTGTCCTTATGGTTGCCACCAAATTTCCTTTGATAGAGAGGTATTACATGAATAAACAATCAGTTATCTTAACTAAGTGGGTTACAGATTCTAATACTCTATTAGAAGATTACTCTCAATTGATTTTACTAATAGAGCAGCTTTATGAAGTGCACTTACCAGAAAGTAGAACCTCAGAATTATTAAATCAGATAGACAATATGATAGCTAACTCTGATGTAGGTACTAAGTGGAAATTGACTTTAGAGAAGGTTGAAGAATGAATGAAGTAATAGCTGAAGAATTAATGAATCAAATTGAGGGGTTAAAACTTATAGAGTATAGTTCAGGTTGGAAGTGGGAGTATAAGGAAAGAGCATTGTGTGAGTATTACAGTGAAAGCCTTCTTGATGCCTTTATAGACTTTACTAAAACAATCTTAGAACTAAATGATAAGTTAACTAGTGGTGACATTTCTTATGATGAAGATTAAAGTCAAATGGCTGAAAGGAAGTTTTCTTCAAAAGGTTGATTTTTCATTTTTAGCTAACTAAAGGGTAGGTTACTGGAAGTGAGAGAACTAAGGAAAGAGAGATGAGATAGAGGAGACTGAGAGAAGGAAGACTGAAGAAGAGAAGAGTAAGAAGAAGTAGAGATATAGTAGATACGTTAATAGGCTAGAACCCATACACAGTAAGGATTTCAGCCTAAAAACACAGTTTTGTAGCTTTTATAAAAATGGTTTTTCTTCTAATATGGCATACTTCAAACCTGACTCTTTTCTAGCATAATCAATAGCTTCTTCAGGTATTTTGCCTATAACTATTAAGCCATCATGCTGATTGTTTAAACAAGTAAAATTGTATTGTTTACTAACTACTGTTAAGTGGTGAATAAACGCAGCTTCTCCCCCTTGAAGTAAAAAAGCACAAAGTTTTCTTTTAAACTTGACTAAATCTTTCCACTTACCATTATCAGTTTTAAAATCACTAATACATAAAGTCATTCCAGTTCTGTTAACTAAATACTGATTACCATGCTTGTTAACAGCAGTTATAGGGATATAATCATTAATTAACCACTCTTTCCATTTATCAAGACTTTTAATTAAGGGTTGTACTACCTCATAAAATCTAAAGTAGTATTTTAAAGCTAACTCTTCATCACCTTTAGCCTCCTGTAGTAAATAGTTTAATATAGAAATATCTTCAGAACACATTTCTTTATTTACTTTAGTAGGTAAATAAGCATTCATTACTAAAGATAGAAAGCAGCTTTTCCAACAATCTATTGAGATATTTACAGCCTTAGCGTAATCAGACTTGGATCTACTTAAATAAGTGTGCAGCCAAAAAGAGTCTATATTGGCAAACTCAAACCATTGAATTAAACCATATACTTGACTTGATTTAAGATCATAGTTTCTAATTCCAGGTATGTTACTAAAAGCTACTGCTTTCATTTCTCTAGTACAACTTTGCATTCCGCCTCATATTTCTGATATTCTTCCTGACATTTGCACTTCATAGCTAGGATGATATTCTATTAGCCCTTTTTCTAATAACTTAATATCTGTTTGCCTTAAGTTATCATAACAAGATTTATTATTTATATATCTATAATTTTCTTTACTATTTTTACCTGACCATACTGCGTCCACATATAATCCCACAAGATGATCAGTAACAGCAGAGTCATTAATTATACAACTTTCTATAGATAAAATTGAATCCTTAATTAACTTAGGAATATTCTTTACAGTATTATCCTTTTCTATAGTAAACTTATGTCTTTTGAATACTTTCATTTTATGAGTAGTCATTAAATTGTAATACTCACAGTCAACAAAGTCTTTAGTATGATGAGGAAATTCATCTAATATTTTTTGAGCTATTTGAAGATTTACTCTAAATTCTCTACTGAGTCCTCTCAGTTTAGAGTAGTCTTGCTCTACTCCATCTATAACACCAATAACTTTAACTTCAATTAGATTATCTTCTTTAAGTTTTTCCCAATTGGGTTTCAATCTGCCCCACTCTTTCTGCATTAATTTAGATCCAACTGGAACCCAACCTTCCTCTTCTCTTTTAATAGTATGAAGTGTACCAAAGAGAACATGAACAAAGAATTCTTTAGTTGATTTATCATAGTTTTTAAGTAGTTCTAAATGAACGTAATTATTGACTACTTTTGGAACTCTAAAAGAGTTGATAATATATGATTTAGACATTATAATTATTATAGATAGTATAATATATGTTTTATAAAGAGAGCTACTGAACCCAGCTCTCTATTTTAATAAGTATATAAATTTAATTATACCATTTTGTAATCAAAGAATTAAGGAGGTTACATGAACATAAACCCAGGAGATTACATACTAGATACCTCTTTCTTTTGGACATTAGGTAAAGTTACCAAAGTAATTCCAGCAGGTAATTTATGTAATGAAAATTTAGTAGAGTACAAAGAATTTTACTTATTTAAAGATAAGATATACAGCAACCTGTATAGACTAGCTAAATTAAAAGATGTTGTACTTTATCATCCAATATTTATAACTAATTTTAAAAACAATTTAGAGATTATAGAAAAGGTATCTAACCCATGATAGATCCAAATGAAGACTTAGAAAATGCACTAACTTACCTCAAGTTAAAACAAGAAGAATATGACTTCTTAGATCAAGATATGTCATACACAGATGCTATAGAAGACTTAGAAAATTTTATTGATGAAATGGAGATTGAAGATGAAGAAAATTGAATTCGCAATTAAACATTTACAAACTTGTTATTTGAATCACAAACTAAACTTTGCTCACAATAATGAAAGACCTGAAGAAGAACAAGAACTTTTGTTAAGAGGATACCATAAAGCAATATTAGATTTAAAAGAGTTACTAAATGAAACTGAGTAATGATGTTAAGTGGAATAAAATTAAGGCTATTGAAAACAAGCTAATTCCTATCTATGCTAAATGTGTTCAAAGTAATGCTCTTAAAGGAAAAGAGATAGCCCATAAAATAGCTAAATTAAAAGTCTGGTTACTAGCTAATGAAATCTATGACATTGCTACTGAAGGGCTAACCTCAGATAGATATGGGGATTCTTTTCCAGAACATCCAGAACATTGGACTTCCCTTTTAAAAAGGATAAATAGAGTAGGTAGTTCTAAATACTCAGAAGATAAAATGAAGCAAAAAGTCATAGAAGAATTTTGGGCTGAGTATGACTATACAAACAGTTAACTTCCATACTTTTGTATTAGACTACATTAAACAGTTTGAGAATACTTGGGCTTACTATGAATTTGATATACCTGAAATATTCTTATATAACTGGAGTTGGAATAATGCTGAAGAGTTGTTTTTAGTATGGTTTGACTATTTACAAAATAACCTATTGTGGGATCATCAAATGTCTGCAAGCAAATTATCTGTAATAGGAAAACATAGTAAACATAGAAGAATCATGTCAGCTTTAAGATGGTCTTACAAGCTAGAAGAGTTATATACTAAGGAGAGTATACATGAGAAACCTAATGATTAGTAATTTATATTTTGAGTTGGCAGCCTACTTAAAGTGGATGCCTTCTAAAACAAGAAAATTAATATGTTTAGGTCTTTCTCCAAAAGGATATTTAACAGTAATTCCCCATAAAGGCATAACTACTCAAGGTATTCTAATAGATAAAGAACCAATTATAAAATACTTTTTATCTAAAGGTTACAAACAAGTGCCTAACAAAAAAGAAGAAAACCCAGAAAAGTTTGAATGGAAACTTACATTTATAAAAAATGACAACTGAATATAGAATTGATTTAAAAGGAAACTCTCTATACTTTAGTGGAAATATTAATGAGTCTTCTGCACATGACTTTGTAATTAAGTTAAAAGAATTAGAATACTCAATTCAAGATAAACAAAGTAAAGAATGTAATTTATATCTCTCTTCTCCTGGGGGTAGTGTAGTTTCAGGTATTAGAATGTATGAAGCTCTTAAATTGTTTAAAGGTAAAATAACTTGTTACACAGAAGGTTTTGTAGCTAGTATGGGGATTATAGTAATGTGTGGGGCTACCTGTGTAAAATGTTCTCCTTTAACTACATTTCTAATTCATCAAACAACTTCTTGGTTTGATGGAAAGTTTCATGATAACAAAGCCTTTCTAAATTGGGTAGAGACTTGTTTAAATTATATGGTAGATATCTACAACAAAAAAACTAAGGGTAAAGTAACTGCTGAAATGTTAAAAGATGAAGTTTACTTAACCGCACAGCAAGCTCTTGATTTAGGTTTAGTAGATGAAATATTAAACTACTTTTAATTCTTATAAATATCTTATAGTCTATTTAAAAATAGAATAAAAGGATATTATTTTGGAAGAAAGCGTACTTCAAGAGTGGGTGACTAAGCTGCCTCTTAAAATGCAAACCTGTTTAATAACAGCAATTAGAGGAGGGGATGGATTAGCCTATGATGATTTAAGTAAACCTATTATCAGGGCATTAAGAGGGCTAATAGTAAAGTCAACTACTATTAACAATAACTACTCTAGTCTGTCTGTTAGTAAAAGAGATATAGAAGCTTTTTGTGAAGACATAGATAGGTATATAGTTCACTTTGTAAGTCACCTCTATCAAGCTATAGAAGTAGTAGGTTATAAACATCCTGACTTTAAAGTAAGGAACTTTTGGCTACAAGTTTATATTTCTATAGTGGCTGCCTTATGTTTGAAGATAGAAAAAGAAGAAGATTTAGATAGAAGATTAAGATGATAGTAATCAACTTTAAAGAGGAAGCAGAGTATCCTAACTTAAAAGAAGGTCAAGTAGTAGTTTGTACTCAACCTTCTTTTTTTTGTGATGGAACTAAGCATACAATAGGTCAAAGGTTTGTAGTAAGTAAAAAAGACTCAGCTTACTTTAGTATATTTTTAGGACAAGGATATGAACTTTATAATTAAAGTAACTAATAAAAGGACTGCTGAAGTTATCAAGTTTGATATCCCTTATATTGTTATTTCTATTTACTCTACTAATAGTCAGCCTGCTAAGATTCCTCTACATCCTAAATGTTTAGATGTATTATCAATCCAATTTGATGATGTTGACTCAGATGACTGGCAGATTGGGTGTAAGAGTATTACAGAAAAGCAAGCTAACCAAATATGGACTTTTGTAGATTACTACCTACAAAGAAATCACACTAATCCTAAATTAGATAACACTAAGGCAGAACTAATTCTTATTCATTGTAATGCAGGTGTTTGTAGGTCTCCAGCACTAGCAGCCGCTATCAGTAGAATATACACAGGAGAAGATAAAGAATGGTTTCAGAAACCTTACTTACCTAATATGAAAGTTTACAACACAATGTTAAAAGTAGAGTTAGCTAAAGAAGTAAATGTACTTATACTTACTTAAATTGAAATCCAAAGAGGATTTGTATCCATACTTTTATTATGTAGACTGTGTGGTAGCAGCAGATTCTTCAGAAGAAGCTAAAACTATTCATCCTTGTAGTAAATATAGGTGGAGTGGGTTTAACCCTGAAGAACCTTGGGAAACTAAGGAATGGAATGACTGTAGAAACAATAGAGATTGGAATGAGTTAACTGAACCTACTTACTTTGAAAGAGTAGATAACTGGACTAATAATCTAGATAATATTAAAGTTACTTTGCTTGGTAAAGCTGAATCTAATATTTCTAACGGTTTAATAACATCTTCTCACTACAGTTATGATTAAGTTAAAAATGATATGTTGGAGTTTAATTGTAGCTGGCTTTATTTTTGGAATGTCAGATAGATGGCTGCAAGCTGACTTAAATAGCCTTGGTATAGCAGCCATATTTAGTGTTTTAGTAATTCCACTTAACCCCTTATTTAAATAAAGTATGATATTACTTCAATACCGCAGAACTAAGTCTGATAGAGGCTTAGAACTCTGGATTAATGAAACAGGTACATGGTTTAACTACAAACAGAGTAAGTATTATAAACCAGAATCTAAAATCTATTCATCTCAAAGTGGGTTTCATACAGCTCAAGTTTACTTAAAGATGGGAGCTAAATTTATCCCTATTACTCCAGAAGATTATAAAGTACCTGAAGAGAATTAAATTATGATAACAACTAAAAACAAAACTATTATTTTATCTCAAGTAAATAATGGGAATAAATATATTACTTATATTTGTGAGCAAGATAGGTTTATGTTAGACAAAGAAGACGGTTCTCTTATATATCCAGAAGTCTCTAACTTTAATGCTGCTGAACTTATAGATATAGGTAGACATTTAGTTAACTTGTGGAGAGAAAACAGTAGAGAACTTCCTATGTTTATTGAACTAAATTTAAATTAATTATTATGAACATTATAAATAAAGTTAAATCAGTAATTTACTCTAAGCAGTTAGCAGATTTAGAATTAAAGTTAGTAGAAATGCAGTCTGCTTACAATACTCTAGATGACAAAAGAATGGATCTGCATCTAGAGTTAAAAGAGAAAGATAAGTATATTAAAGAGTTAGAAGACAAAGTTAGTAAGTTAACTGCACTTAATTTAGGCAGCAATGAATATGTTATTAAATTGCAGGAAGCTTTTCAAACTAAGATTGATGAATTAAAGAAAACTTCAGATGAATTCTTTACATTTTAAATTATGGAAGATTATAAATGGTTAGAAGCCTTTAATAAAGAAGACTTAATTAAACTTCTAAATGAGATATTACCTGATTTGTATGCAGAAATAGAAGAGAACAGTAGTTACGGTCACTTATCAGGACATTTATACACTATAGATAATATTTTGTATGAATGGCAGGAATCAACACTAGATATACAAAACCCTGAATTAAGAAAAGCTTTTGAAGAATAACTAACAATCAGCCTTCTTTTATAGAGGGCTATTTTATTAACTTTATAAAAGGAGGTATTACATGACTACATTAGTAACTAAAGGAGTTTTTGATGTACTGCACTCTAATCATAAAATCTTCCTATCTACTTTAATAGAGAAGTCTAATTGTAACTCTATATTAATACTGTTATCTAATGATGAGAGAGCAGCTTTTTTTAAAGGTAAAGAGAGACCTTTATTTATTTATGAGTGGAGACAACTAGACTTACATAAATTTATTAGTAAACAGTTTCCTAACATCAGACTTAGATTTAAGTCTATTAAAGTAGATAAAACTGATGAACAGAGTTTAGGGTTCTATATGAATAATAAACAATACATTATTGGATTAAAAGGTCAGTATAGTTGGCTTAAAAATCAATATAGAGGTTTAGATAACCTAATACTACTAGAAGAACAATCAGGACATCATACCTCTGATATTAGTAATCTAATTATTAACGGAGAAGAAATGTCAGGCTGCACCGCAACTAGATCAGCAGCAGTTAGAGTCAGGGATGGTATGATGCAAGAAGTAGGTAGAAATGGTATACAGCTTAGTAATGTAACTAAGATATGTCAGCCTACATCCTGTCACAAATGCTCTCCAGGTAGATGTAATTACTATAATGAGACTGAGATTGCTTTAGCTAGTGCTGTACCTGGAGATGACTTATTCTTATCTTATGTCCCTGACTTGAGTAGAGCTAAACTAATCTTAGATAGAAAAGTTAATAGAGTAGTTTACTTCAAAGATAGTGACAATAGAGAAGGTTTAGAATATCTAAAAGCTAATAAAGTTAAAATTAAGAAAGCTGGAGTTTACTATAACTAATATGAAAATTATATACGCTGACTTTAACAATGTAGATGAAGAAGGCTGCATTAGACTTAACTCTACTAAAACACTTGAAGATATTGAATCTCAAAATATCAAACTAAAGTCTGGTTTAAAAGTTAAGTTAACTGATGGAGAGCTAGAAGTAGAAGGTAGACTACAGTATTCTAAAGCTGAAGGTATCTGGACTGCATTAATTAATTGGAGTGATTTATGAGTACAACTAAAGGTTATATTATTAAAAAAGATAAAGGAAATGGTAGATATATCTTATTTGATGGAGTTATCTACACTAACTATGACATGGCTAATGCTATCTTACACAGGTTATCTGATGAGTGGGACATATATGAGGTAAAAAGTGATGATTAGAATTGGTTGGTTATTAGAAGAAAAGGGTTTTTACTCAGATGAAGATTGGGTTGTTATAAAAGTATTTATGAACTACAATGCTGCTGTAAAAGAGTTAAATATTCTTAAAAATGACTCTACTAGAAAAGATTATGTAGAGAGACTAAAACAAATTAATGTAGAAGAAGATGACCAGTCTATAGATGACTTCTACAATCAGATTGAACAAGAAGACCCTAAATTTCAAGCTGCACTAGAGAAAGCATTAACTGAAGTTAAACAAGAAATAGAAAACCCCACTCCTATTAATAACCCCTATGTTGATAATACAGGTAAGGTTACTAACTTTGTAAAGTATTTAAAACATATTTCTGATGAAGCTGCTGATAAGAATTGGTTAAGTAAAGTTAGCATTTGCGGTGGAGATTACTAAAATCTAATTATAAATTTATAAACCTTAGATGATCTAAGCTAACAACTTAGGTCTTTTTTACTATGCACTATTTACTAGAAACAAAAGAATGTGAAGAGTATGGAGGTATAGGATTTATTATCAAAGGTAAACCTAACAGACCTCATTTTCAACCATCTCAATCAGCATTAGGGTTAACCCATGATATACTAGAACATTCTTATAAACCAATAGGTAATGCTGTAGAAGATGAACTCTTTGCTTTAGGAGCCTTTTACTATATAAGAATACTAGGTTGTTATGATAATGGTTGTAGGTACTCTACAGTACAAGATTTAGGAAGTGAAATAGCAGACTTATTAGGATATCAAAAAGACTATCTGCAAGATCCTAAACAATACTGGACTAAAGATAAATATGTTAATGCTGACTTAAAAGAAGCAGCTAGAAAAGGTATTAAACTTTATAAAGAAGAATACCAAGATGAAGATTACATACCAGACTTTAATCAAAAATATATAATAGGTTGGTTAGCTAAAGGTTACTCCTACACTAAGGTTAGATATAAGAAATGGGATTCTTATGAGTTGGCTTACAAGTTTAAAAGAGTATCTAATCAGCTAGAAAAATTAGTTAAGTCTATAGATTATGAAGGTCAGCAGTTTAAGCTAAACATAAACCTGCAAACAGATAAAGTTACTTGGGAGGAATTACATGAAGAAGCTTACTATTAAGCAGACGGAAGATAAATTAATTTTAAAGTTTGACAATATTAGTCAACATGAAGCTGATTACTGGGAAGGTATTTATCTCAAGCAGCTTTACTATAACACTATGTAAATGGCTAGTAGAAGTTAAAGATAGAAATTTATTATAGTTAACAATCCTGAAAGTAAACAAAATGACTAGAATAATTACAGTAACAGGTCATAGACCTAAGTATTTTAAAAATGGCTATAGTGAGCAGCATAATAAACTTCTCTATAACTTATTTTATAACTGGCTATTTAAAGCTCACTCTGAGAATACAATAGATATCTACATCTCAGGTATGGCGTTGGGAGTAGATATTCAGTCAACTAAAGCTGCTTTAGATTTAGAGATACCTGTAATAGCAGGAGTACCATTTAAAAACCAAGATGCTAGGTGGTCAGTTAAACAACAAGCTGAGTACAGACATTTGCTAACTTTAGTAAAAGAAGTAGTTTATGTAGATGAGCTAACTGACTCCCAATACTTAGTTAAGAACAGTAAACCAGGTTTATATAATCCTTACAAACTGCTATTAAGAAACAACTGGATGATTGACCAATGTACAGAAGTGTTAGCCCTTTGGAACAGAAACCCAGAGGGAGGAACTTATCAGGCAGTAAAGTATGCTAAAAGTAAAGGGCTAACTATAACTAACTTGTGGGATAAATATGAAACTTACAATCAAAGAAGCTAGATATCTAGTTAAAGGGTTAGAAGAGTTAATCAGCAGTATAGATTTACTAGCTGAAATTTATGCACCTACTGACAAAAAAGAAGAGATTGCTGAGATTGTAGAAAAGCAAAGTGAGGGGTTACTTAAATTACACAGAGAGTTAAGTGAATATATAACTAAAGTTGAGTGTACAACTCAAATAGAATTTAACTTTGAAGATTACTTATGAACTTAGAAACTATACAAGTTTAAAAAAGTGCAATGGGTACAGATATTTATGTACCTTATCTTAGTAATCTAAATAATAAAAAGATAATTTGTGTTACTGTTTCAGATAGTGAAATTAATTTAGCTTCTACAAGTACACTTAATAAAACAGGTCAACAAGCTCTACAAGATGGTTTACTTCTAGCTAAGTTGTTACAGAAGTATAATATTGATATAAAAAGTTAACCTAGAACCTTCTACTATTAAGAGACTTTTAAATTAATGAATAATTATGCAAATTTAGCAAGAGAAAAAATACGTTCTATTATAAATAGAGAAAATAATAGAAGAGAACTGTGGTTAAAAAGTTGCTGTAATAAACTCTACCCTACCCTAAGTATTGAAGAGTTATCTAGAATAATAAAGTGCATGGAGCTAACTATCTATAAAGATGTAGATAATGACGTAGAATACTTAGCTTATGCACGTGACTTTGTAGAAGGAAAACATATAGATTACATAGCTAGTTTTTATAAATAAGGTTATACTTTACCTACTTTTAAAGATGGAGAACTACAGAAAACTAGGCATTACTATGAATAAAGTAGAACAAAAGATTGTGTTTGGGGTAGATGGAGTAGCTAGAGGTAATTATGCAGGTATCAACATTTGGTGTATATGCTGAATACCTGAAGGAGTTATCTTACCTGTAAAAGACTCTAAGAAGACTAACAAAAAACAGAGAATAGAGATAGTAAACCAGATTAAGGATAAGTGTATATGGAGTTTAGGTAGTAGCACTCCTCAGCAAATAGATAGTTTTATTAATGGTATAAATGCAGCAGAACAACTATCTTTAATGTCAGCTTATAAAGTATTAGAAGAAAGAGGATACCAAGTTAAAGAGGTATATGGAGACTTAGGTATGCCTTCTATATCAGGATTTAAATCTATTAAACTAAAAGATGCAGATGATTCTATTCCAGCAGTCTCAGCAGCTTCTATCTTTGCTAAGTATGCTTTGGATTTATATTGGGAAAGGGTTCATGAATATTACCCTCAATATGAGTTTACTAAGAATGCTGGCTATGGAGTCAAAGCTAAAGAAAAAATAACTGAGTTTGAGTTGATTGAAGGCGTACATAGATGTAGTTACAAACCTTGTAGTAAGTATTTAGAATCATGCTTGAACAAAGTTTAATCAATTATTTAAATAAGTTGTTACCTATCATTACAAATGAAGATTTAAACATAGTAGAAATAGTAACTATTTTCCAAGAAATAGACTTACATTTAAGTAGAGAATTAAATAATGAAATAAAAGGTTACTATTCTTCTTATGATGAAGAAGAAGGTATTTACTTTATGTATGATAAGTTTTTAGGGTGGCAAGTAATATGAGAAAAGTAATTAGAGATAACAAAGTTGCAGTCATCTTAGGTAACAGGTGGTACACCTCTAACAAAGTATTAGAGTGGGCTTTCTTACCAGAATTAGTTGAGTTAATAGAGTCAGTAGCATATCAAGACATGACTGAAGAAAAGTCTTATTTTTATAGAGAGAAAAAGCAGCAAATGGTGATAGATTGTTTGCTTAAAGTAGGGTATCAGTTTACTGAAAAAGATTTAGATATTAATAATTATTTAAGAGAGTCTGATATTGACACACTCTCAAATATAGAAATAAGTGAACCTGTAGTAATTGCTGATAAATATCTTAATAATAAATTAATTAATGGAGATAATTTATATATAGAGTGGGCTGATTGTAATAGAGACTTCTCAATTGATTATTCAGACTATGGTGAATACATAATCTATAAAGATAATATTAAGTGGCTAAATATAGATGAAAAAGATAACTAAAGAAGAGCTATTGACCTATACTAAACCTACTATATTTGAAATAACTTCATGTACTGATACTGAAGAAGAAAAACATTATCCAGATAGTTTATGTTTATATGTGAGTCCCCATTGTGAATGTGAAGGATTTGGAGCTTACTTAATTGGAGAGTTTCATACAGAGTATAGCTATGAAACTCTTTATTTAACAAGAAGTATAAACTGGGTCTGGGTTTATGAAGAACAAGATTTAATTAACTTAAGAAATCTAATTGATGGAGTTTTAAAAGGTATTAGTGTAATAGATGTAGAGTGTAGGATAATCAATGAAAATAGTTTACTAGTTAGAGGATACTATTTACCTCTGTATATTAAAGAAGAATTAAAGAAAACTAGTTTACTTATTAAAGCTATTAATAAGGTTTTAGATTATAAGGGCTACAAAGTAATAGGAATTATTAAAGAAGAAATAATTATAGGTGGTTGCTATAACTATTACAGTCACCCTTATGATACTTCTTTACTAGATAAAATATTAAGTTTTGAAGGTTGTGAATTTAAAAAATATAAAGGAGAATAATATATGTTTGACACAATTGAATCAAGTAATTTACCAGCTAACTGGGATAACTATACATTAGAAGAAAGATTACAATATTTAGATAGACAAGAGGCTGCCAAACAAGTTAGAACTTTTGATTATCCTTTAGACAGTAGCAAACTTAGTAGAAGAAATCCTACAGTTAATGATAAATATATTAATCTGATAAAAGTATTCTTTGCTATTAGAGAAGAATGCCATAGGGGTAACTTGGGTACTACATCCAGAGGACAACTAAAAGAATTAAGGTCTATTGAAAAGTTTGAGAAAGTATTTATGTTAAGGTTTACTAACTGTAGACCTCAATTCTTTAGCTTCAAAAAAGCTGCTGAACTAACAGGACTTTCTGTAGAAGATATAAATAATATTAAAGCTAAACCAAACGGTAAGTATGAAGGTATTAGATTTGATATTACAGACTTCTTTAACTTGATTGAAGAAACTACTAAAGCAGACTGGGAACAAGATATCTACTCTGCTACTTTGTTTGATAGTGATTTAGAAAGGTTGTTGTATAGAGATGTTTTCTATCAAGATAAGATGGTGCAGCTTAAAGAGCATTACTGTTTTAGAAAGCTGTGTACTTATGAGAATGAAAGAATCAACCCTAATAAAGTTGAATATGCTAAGTTCACTCCAGAGGATAAACAACTACCTGATTGGTATATTCACTTTAGATATGGTACTTTTGATGAACTTAAAAGAAAAGAACAATTAGTAGCGTTCTTTAATAACTATGATGATAGATATGATTCTAATGTAGATTACCAAGTTGAGCCAGCTACAGAAGAGCAAATTAAAATACACAGAAGTTGGAAGAATAATAACAAAGAAGTGAAAAACTAAAGGAGGAACTTTATATATGTTCAATACTATTGTTAGAGTAGATACAGTTTTAAGAAACTTAGGAGCAACTATACCTAGTGCAGTATGGAATAATATTAGAAATAAAGATGGAGAAATCTTTAACTATGTAGTAATGAAGGATAAAGAAACTGGAGTAGAATATATTCAAGAGTCTGCATTAGGTTTACTTAAATCTATGTATCAAAGATTATATGAAGAACCTAATTATCCTACTACAGAAAACTTAACTAAGCAAAAAGTTCAGTTAATCACTCAATACAAATATGTAATTGAAGGTAAAGGTTTCAATGACTCAGAAGAATTAAGATTATACTTATCTCAAATGTTGAGGTCTTATAAAGAGAATCAAAGTTTAACTCAACAAGATAAAGCTTTCTTGGGAGACTTGCTATCTAGGAGTCTTATTGTCAAAGATGAAGTTAATAAATATGGTAAAGTAGTTGACTTGATGGTGGCTATTAAACCAGGACACAAGAGTAAAACTTTTCATATAATCTACTCTAATGGTAGAAAGCAGAGTATTAGTATGAAGAATTATGTTGACCCTGGTAAAGAAGTGTTGGTTAATATTTGGGAAAATTAAATGAATATTAGAGCTACTGAATATTTAATTAACAATAAAGGTAAACAAGGTATTTATTTCTATGGTTCTAAAATCTATAGTTTTGATGTACCTGACCAATTAGCCAGCTATGAGTTTGTCCTGTTTCTAAAAGATAATGAAGGTAATGTAGAACCTATTACTTTTATAGATACCTTAAATTTAAGAAATTTACCTACTAAGCAAATTAAATTACGTAAATTCTTAGATACTGATAACCCTATTAAAACTATAGTTGACTGGGATACTTTTGTACAACAAACTCAACCTGAACTTTATAAGTACCATAAAAAAAGGTTACTTAGAAAAGCAGCTAAAGTTATACCTTCTAAAAAAGAGATAGTAGTGCCTTGGCTTAGTGAAGAGGATAAGTTAGATTTCTTAGAGTTTACTAATAACCATGCTTTTAGTTTTGAGCTAGAAAGTAAATATGGAGCAGCAGCTTGTATAAGTAGTTCCCAAATATTTGGTTACTCTAATTATCCTTTTGACCTAGCTCCTCTAGAAGAAGTCTGGAGAGATGTAGATTTACCCTATGGATTTACTTATAAATCTACAAGAGATAAAGTAATAGACTTTAATAATTTTCCTTTAAATATACAATTAGAGTTAGCTAAAAGGTATATTAATTCCATTAAGCACTCAGAGAAGTATTTACCTTACCAGGTTTATCTAGCAGGTACAGATGACTTTTCTTATAGTAAATACTTTTGTACTTTAGAGGAAGCTGAACAAGAGTTAGATTACTTAAGAATGATGCAACCTTTAGACGTTAAATTAGATATTTTAGATAGAGGATATTTGTTTACTAATTAACTATGATTGATACATTAAACTTATACCCAGACTTTGTAATGTCAGAAGTTTGGAACTATTATCTAACTAAAATTAGAGAGCTCTCTCCTAAGTTAGCTGATATTATTAACAAATATGGAATAGGCACTAAAGTTAACTTAGATGGGTATGACTTTGAAAGTGGACAGCTATTAGATGACATTCCTAAAGTTTACAAAAAAGAGATATATGAGTCTACTGTTTATGATTTAATATGTGAGTTAGCTAATGAATATGGAAATTGGTGTTTACAGCATAGCTAACTGCCCTAACTGTAAAAAGTTAGTAATACCTACCTCTTCTGGTGGAGTGGGCTATGTACACAAAGAATACTTTTATGAAGAGCAAGAAGTTTGGAGTTACACTTGCCCTGAATGTAACTACTCTGATATAGATGATAACTGGAGTATTGAAGAAGGATTTTGTAATTTAGAAGAGAAGGAATATTATACTTGACTGAACTAATTAAAATAGCTTCAATGAGAGGTAATCTATTTCCTGAATTAGGTTATATAAATATTAGAGTAGATAGAGCTTCTGTACTGGGTAATCCTTTTGAGCTAACTAAAGAAGAAGATAGAGATAGAGTATGTGATGCTTATGAAGAGTGGTTTCAATTTAACTTAAGTGAAAGTTACAAAGAAAATCACTATATTGATTTATCTTATTGGACTAATAAAGGTTTTAAGATAGCAGCCAAGTTTAAAGAACCAAGTTGTCAGCAAGTTACTAATGAAGTTAACAGACATGTAGATTTATTGTTTGAGGGTAAAAAGATTAGGTATATTTGTTGGTGCAAAAAACCTAAAGTAGAAGTTAGATGTCACGCTGACTCCATTAAAAAAGAAGTGTTAAGGAAATATAATACAAACTAAAACAAGAGAATTATTTAACTTTGTTGTACTAATAAAAAATTCCCATATTGGGACTTTTCTAACTATGCTCCTACAGCAGATAATAAGTTTATTAGCCTCTATTGCTAAGAAGATACAGGTACTATAGATATTAGTTTACTAGATAATAATATGACTAATATATCAACAGTCTTAGAAGTAGGTGATCGCTCACAGATAACTACAGTGCTAGATATACTACTGTTTGCTATAGAAAAAGATGAATAAAACTATGTGGGTTGAAGTTAAAAAGCCAACTACTTTAAATAAGTTTACAGAGTTAATACTCTTACAAGAAGAAATAGAAAAGTTATTAAAAGAGTATGCTAACTTAAACAAAGAAGATGCAGAATTCAAAGAAGTATACCTTGAATATGGAAGAAAGGATTTAATAAAAACTTAGATGAATACTTTAAACATCATAAACAAAGATATTCTAACTGTAGAGAAAGGTATCATAGTTCAACAAGTTAATGCTATAGGTAAAACTGGAGCTGGGCTAAGTGGAGCTATTAATACTAAGTATCCTAACGTTAGAGAACTATACTTAAAGATTAAAGAGTTAGATGGATTACAAATGGGAAATGTTATCTGGTCTAAACCAACTAAAAACCTTTTCATAGCTTCTATAGTAGGGCAACAAAATGTAGGAACTTACAAAGTGCAAACTAATTTTGATGCCTTAAGAAAAGGATTACAAGAAGTAGCTAGGATAGTTAAAAATGGACATGAGGTGTTCATCCCTTACTATTTAGGTTCTGGCTTAGGAGGAGGACCAACTCAACAGACTAAACAAGAAACATGGGAGAAGGTAAGTAACATTATTTGGGAAGAAATACCTGATGCAATCATTTGTAGGAAAGTTTAAAGATTCTCTTTAGAGAAAGCTCAGTTAAAGCTGACTGAGTTTATTTTAATAGTTAAAGTTTAGAAAACATAATAATGACTACAGAAGTAAGACTAAAGAAAACTTACAAGTCTGGCAGCAATGGGGATACTGGAATGAGTTATGTATTACATAACAGACCTCCTATTCTCAAATCTTCTCCTGCTTGTAAAGTTCAAGGTGAAATAGAAAAAGTAAGGCATAACATAGAAGAGTTACTGTATTCTTGTACTCTAATTCAAGAAGACTTAACTTATGTTCTTACTTGGTTAGATAGAAATCTATTTTCTCTAGCTAGTTTCTGTTATATGAAAGGAGAAAGTAGCAATCATGTATTACCTACAGAGTTGTTAGATTTCTTAGATAAGAAAACTGCTGAATTGAAAGTAGAAGTAGGTGATTGCCAAGACTTCTTAAATCAATCTCACATTAATCTGATTAAGTTAGATGGTATTAGAATTGAAGTTAGACAACTAGAGTCAGCTTATGTAGCTTGGTGGCATACTCAAGAAATGATATCTTTCCTTATGGATAGAGATGACTTAATTACAGGAGTAAAACATCATGCAGCTATATTAAATAGATTGTCAGCTTACTTGTTTGAAGCTACTAGAATGGAAGCTAAACTAATGAATACTAAAGATATTTATGTAGAGCAAAGACCTTGGCAAGCTAACTTAGAATCTTTTAATCCACCTTTATAATAGAATTTATATAAACTTACAATTTAATAACAACTAAACATGCAGACATTACAAGTAAATACTTTTAAAGCTTACTTTGACTTGCTCTCTCCTAAGTATGTAGATTGGGAATTTTATAGTAAATATTTAGACAAAGAGCCTCCTTTTGGTGAATTAGGAGTAATAGTATTTTTAAGAACTTACAGTAGATTTATTGAACAATTAGGTAGAAGAGAATACTGGAGAGAAGTATGTTTAAGAGTCGTTGAGTACAGCCTGTCTTTAGATAAAGTAACTCCAGTTGAATTAAAAAAAGAAGAAGCTAAAAAGTTATTTGATATGATGTTTAATCTTAGAGGATTTCCTGCTGGAAGGACTCTATGGATTGGCAACACTAAGATTACTGAAACAAATGGAACAGCAAATTTTAACTGTTCTGCTGCTACTACAGATAGTATTTCTAAGTTTGCAGAATGTTTTTATATGTTACTAGTAGGTGCAGGATATGGCTTTAGTGTAGAAGACAAATACATTAGTAACCTGCCCACTTTTTATCCTGGTAAAACTTTAGTCAATAAAGAGTATAACTACAACAAATACTTAAAAGTAGATGATACAGAGATTGAGTTTTATAAAGATAATAAATTTCTGTCTTCAGTGGTTTATACAGAAAAGTCTTTATGTATAGAAGAAGATAATAAGTATTTATCTGTACCAGAAGACTGCAATAAAGTTAATATTCTGGTAGGAGACAGCCGTGTTGGTTGGGTTAACACTCTAAGACTTCTACTTACTTTACATACTTATTCAAATATAAAAGTTGTTGAAGTAGATTATGATTATGTTAGACCAGAAGGTGCAATCTTAAAAACATTTGGAGGCAGGTCTAGTGGTCACACTGCTCTAGAGACTTTACTAAATAGAGTTGTAGAAATTATAAATGAGTTATCTAAACCTGGAAAATTAAGTAGCGTTCAATGTTTAGATATTAAAAATTCTATTGGTATAGCTGTAGTAGTTGGTGGAGTACGTAGGTCAAGTGAGTTAGTATTAGGAGATTTATTTGACACTAATTTTATTAATTCTAAAAAAGACTTGTGGAGTGATGAAAGTTTAGCTAATAAAAGAGCTACTAGAGTTATGAGTAATAACTCAGTAACCTTATATGAAAACCCTGGTTTAGAATACTTTAAACAATTAATGGAAAGTGTTAGAACATCAGGTGAACCAGGAGTATATAGCATAGGTAACGCTCAAAAAAGAGCAGCTAACAGAAAACTTACCAACCCTTGCTTTACTGGTAGTATGAAACTTCTTACTAGTGAAGGTTATGTTGAATTTAAAGAACTAGAAGATAAAGAAGTAGAAGTAATTAATAAAGAAGGTAATATTACTAAAAGTAAAGTTTGGTCTTCTGGAATTAAAGAGTGCATTGAATTAAGACTTTCTAATAAAGAGACTCTACAATGCACTCCTGATCATATATGGTTAACAAATGAAGGAGAAATACAAGCTAAAGATTTAAAGAATAAACAATTAGTACCTTTTCTAAAAGAACCTGATTTAGATATTAATTATACAAGATATGGTTTTATTCAGGGAGATGGCACTTTAAATAGACTTACTTCAGTTATACACAAAGGGTTGGAAGTAAACATAGGATATAAAGATGGAGACATTTATTCTTTATTTGAAGGTTTAAATTATACAAATAAGAGTTATAGAGTTATTTATTTAAATGACTCTAAAGACCTAGAGGTGATTAAATCTTTAGGATATCAAGCAGTTAAATTACCTCAAAGAACTTTACCAGATAAATATCCATCTTTCTCTTTCAAAGAGAAAGCTTCCTTTTTAAAAGGTTGCTATTCAGCAAATGGTTCTGTTCTTAGCTGTGGTAGAGTCACTTATAAAGCAACTTGTAAAGAATTATTAGAACAAATTCAAGAATCTTTATATTTAGACTTTGGAATTGAATCTTATATAACTACTAATAAGTCTAAAGAAGTGCAGTTTAGTAATGGTGTTTATACCTGTAGAGAAAGTTATGATTTAAATGTAAATAAGTTTACTGATAAAGTTAACTTCTTTAATGAAATTGGTTTTGTTCAAAGATATAAAGTTGAATTATTAGCTAAACACTTATTAAAATCTGCACCTTATATAACTTCTATTAAAAATATTGGTGAACATAAAGTTTATGATTTTACTGAACCTGAAACTCATTGGGGTGTAGTAAATCGCTTTATAGCTCATAATTGCGGTGAAATCCTCTTAGACGACAGAGGAGTGTGCAACTTAACTGAAGCTAATGTATTAGCTCATGTTAAAGAAGATAACACTTTTGATTGGGAAGTTTGGAAAGATACTATTACTTGGGTGACTAGAATGGGATCTAGAATAACCTTAGTTGATATGTGGCATCCTAAATGGCAAGAAACTCAGCAAAGAGATAGGTTACTTGGAGTATCAATGACAGGTATAGTAGAAGCTTTTGATGCTCTTAATTGGTCAGAAGAAGACATTACTTACTTTTATAAAAAGACTCAAAGTATTGTTGATCTTGTTGCAGATAACTATCATAACTATCTAGGTATTCCAAAAAGTTTACTTAAAACTACTATCAAACCCAGTGGTTCATTGTCGCAATTGCCTACAGTTTCATCTGGTATACATAGACCTTATGCGCCTTATTACTTAAGAAGAATTAGAGTTAGTAAAACAGATCCTTTAGCTAAAACACTATATGATTTAGGATTAATTCCTGTTCCAGAAAACAGTCAAGGTGATGACTTGTTTGGAGAATACTGTAACACTTGGGTATTTACTTTCCCAGTTAAAACTAAAGCTAAATTAAATTCAATTGATGAACCAGCTTTAGTTCAGTTAGAAAGATATAAACAAGTAATGCAGCATTATGTTCAACACAACTGTTCTATTACTGTATCTGTTGCTGAACATGAATGGGAAGAAGTAGCTCAATGGTTGTATGAAAATTATGATTACTATATTGGAATAGCATTCTTGCCTAGATTTGATCCATTAGATAAAGATGGGAAGGTTCTATATCCTAACTTACCTTATCAAACTTCAAATGAAAAAGAATACTTAGAACTTAAAGATAATACTCCCAATTTAACAGAAGGAGAATTAATTGAATTGTTAACTAAGTATGAAAAACAATATGAAGAATTAGATTTAGGTTCTGATTGTGCCTCTGGAGCTTGCCCCGTGCGCTGATGAATTATGACAGCTTTATTTCCAAACTATGTAATATTATCAACCTTTAGTTTAATTCATTTAAAAGAACTATCCTTATTTTATGGATTAAAGCTACCTCAGATTTATTACCTAAGTAAGCATCAACTTATTATAGAAATCTTAAAGTATTATTCTTGGTTTAATTAAACTTTACTTAGCCAGCCTAATAGTTCCTCTTGACAGAGAGAGCTTCCTAACAAGAGGCTGGCTACTTTTATTAATGATAACTAGACGTGGTAATTTTATTCAACTAAACAAACCTGAGTGGTTTAAAGATAAAGCTTTCTTAAGCTGCCTTGAAAATGAGTGGACTTGGTACAGCATTCAGAAGTCTCCTGAGTTTTGGGATACTATATTTCACTATGAAGAGAATGCTGGCAGTCTTGACTATTTACCTCACTATATAGCTGAGGAATTAGAAAGTATATGTAAATCAGAATGTTTAAGAGAAGGATTAATATGGATAACAAACCTACCAAACTAAAGTTTCATAACTTTAAAAATAGACAATATAAAAGACAACCTTATATACTAGAATTTAATATTTGGTATAAGTCTTTTATATTATGTTTCTATCCTCCTTGTATTGATACAGTTAACACATTTAGAGGAATAGATTATTTTCTTTCATTACCTGGATTTAAGTTTTCTTATAAAGATTACAAAGAATATCATTATGAAAACTTAACTGATAATGATTGGTATAACTTACTAGAGGAAGAGCCTTTTTAATTATGAGAATTGAAATATCTGATTTTGGTAGATTAGAAATCTTACTAGGTTCTCTCTACTTTGTTTTCAACTGTAGACCAACTCAATTTAGTGAGTTTGGTTACACTACTGTCTACTGGAATGGTAGACCTGTTTGGTACGCTTAATTTATATTTTTAAATTTATTAAAACTAAATATTATGTATAACAATCAAACTATCTGGTTAACTTTAAAGTCTGATGTTCCTAATAACTTACCCCAAGTATTTACTTTAGCTGATGGGGGTAAATTAGTTTACTATCCAGATGGTAATATTAATAATTCAAAAGGAGTTAAGAAAATAAATTCTAACTCCTATAAAATGTACTCTCCTTGTGGTGAGATTGTTGAAGTTACTAATTTAAGTAGCTTTTGTAAAGCACTATTTGGTACTACAGTAAATACTGATAGACCTAAGTTTGTATCTTCTTTTAGTGATATGTTTACTGGTATTAGAAAGGAAAATAATGTAATGGGCTGGACTAAGTTTCAAGAACCTAATGTTGCTGAACCTCAACAACAAGAACCTGACAATCCTAATGGTGAAGAGGAAGAAGAGGATACAGAAGCCTTAGAACTATTATGTGTAGCGTAAGCTAAGTAATACCTAAGTTATTTTAACTTGGCATCTCCCAACCTATCTTCCAATCTAAAGCAAGTAATCTAGTAATAGCTTCTTTTTCAGTCTCCATTTGAGTCTGCTCAAAAGCTCTAACTACATCTAACCATTTACCTCTAGTGCCAGCTATAAAGTTAGCATAGTTAATTAAGTATTCATTAGATTGAAGTATCTGGTTAACTACTGCTAACAACCCAGCTTTAAACTCAGGTAGATTAGTATCTGTAATACCAGTTCTTACTATATGTTGAGCAGTTAGGTTAGGAGCATCTAAAGAATTTTGGCTAACTGAATATGCTTGTGCTTCAGGTAATATTGTAGTAGTCCACCTATCTCTTTCAGCATCAGAGTAATCAGATACAGCTTGTCTTTGTAAACTAGATGCGTAACTATAAATATCTTTTTCTACTTGCAACTTAGCTTCTACTAAAGTTTGAGGAAGTAAGTCTTCAATAACTTGCTGTCTTAACTCTTCTTGTAGTTCTAGGTAAATAGTTATTTTAGTAATGTAATAATCATATACTTCATTACTAGGATTTAAAGATTCTACAGTACCATTAAAATGTCTTAACTCATACAATACATCAGGATAGTATTCTACTTGTTTGATATTAACAGGCAAACTAAAGGTAGATTCTAATTGTAGAAATTCTTCTCTAGTAGACTTTAATGTACTAACTTCATCATAAATCTGAATGTAGTTATCTCTAATTATAAAGTGTTTCATCTTATTTTACTTTTACTATGTAGTTGAGAACTATATAAGGCTGCATGTTGTTGTGAGCTGCTCCTCCTCCAGTGTTACTTGTAGGAGTAGAGGAAGAAGAGATAGTAATGCCTGTAGTTGATGTACTTACTAAATCTTTGTCTGCTGAGTTTTTAGAAATATAATCTTTATTTGTTGGATAAACTCCAGCAACTTCTCCAGCTACAGCAACATCTAAAGATGGTCTTAAAAAAGAATCAACATTTATATCAGAGTTTCCTCCCTCACTTCCTCCTCCTAACTTCCAAGCATATAAATCATGAGAGTGTCCTGCCCCTTCTTCTACTGTATGGGTATGTTCATTACTATGACTATGTGCAGGTAACTCACTTTCAGTTAATGTATGTGTAGCTTCACCTCCAGTAGACCCTAAAGCAAATCCAATACCAACTCCTACAGGTATTTTTTGTTCTAAGTTAGGTAAGTTAAAGGTAGAGCTGCCATCTCCTGCACCATAAGTAGTACCAAATCTACTAAACAAAACATTATAAGTTGTTCTATTAATAGCTTGACCATTAGCAAACATAAAGTTGTCATCTGGTACAACACTACCTCCATAAGGGATAATTGCACCTACAGGTAAACTACCCCCTACAGAAGTAATATAACCAACAGTAGCTATTTGATTTGGGTCTGCCTCAGCTAGAGGAGTAGGAGCTTTAGGAATACCTGTAAAAGTAGGGCTATTAATATTGGCTTTACTGTTTTGTAAGCTAGTAATAGAGTTAGATATAGAAACTAAACTACTATTGATAGTTGCAATGTTAGTTTCTGCTGTGGTGACTCTTAAAGTGAGGGCAGTCAAATCAGCTTGTAACTGAGTTATCTCTAATAGTAAATCATTTCTTAAATTGTTAATAAGAACAGATAACTCTCCATCTCCAAAAATAGAGTCTTGTAAGTTAGTTAATTGATTAGTTAATTCAGTACAGCATTGTTGAAGTGCAGCAATGAAATCATAGTTTTCTACTGTAGTGTAGAGGTCTGAAATGGTGCTGCTCAGTTGAGTTCCTGTGTGAAGGGATCTGTCAAGTACAGCTAGAAAATTGTTATCTAACGTTTGGCAATCTAAGGGCGTATTTTGATTACCTCTTAAAGTTAATACTGGCATGTATACATTTTTATAAAGTTAACTTACTTCCAGTTAACTAGATTTCACATGAATAAATAAGGCAATAAATTTAACTTGTTAAATTTACACTTTTGTAAACAAAGCAATAATCACATGGCATTTTTAAGTATTGAAAGTAGCAATCCAAAGTTCAGTTACATTATTAATAAGAATCCTAGTAACCCTGCTATAGCTAAACCTATTAGGCAAGGTACTGCTATTGGGTGGTTTGCTAATGAACAGAAGTATTGTGTTAGGTTTGTAGACCCTCCTCAAAAGATGTCTTACAACAAAGCTGAGTATGAATACCTTGATGTGACAGCTTTGAGTTCACCAGCAGCTTACAGTAATCTTATTAGAGATTTCTTTAATGGATTGTTAAAAAAAGAAAGTGAGTTTGATGTAATTGAGCATGACTTTCATAAAATAGAATTAGGATTTATTAAATGTAGTAAAAGAAACCTTGAACACTTTACTAAGTTCTTTCCACAAGTTACCTATATAGAACTAGCTAAAAATACTTATCAAGTAACCTTTTTTGATAAAAAATTAAGTTCTCTTAGAAAGCTACTTCATTTAACTAATCTATTCTGTATCTTCATGATGGTAGCTGATGATGACTTCTATGTTGACATTAATGAAGATGTTATCAAAAAGTATCTAGTTTCATTACAAGTTATAAAAGTTCCATACTATATAGCTAACCTATTCAAAATACAGTTTCTCAAAACTAAAGCTCTGTTTACTAAGTTTGCACCTACCTTACAAGAAGCCTGCACTGAAGAAGTTACCTTTGAGTTTGGTACTGTATTAGATGCTAGAAAGAGGTGGATTGAAAGTAACCTTTCTTTTAAGAACAATATAGTAGACATTGGTGCAGGAGAAGACTTTAACTACGCTTACCTGTCTAGAAACATTAAAGGCATCTATTACCCAGTAGATAGAGATGAAGAAGCTAGAAAGTCTATTACTAGAAAGATTGAGTATAAGAAGTTTGATAAGGTAGCTGAACCTTTAGCTGACTGGAATGAAATTAAGGAACTATTAGATAGTGACACTGAAGTTATTTTAACTGAGATACTTGAACATAATAGTTTGAAGGAAGCTAGAGCTTTGTTAACAGAGGTCTTAAGTCATCCACAAGTTAAACGTTTACTTATAACCTTACCTTGGATGCCTTTCAACAAATACTATTTATTAGATACAGAGTTTAGGCATGATGACCACAAATGGGAAGCTGATAATGAAGTATTAACTAAACTTTATTATGTTGTCAGATCAGAAAAGAAATATAAAGTTGCAGAAGCTTTTATAGGGGATTTAATTTATGGAATATCTCCAACAGTAGGAATAATTATTGAGAAGGTGTAATTACATGACAATTAATATTCAAATACCCATGCACACTGTAGTCACTATGGTGGCTCCTTCATGCTCAGGTAAATCTCTACTAGTAGAAACATTAGTAAATCAATTAGAAAGAACTTATCAATTAGGTTTAAGTAAACTCAACTTCCATGTAATCTCTTCAGATGATATACGTAGAGAGCTTATTGGGGAAGACTTACATAAACATGACAATGAAATGCTTTATGCTTCTGGGGCTGCATTTGATTTACTATTTTGTAAGTTGAGAAACCTACTTCAGTTTCCTCTTAGTTTAAAGAATGCAGTAGTGTTTGTAGATACTACTGGTTTAAGTAAAGAGTTTAGAGACCAGGTAAATAAAGTAGCTGAGAGATATGGTTATAATACAGCAGCCATTGTATTAGACTACAAAGAATATCAAGACTACTTTAAGTTAGCTGAAAATGATGAGAGAGTAGATAAGTCAGTTGTTAGCAATCATGTAAAAAGACTCAGAACTAAAACTCTACCTCAAATGAGGAGGAAAGACTACTCAGCAGGTATCTTTAAAATTAAACAGCTAGATTACCTTTGGCACAACGTTGAAATTCAGTTAACTAATGCAAATGAATATATCAACTGTAGGCTACCTATTAAAACTGCTGAAGGGGAAAGGATAGAGTATACTTGTTTAGGGGATAGTCATGGTTGTTATGATGAGGTAATACAAGTATTAACTAAAGCTGGGTTTACTATTGAAGAGGGGTTAATTAAAAATCCTGGCAACAAAAGAATTGTTTGTTTAGATGACTACATTGATAAAGGAAGTAAGCAAAAAGAGCTTATTCAATTCTTCTATAACAACCAAGATTACATTTACCATGTTTTAGCTAATCATGAGGATTTTGTTGTAAGGTACTTTACTGGAGATATCAAACCAGATAAAGACTCTTTACAATACTTTGATTCTATTAGCTGGCTTAAAGATACTCCTGAGTTGGAAGAATTAAAATGGCTACATTCTCAAGCTAAACCCTTCTTAATTCACCCTGACTTTATCTGTACTCACTCTCCTTGTAAACTAAAACACTTAGGTAAACTAGATAAGGAATCTAAGAGAGCTCAACTTAAGCATAGACTACCTTCTATCTATGGTAAAGACTTTGATACTGAGGAAGAATACAAAAATGTACTAGAAACTAATTTAAATTGGTTAAAGGAGCAAGCTGTAGCTAACTTTCCTTTTATCTTCTCTGGTCATCTTTCATTCAGTAATGTTGTCAGACTAGGTAGCCAAGTAATGTTAGATACTGGAGCAGTCTATGGGAATAAACTTACCGCTTGTACTGTAAAAGGAAGAAAGCTAGACTTTACTCAAGTTCAAGCTAAAGAAGCATACTACCCTATTAAGTATCTAACAACTATCTTTGATACTAAAGATAAAGTTAACTTAAATAGTCTAGACTCTAGGGAACAGAGAAGAATTAAGAGAGCTTTAGGAGAGAAACCAATCAACTGGCTATCAGGAACTATGTCACCTAGTGCTAGTAATGATTCTCAGTTAGAACCTATTGAAACAGCATTAGAATACTATAAATCTAAAGGTGTTACTGACCTAGTAATGCAATGTAAAGAAATGGGCAGTAATGCTTCCTTCTATTGGCTGCCTAATCCAGAAGACTGCTACATGGTTAGTAGAAATGGCTATCTTATTAATCAAGTAGACATTAAACCTATAGTAGATAAGTTCCACTCTCTAATTGCAGAAAGGTTTCCTGATGCTACTCAAGTAATAGTTTTTGGAGAATTGAAACCTTGGTCTGCTTTAGGTAAAGGTTTAATTGACCACCACTTCATCCCTATCTACTCAGGGATGAAAACTGAGTTAGAGTTCTCTAAAACTAATGGTTTTGATACAGCTTTCTCTAGTTTGTTATCTCAAGCTAAAGAAGAGTTTGCTCATGACAGAGGTAAGTTATCTAAAGCTGAGTTAAGGGCTAAGTATGGAGATGCTAAAGTAGAGTGGTATAACAGTGTACTACAAGCTGCTAAGTATGTTAATCCTGTAGATATTGATTTAGCTGAGGTAGAAGCCTACAAGGAAGAGTTAGATGGGTATACTCAAGATAGTGAGTTAGATTTCCAACCTTTCCAAGTATTAAAGATTGAAAGAGGTGATAAAGTAGAAGTGTTACCTTTTGATAACTATGAAGGGTTTAAACTATTTAACTCTAATCAAATTATAAAATTAGATTTAAATTCTAAGGAAGGTTATGATACTGAAGTTTTGTATGCTAGATATGTGTACAAAAACTGGGTATCTGCTCCACAAGACTTCTTTGGTTATACTAAGTTAGAAGGTGTAGTTATTAAACCTTTAGACCCTAAGCTGACTAATGTAGCTCCTTATATTAAAGTAAGAAATCCTCAGTACCTTAAGTTAGTGTATGGGCCAACTTACAATTTAGAACCTACCTATAGTAAACTAGTTAAATCTAAAAGGATTAGTAGAAAGATTAAGTCTTCCATTAATGAATGGCAGCTAGGTTTAGAAATGTTAGGTATTCATTCTAGTCAGATGACATTAGATAACTCTAAAGCAGTAGACTTAATGATTAAGTTTATTGCAGAAGAAAGGAAAGTGGAAGTGTTAGATCCAAGGTTGTAAATTATGGAAACTTATTATGTCATGTACTTTTATGAAAATGAAGAAGTGCATTCTGTAATAGAATTACAGGCTTCTTATTTACACTCTGATTTGCTAAGTAAAATAGAAGCAAATGCACCAATGGAAGATTACTATTATCAGGTAGTCACAAAAAAAGTATATGAAGACTATAATTCTAGCAAACCAGAAACCTAAGTACAGTTCTCTTCACTTTACTACTCAGTACAAATTTAGTAATCTAATAATATAAACTTTAACTTAACTATATATCTATGAAACTAAATACTACTCCTTACATTGTTCAAGAACTCTTAGATAAAGGTTACATTAGTTCTGACAATAAAGATAAAGTAGCTGAAGTGCTTGCTAATGAAGGTAAGCTTAGTAAAGAGTACCAGGTTAAAAGTAAGATTCTAAACTATCTAGAATACTTCTCTGGTTCTCTAGTTAAAGAAGTAGATGTTAATTCAATTTACTCTAATATCAAAGCTAAATTTAAAGAAGATGCTGAACTTGAAAATGGTGATATTAGATACCAAGTATTAGATTATCTAAAGAAAGAAAAGAAGTTAAGTCATTATGCTGAATTGAGTGAAACATTAACTGATTCATTAAAATTAACTACTAATGTAGTTGAAATGTTAAAGCCTTTTCAGGTAGTAGGATATAGGAAAATATTGTAGTAGACTGACCACCTAACTCAAGTTAACTAGTCCATTATGGTAAATAATCTTTATTTTAAAACCATAATGGCTAGAAAGAAAAGAGTTACTAGAAGGGCTAAAGTTGAGTATACTGAATCTAAACTTACTTATCAAGAAACTGAATACAAGCAGTTTACAGGAAAGATTCAGACTACTAAATTGATTAGACCTCTGAATCCTAGACAAAGAGAATATATTTGGTTAATTAAAGAGAAGACTGTTATCATTGCCCAAGGAGATAGCGGCACTTCTAAGAGCTTTCTAGCCCTACATACAGCTATTCAACTGTTCAATAATGAGTCTTCTCCAATAGAGAAGATTTTTTATATTAGGGCTAATGTAGGACTTAGTGAAGAGAAAGACTTAGGGTACATGAAAGGTGATTTGAAAGAGAAAATATTACCTCTAGCCTACCCAGTCTTAGACTCTTTAATAGGATTCATGAATGAAAGTCAAGCTAAGTATTTAGTAGAATCAGGTAAAATAGAAGTCTTACCTGTAGCTATGGTTAGAGGGCGTACCTTCAACAACTCTATAGTAATTGTTGATGAAGCTCAATCATGTAGTCCTACTAGTATACTCACCTTACTTACTAGAATAGGTCAGAATAGTAAAATGCTTCTACTGGGTAACTGTTCTAACTACCAAAAAGATACTAAAGCTAATATTAATGATGGGCTTAATGATGCTATTAATAGACTTCAAGGATTACCTGATGTAGGTTATATCAGATTTAGAAGAGAAGATATAGTTAGAAATAGTGTTATCAAAAACATTTTAGCTAGGTATGAAGATTAATAAGTAAACAAATCAATAGGAGACTAATTACAGTCTCCTTAAACTTTTATTAACTAACATTTATTAAACAAATGAGAACAACATTAATTAAAAAAAAAGATATTCAATCTCAAAACTCTGGAGAATACAACTATGAAGATTACAGTAAAACAAAAGCTTTTAAAAGAATTCAAGTGTTGGAGGTCACTGGTGTAAAAAAGCTTAAGTGGGAGTGGACTGCTCCTACACCTAATGAACTAGGAATACATCCTTACTCTAGAAGAACAATTAGAAAGTATACATTTCATGAACTTACAACAAGCAATTATTGAATTAGAGTGCTGCCTTAGTAAAGTAGTAAAAGTATCTGAATCAGAAGCCTATCAGTTAGCTACTAAAGAGGGTCACTCAAGTTTAGCTACTGACTTAGAAGATGTTAAACATAACTTAGAAAATACTTTAAATAACTTACAGGACTTGTTAGATATTGAGTTTATAGAATCTTTAGAAATAGATTTAAATGAATGTGTGCCTTTGACAAAAGAAATGTATGAAAGGGCTACTAAACTTACTAAAAATATGGAAGTTGATTTAAATGAAGATTTAGAAGGAGACTTTTAGTAATGGCTAATAGAAATTATGTACATGAATTAAGTAAATTTCTTAAAGAAAATGTAATGTCTTCTCCTCAAGAACAACATTTTGAAACTATAGTTTATCTTAAAATTAATAAGTTTCTTTCTGATAATAATTTAGTTATTACTACAAAATGGGATTAACTCTAATGACTAATGAAGAGTTTGCTAAGAAGTTAATAAGTAAATTATGTAGTAGAAATTATATTAGTTGGCAAGAAGGTATACAAGGAGAAGTAACTCAGTTTCTACAAGAAAACAATCTCCAAGTTATTAATACTAAAGATCAACTATTAGGTTACTGTGTTGAAGATGTAATTATCTATTACTTCCAAGAATTAGAGCATTATCAAGAGAAGTATGGAAGTAATATACCATCAGAACTTACTAGAGAACAAAGTCAGTATTTACTAGAGTTAGCTGATAGATTAAACAGCAAGCATGAATTAACTTTTTGTTGGGATGACATTGATGAAGCAATTGAAGAATGGTTAGGTGAAAACTATGCTACCTCATTGGACTAAAGTTAGACTTACTGAAGATATTGCTTGCTCTACAGTAGAAAAAGGTGATGAAGGTGTTGTGATAGATTCCATTCTAATACCAAACAAAACTTTTTATTTAGTTCAAGTAACAGATAAAGAAGAAATTATTACAGCGGTAGAAGAAAGTTTAGTAAATGTGGATTTAAACTAATATGACTTTTAAGAAAGGTGACAAAGTAAAGTTAACTAAAGACTTTCCTCCTAAGTATAAACAAGGTGAAGAAGTCAATGTAACAGAAGCTTATGAAGCGGTAGATTACTCTACTATGTATTATGAAGTTAACGCTGACATTACTGTAGAAGAAGAGGATATTGAATGATGGATGAATTAGACAACTTATTAGACAACTATAGTAAACCTGATTTAGAAATACCTTTAGAAAAAAGATTTGAAATAGCTAAATTTAATAATCTTATTGAAGGTGCTAGTAAAGAGCAAGCTATTGAGTTAGCTAAACAAGCTTGGAAATTGATGCTTATTAGAGAGCATACTATGAATGAACTACTCAAGTATGAATGGGGATTAACGGATACCAAAGCTGCATAAAGTGGATATTAAATATGAAGCTCTTAATAAAGGGTTATTTAAACACACTACTAATCCAGGATTAATAAAAGAAGTTCTGTTAGAAAACTACATTGAAAAGTGTCCTAACAGAACTAGGTTAGTAAAAGAAATAGCTTACTGTCTTGTTACTTCTATTGGAGAAAGAGTTGTTAGGAAAGAATACAGAGTAGCTTACTATAGCTGCTCCACTACTGATTGGAAATATAAAGTAGTCTTTCCTAGAGTTAAATACTTTAAGTCACTTAATGATTTGATAATAATAGATATCTCTATTTTAGAAACAAATAGAGATATATTATTTGATAAATATAGATGGTTTAAAGAAGATTTAATTAAAGAGTTAGAAAACTATGGAGAATGAAAAATATTTTGTATCTCAGGCGTTATTAGAAAATAATAGTAGTAAACCTTTACTAATTAGAAGCCCAGATTTTCCTGAGTTAAATAATCAAAGTTTACCTGTTGGATTTAGCGGTATTATGCAGTTTATTTACCCTAGTGATTTAAAGTTAAGAAAAGATAGCTGGATTAATAGTAAGGGTACTCCTGTGGTCTATTTAGAATTAGTAGATAAAGATTTCTAAATTGTACCAACTAAAAACAAAGTTAAATCTATTGCTTCTACAGAAGTATTTCTAATAGTAATAGTATTAGAATTAAGAGTAGTTGGTAATGCAGCAGGCACTATATTATCTACAAACAGAATAGTACCTTCTACAACTTGAGTACCATAGGTTAACTCTATCTTTTGAGTAGTATCTACAGCTATAGACTTTAGAAACTTAATTCCTAAGTCAGCTAATACTACATTAACAATCTGACCAGCAGTTAACAAATAAGGTAGCTTGTAAGATTTACAGTTCTCAATTACATTATCATTAGCTTGCAGAATGAAGTGTTCTTCTCTTTCTTTATAAGTAGAAGGACTTGTACCGCTAACTTCTTTAGTATTGTAATTTAAATTATATGAGTAAAGTAAAGACATGATTTATAATGAAAGTAATGAATACTTATTCTGCCCTGAATACTTTAGACTTAACTGTGCAAGCTATGAAGTAAAGTGTTCTGAGTGTGGAGGCTGCACTGGTGAAGGTAGTTTAGAGTATATTCCTATTAAACCTTATCCTTTATTAGCTAAGAAAAAACATCCTTATTTACTACATCAAAAGAAAACTAAGAAAGATGCTACTAGAAAAGAAAAGTTAGCAAAGAGGTCTACTGAAACTAGTAAGATTGTTAAGAAAGCTCTTAGAAGTGAACGCAACAGTCTAAAAAGTATAGGAGCTAAAGGTACTATTGCTAGTGGAAGGTTTGATGGTTCTGGAGATGGATTTATATCAATCAATGATATCAAATACTATATAGAAGTAAAAACTAGATATTCTGATAATGCTTCTATGTTTCCTACTAGTGCTGAATGGAATAAAGCAACCAACCAAGGCTGCAAGTTATTTGTAGTAGAATCAGCTAGAGGTAGTACAGTTACTATGAGTAAAGAAACATTTATGGAGATATTAGGTTTATAATTATGCAAACTATAATAATGATGGCTGAGTTTGAAGGTAAATGCTTCTGGCAACCTAAAAATGATTACTCAGCAGAATGGAAATTATGGCTACCTACTGGAGCAGCTATTGATATAGAAGACTTACCTTTAAGTTGGGAACTAAATAATCAACTAACTGAATGGGTAGAGTTCTATGATGAACACTTTGATAATACCAAGTTAATTTCTTTAGCAAAAAAAGAAGTAGCAAAAGATAACTTTGATATTTTAGGTAAACATTTATGGCAGCTAGTTAAAGAAGAATTAGCTGGTGAATATAATGTAGTTTACTATAGTGAGTTAGAAAAAAAGGTGTTAGATGCTTAATGAAGAATTGAAAAAAGAATTAAAAGAACTAATTATACAATTATTAGGAATGGGATTAATATTAACTATTCTTGCTTTAGTTGTAATACCTTTTTGTTTTTTACTAACAGTTTTATCTTATTATATAATTACATTTTTAATAGACTTACTATTTTAGTTATGACTAAAGAAAAGAAAGAAGAGCAGCAGGAAAAAGAAGATAAGAAAGAAAAGTATGTAAATAAACCTGGTGGTAGAAAGTAATACTTAGAGAAGCTCAGGTAGATAACAACAGTTAAATATACAACTGAATAATATGTCAGATGAAATCACTTCATTGAAAGAATTAAAAGCTTTAGACTCTCAAATGTTTAAAATGTTTGGGGAGGATTATTATGGTATAACTAATAGGAAAAAAAATGTACAAAAATATACTTTCTTTCCTACTAGATGTCACTCTATTAATAAAGCTTTAGGTGGTAAAGGTATACCAGAAGGGGGAGTAATTAACATAGCAGGTCAAAAATCCACAGGGAAATCAGCTTTAGCCCAACTAATAATGGCTGATTTCCAAGCTCAGAATAAAATAGTAGCTTATTTTGAAGCTGGTGAAGCTTCCTTTGACCCTAGAATAGCTAATTCTTTAGGTCTAGATATAAATAAAATGATTTATGTACCTGGACCTGCCTCTGCTGAACAGATATTAGAAGGTATGAGAACAGTAATTAAAAGTGGGGTAGTTTCTTTAGTTTGTTTAGATTCAGTTAGTGGACTTAGCCCTAGAGTAGAACAAGAAGAAAAGTCCTTAGATGAAGCTACTATGGCTATTGTACCTAGATTGCTTAGTAGATTACTAAAAGAAGTGGCTCCTATTTGTAGAAAAAATAAAACCACATTATTATTTATTAACCAAGTTAGGTCTAATTTAGGAGGTTATGGAAGTAGTGAAGTAGAACCAGGAGGTAATGCTATACCTTTTTATGCAACTATATTAGCTAAAACTAGAAGAGTAGAAATATTAAAGAAAGGAGCTAATGAAATAGGTATAAAAATAGAACTTAAAACTAACAAAAACAAAGTAGCTCCTCCCTTTACTAAAGGTACTTTTGATATCTTATTTGGGGATGAGAATGAACCAGGTTGTATAGATATCTATGGAGATGTAATAGATATAGCTTTTGATAAAGGTATAATTAAAGGTAGTAAATCTTGGATGGAATACCCTGCTGGTAATAAAATTAATGGTAGGGAAAAAATGAGAGAATACTTAAAAGATAACTCTAATATATTTACTCAATTAAGAGAAGAATTAAAACATGACAACACCACTACAGAAACCACAGAGGAAAAAGACTACCAAGAAGAGGCAGCTTAATAAACTACCTGCTAGTCTACCTAACTATAAGTATGAAGCTTTTAGTTATAAAGATATTCAGAGAGCTGCCAGTTACTTCCAAGCTGAGTTAGCTAAAATTGAAAAGCTTATAGGTAAAGTAACTCAAATTAATAAACCTGAATCAGTTAGATATGGTAGTACAGTAAATACTCCAAACTTCTATAATGCTGCTTTTACTCAAGCTACTAATCCTGCTAGTTATCTAGATTTACCTCCTCAACCTCCTAGAGTATTCCCTGCTGGTACAGGAATCAATCCATATCAGCCTGGTATTGCTGGAGCTACTTTAGATATGCCAACTGTAGGTGGAGGTATTACTCCTAAAGCAGAAGTGTATGAGACTTTACAACAACCCGCAATAGTAGATAACAGTGCCGACTTAGAAAGTGAACTAAAAGATATGTTAAATCAGAATGCAAATTAGTTTAAAAGATAGTATTGAACACAAGGCAAAGTTAGCTTATCAAGAATTCTATAATGAATACAAACATTCTTTCTGTTTAGGTAGCTGGGAACAGTTAATTGAAGAGCAGAAGCAACATTATAGAAAAAAAGCTGCTAAACAAATATGGTCTAGTTGGGACTATGAGAAATAAATAAAAGTAAAGCTCTCTAGTAATAGAGGGCTTTTAAACTTATGTCTAACAAAGGATTAAGTAAACACACTTTAAAAAGCTACAGTAAAAAGAAACCTCAGTTACGTAGGTATATTAAACAAGGTTATGAAGAACATACTTTGTTACCTAATAGAAGTATTAGACATAGAAAATGGGATAGAAGAAATCCTTATAAAATAGTTGAAAAGTATTTAGAGTCTAAAGTAGGTTGCAACTGGAATGATGTTTACTCAGAACTTAGAAGTAAAATAGGATATTTTAAAGTAGAAGATTATATCAAATCTTTTACTATTAAAAAATATAAAAGACTAACTTGGAGTAGATATGGTAAAGTTTACTATTCTATAGATAAAAAAATTAAAGGTATTAGACCAGGTGAATTTTATATAGACTCAAATAACTTACTTCAACAAGTACCCAAAAAGAGAAAGATAAATAAAGTAAAAAAACCTATAGTTATCAAGATAGATGATAACCATGAGTATAGATATTTAGAGAATAAAGCTAGTTGGTATTACTATTACAAAGATATTACTAAAAAAGTAAAGAAAAGATTAGTAGTAGACAGTAAAGGCAAACCTGTTTTTTACAATAGACTTAACTGTAAAATATTAGACCCTATGTTGTTAGGTACTCCTATGTTTACTTATCAGACTGTAGAAAAGGTAACTTGGGAAAGAGATCCTATAGATACGTTTGGTAATTATCATAGATTAAAACTTAGAAATTTAGGAGTGTTCTTATGATAGTAAAAAGTGGTCAAGATGATTATGACTGGCATTAGAGAAAAACTCTACTCTGAAATCTTTGTTGAGTTACCTATATTAGCTAAAGAACAAAAGTGGGCTATAACTGCTGACCACTGTATAGGAAGAATAATTTATGACTCTGTAATGAGTTGTAAGTGGAGTAAGGTAGTTAAGTCACCTTTCTATAAGAATGCTGAGTTGAGTAAAGTTGAGGAAGCTCTATTAGTGTGCGATCGCCTAAAGGTGGAAGGTAAAATATTAGCTGACAAGTTGAATGAAGAGAGTTTGAGATATAGAAAATGATAGATATTTACAGCTTAAATGAGATACCTAAAAAGTTTAATAAACAAGGACTCTGTTATTTTGGTAAGCTGACTAAAGAAGAGTTGCCTTTAGATTGTGAGCTAGAGTATGTTCCAGGCTATACCAATATATACCTAAACTCATTTGAAGAAGACTTTGTGCAGTTTGAGTACATGGATGGATTTAGTCCTAACCTTAATAAGAAGCTACACTTAGGTCATCTTAGTAACTTTATCTTTGCTAAAACTTTTCAATCACTGGGAGTTAGTAAACAAACTATTGCTATCTATGGAGATACCTTAAAAGGAACTGACTACACCAATAAAAATCAGATAATGTTTGACTACAAAGTAGATAAAGAATACTTTGCTAGTCAGATGACACTTAGTGATGACAGTATATTAAGTAATGGTAAGGGTAAGTATGAAGGTGCTAAAGTCTGGCAAGATAATGTAATGATTAAGTCCAATGGAGGTACTACATACTTCTATCAAGATGTAGCTCTAAGACAGCATCTAAAGTTACCAACTCTATACTTAACTGGACAAGAACAAGTAAATCACTTTGCTGAACTTAAAAAGTATGATGGCAATGTTACTCATATAGGATTAGGTTTAGTCAACCTTAATGGCAGCAAGATGAGTTCTAGAGAAGGTAATGTTGTCTTTATGGAAGAAGTTGTAAGTAAACTAAATGAAGGTTTTAATAACTTAAAGTTAACTTACAATGTGCTGGCTGGTAGTCTTATTAAAAGTAATCCCACTACTAATAAGAATATAAACATGACTGACTTAATGGATGTAAAGAAATCATTAGGTCTGTATGTGAGCTATTCACTGGCTAGATTAGATAAGCTACCTATTGAGTTTGAAAAGGTAGAAATTAGCCCTTTAGTTAAGTATCTGTATGCTAAGTCTAAAATTAAGTTGAATCCTTCTATATTGTTCAATAAGTTAGTAGAGGTGTGTCAAGCTTTCAATGGAGACTATGAAAGTAAAAGTAGTCAGGAGAATGTTGAGTTGTATTCTCAATATAAGGTAGATGCGGAGTATATGTTTGATAAGTTAGGGTTGTATAAGGTTGAGAAGGTGTAGATAGCAAGTATCAAGCTTGTTCAACTTTTCCATTCACCTTTTCAGACTTTTCTTTGAGTCAAATAGGTTGTAGCCTTTCTATTGAGCAACTAGACAAATAACAAGAGTAAGTTAACCTAAAGATAGTAAGATAAGTAAGACTACTAGAAGTCAACCTAGAATAAGACCTCTAAGTGAGAACCTAAGAGGTCTAAGACTAAGTAGTCTATCTAGATAGCAACCCTAAGCTAAGTTATAAGACCTCCCTCTAAGTCTGTAGTTATCCTAAGTAAGGAAGCTTGCGCCCTAACAGCCTCCTTCATTTTACTCTCTAAAGACTTTACTAAATTACCTTTATTGTAGTGTACTGTAAATCCATCATGCTGAAAGAGAGTAATAGACATATATTTACTATTCTCTTTAGCTATATCAAAGACTGGCTTAAGTAATACCATCTCCATTAGTTGAGCCTCCTGAGCTAACAAAGACTTAACACAGTCATGTCTTTCTTTATCAGTATTACCTTCTACTAAAAGTTCTCTACCATCATGCCAGTCTAAAGTTAACTTACCCTCTTCTAAGACTTTAGTTATCTTAGCTTCTCTGGCTTTATAAAGAGCTGCCATAATGGGACGGGCTAACACATCAGCACCCTTCTTGGCTATCTTTAGTTTCTTAAATCCTTTAGTCAGTCTAGCTAATAAACATGACTTCTTCATACCATAAATAAGAGAATAAAGACTTTCTTTAAGTAAACCTTTGAGAGCATCAAACCAACCAGGGTTATTTAATTTATTGTAAGTATAGTTAATTCCTAAATGAGTAAAGAGGGAAGTCCAGATATGGTTGCCTGATTGTAAGAATTCTTGTACTTCTGTTATGTTCCATAGTTTAGCTACTATAGCCAACTGACTACTAACTAAATCATACTCATACCAACCCTTACAGATGGCTTTTCTTAGCTTTCTACAAAGAAGTAGTATACTTTCCCCATGAGGAAATATCCTTACTGTTCTACCAGCACTGCTAGGTTTGTAGTAAGGCTTAGGATTCTCATATATAGATAGAAGTATCTTAGTTTCTATTTCTCTTAAAGTAGCGTCCTTAGTAGGCTTGAGTTTAGGGTTAGTTTCATTAGACTCTAATCTAGCCAGCACACTAGACACATGGTCAAGGTTTTCTTTAACTTTGCTAGTAAAAAGATTAGAAGGTAAATTATTTAAGTATTCTAATAAAGGTAGTGCCTCTACAGAAGCATTATCATAGAATCTCTTAACTTCCTCTTCTAACTCCTTTCTAATTTCACCAGGAGTATTCTTATTAGCTTTCTTTAAAGTAATAAAGTTGATCATGTTTGTACTGTTACCTATAGGAAAATAACCTAACTCTTTTTGAATATAATACTGTACTTCTAAAGCAAAGTAAGGAATAGCTGACCTAGCTTTACCTTCTTCATAACTGTACTCTTTAATAGCTAACTTTAAACCTGTTTCTTCTTGAAATTTAGTTAGATAGTTGCCTGCATTGTAGCGGTGATTTTTAAGTTTCTTATAGCAACCTTCACAACTAGCTAAAGTATGTCTATCTAAAACAGTATAGTTTTCTTTGTTCTTACTAAAGATAAGTTTGAGAACTAGCTTTCTGTAACCAGCATTATCTTTAAGAACTGGGTAATGTTCAAGAAGAGAGTTAGTTAACTCTTGAGATATTAATCTTTTTATCATATAATTAAAATATATATTGAGATTGGATTGAAATATATAAGTTAGACTTAGTAGTTAAAGAGGGAGTTATTAGAAGTAGCTGCCTCTATTTTAATGTATACATTTATAGTACCAAAAAGGGCTAGTTATGGCAAGGAGAAAGTGGGTTGAAAAAAGAATTAAAATAAGCTTTTCACAAACAGAAATAGATAAATTAGAAGCTTATTGTGAAAAGCATGAAAGAGAATATAGTGATGTGATTAGAGAGCTAGTAAGAAATCTAAAAGTGGAGGATTAAAAATGACAACTTACATTGAAGTAGAATCAACCTTAGACTTGCATAATAAAGTAGATGAACTAATAGGAGACTTACCTATTGCTTGGTCTACTGCTAACAGATTACAGTATCCCCATGCAGAAGTAACTTATGAAACTTCTTATATTAATGGACTTAAAAAAGCTAAAGTTAGATTAGTTAAAGATGTATATGATGAATCTAAAGTAGAGGAGTATGAGGTAACTTTAAAATGATTAACCTTTACCTTAAAGACAGTTTAACCAACCAACTAAAACTGTTTACTCCTATTCAACCTAACCATGTAAACATATATGCTTGTGGAATAACCCCTTATGATTTCTCTCATATAGGTCATGCTAGATCAGCTATTACATGGGATATTTTAATCAGGTATTTAAAGTACCTTGGTTATTCAGTCAACTACATTAACAACGTAACTGACATAGATGACAAGATTATTGAGAAAGCAAAAGTTAATAATGCTCCTGCTTTAGAAGTTAGTGATTACTACTTTAAAGAATATCAGAAAGAGTTAGCAGCTTTAAATGTGATACCTGCTGATAACTACCCTAAAGTTAGTGAAAATATACCTCATATTATTAAGTTTATTCAAGAGTTAATTGCTAAAGAGGCAGCTTATGTGGCAGGAGATGGAGTTTACTTTAACCTCAACTCAGCAGCTAACTACGGTAAATTATCTAACAGAGATAGTCAAAGTTGCAGCTATCAAGACTTTGCTTTATGGAAATTAACTAAAGATAATGGCTGGGATAGTCTTTGGGGTTATGGTAGACCCGGCTGGCATATTGAGTGTTCTACATTTATAAAAATTTATATAGGAGATACAGTAGATATACATTGTGGAGGTAGTGATTTAGTATTTCCACATCATGAGAATGAAATAGCACAGTCAGAAACCTTAACTGGTAAACCTTTAGCAAACTATTGGTTACATAATGGTATGGTTAAAATTGATGGTAAAAAGATGTCTAAGTCATTAGGTAATACTATTACTATCAAAGATGTGTTAGCTAAATATCATCCTCACACTCTTAGAATGTTATTCCTACAAACTGGGTATCACAAACCAGTTAACATTACAGAAGAGTCTTTAAAGGCTGCTGAAAATGCTTATCTTAAATTAGAGAAATCTGCTAACTTATCTCATACTTATATACTATCTGAAGAAAATCCTTACCTTAAAAAGTTTGAAGAATATATGTCAGACGACTTAAATACAGCTAAGGTATCTGCACTAATGTTTAAGTTAGCTAAAGAAAAAAAGTATTCTATTTTAAAACAAATAATGAATTTAGTTGGATTACTATGAGTAGAAAGCAAACAATAGAATTAGAGTGGTTTAATATAGAAGATAAAGAACCTGACCCTTTAACTCCTATAATTACAGATTGGGACTATTCATACATTTTAGTAAAAGAAGAAGATAGTGGATACTATGTTAAGGCTAATGACGTAGATGACTTTTCAATAACCAAAAGTGATTTTACAGAGTGGGCTTACTATCCTTTTTAAAATATGAATAGTTGGATTGCAGATTACTTTGTAGATAGCTTTAAAAGTATAGCTTCTGAACTACCTAGCTATTCTCTCTGTAAAATAAATAAAATATTAGTAGATGAAATGCTAAGTAGGTATGATAAACTTAATCAGCAAACTAATCTATCTACTAAGGAACAAAAAGAGCTGACTCTAATTAAAGACTTTATTAGAAAAGAGGATACTAGAATTGTAGAGTCTGGTAAATTGGAAGATAGAATTAATAAATATTTGGATGAACATTTACCTAAATAAAACTTATGTTTACAATCTTTATGTTAACTTGTATAGTAGTCTTTTATATGATAGCAATGAATCTATTATCTGATTAGTATTGCATTCTAAACAAACATAAGCTACTATAGTTAAACATTAAAATAAACAATTAAATATAAAACTAAATATGGATAGTACATTAGAAAGCCAAGTTATTGAAACAGTTTACCCAGAAGGTAGCCCTTGTGCTAGTGGAGCTTGTCCCATGCCTGCTGAATTAGAAGTAGAAGAAACTCTAATTGCTAAAAATGACTTAGTAATCTTCAATCTTAGAGGTAATGTACGCTCAGGTAAAGTAATATCTAAAGGTAAAGTTCACTTAGGTATTGATACTATTGGTATGAAGTCTAATACTAAAATTCCTGTTACTACAGAATTAGTTCCTATGACAGTATTTGTAGAGAAAGCTATCTTAGATAGTTTGGAAGCTGAAGTAGAAGCAGCTTAAATATAATTAGTAAAATACAGTAAACAAAAAGCTCTCTATTAAGGGAGCTATTTTAATGTCTACTAAAGGATACATATACTTCATAGTTGACTATGACAAGAGAGAAGTTAAAATAGGGTATTCAAAACACCCTCAACAAAGACTAAAAGAACTAAAAACTTCTAACTCTGGTAATCTTGTATTAGCTAAAGTAGTACCTGGAACTAGAATAGATGAAAAGAAATATCATAGAGTTTTCTGTCATAGTAGAATACGTAGAGAGTGGTTTCAGTTAACTCTAGAAATAGAAGAGTTTATAAATAGAGAAGCTGCATGAATTTAAAAGAGCATTATAAATGGAAAGAGTATATTAATCTACCTTTAATAGAACTTATAAAAGAATATGAAACTTGGATAGATGATATAGCTAAAGAAGAAATATCTTATAAAATCTATCAATATTATTTAAAACATAAATGTTTAACCGTTAAACAAAAAGAACAAATAGTTGCTAAATTGGTAGACTTATATGTTATATATGATTTAGATGAAGGCATGGTTATATGAATCTAGGTATTTACATATCTAACTTAAAGTGTTTTGAAAAGTATGAAGATGCTAATGTTATCTTTCAGTTGTCTTCCACTTTTGAACATACTATGTCTAAAAAACTGGATAAGTATGTTGAAAGTAAAGTGCACTACAATTTTGATATAACTAATAATCCTAAATTTATTACTACATACACAAGAGAATTTGAGAAGACTCAATCTCTACCTACTGTTAATGAAAAATGTAATAAAATGTTTAATTATTACAGACCTACATATAACTTAGAAACTGGAGAGTACAACATCTTTCCTGGTAGGGATTATCTTTTACATTACAAACTTCTGTATAGTTATCAAAGTAATAAGCTTAATGCAGCCTCTAAATTACAGAATCCTAGAGAGATTGATCTACCAGGTATTCCTCATCATTTAATATGGGATAGTTTAAAAGTACCAACTAATCTTAATAAGACTGTAATTTTAGGTTATGTAGAAGCTTTCCATGATTTAGAGCCAGATGCTTGGGGAGAGCTTCATTATGATAAGAATTATGAGTTTGGTTGGTGGAATCATGTTAATAAACCTATTACTTTATTAGGATGTAATTATAGTTATTGGGGTGATATCTCCTCAGTTCTCATTCATAAGTTAGCTAGCTATGGGGTAGAAAATGTACTTTACATAGGTAAATTAACTTCACTAAATGGAGTATCTGCTCATCTTAGTTCTATTGTTTCAGGTAACATATCCTATCTTAAAGGAGAAATGATTGATTGGAATAGTAATAACTTATGTAGTGAGCTAAACCTACCTCAAGTTAGACACTATACTTTACCCAGTCACATGCTAGAGACTAAAGCATGGGCAGTAAAAGCTAGAACTATGTTTGATATTACTGATAGTAAGATTGGTTACATGGCTAAACAATCTATTAACTGTGGTATTAATTTTGGCTATATAGGTTTGATTACTAGATACCTATTTAATGAAGAGAATGAATTAGATATACATAAGTTTAAAAGTAAGAAAAGAAAGTCATTTAGTAATATAAAAGATTTAGTTAAAAAGCTACCTATATGACTACAAAACAACAAATAGAAAAGTTTAGACAATACTGGGGTATTTCTGAAGTAGAAATGTCTAAGTTGCAACAGTTAATTATAGATGATTTTCTAGAAATAAAGAAAGCTAAGTTAGAAAAACAGTTAGAAGAATACTGTAGTCAGATTACTTTTACTAACTATCATGGAGAAGTATTGTGGTAGATAAAAGGATAACATGAGTTAACCTTTTAGAAGTGAAGCCTACAGTAAAGAGTTTGATTTAGCAGATGATGGATTAAAGTTAACAGATGTTACTGAGGTGTTTGATTCTGCTGCTGATGCTATGATAGAAGACTTCAACATTCCTACAGATGAAGAAGTCACAGCAGTGTTTATTAGAGAGGTAAGTGAATGAGAGGTACTTTAAGTTTACGCAACAACACTATAACAGTAAACCAAAAGTATAGATGTACAGATGCTATACTAGTTGATTTTATTACTCACCTTACATTGAACGCCCCTCCAGAGAATACTGTTACTGCTGACAGAGGTAGCTTTCAAGAGTTAGAGCAATACCTAGCAGCTAACTTTCCTGAGTATACCTTTGGATTTAAGTTAGATAAAGTAGCTCAACCCGCCAGCTTTGATAAGCTAGATAAACCCTTCTTGATAACAGAAGATTGGGTTTACTTTCAGATGTATCAAGGAGGTTTAAGACAACCTAACTTATTCCTACTAGTAATCTCAGAAGCTAAGTCTTTAATAGAAAAAGTTAAAGGTAAACAAAGTTATCTCATCTTGAAATGTGTAGAAGACAAAGGTAAAGTCAAGTTAGTTGAAGTAAAAGATAACTATTTGTAGTTAGTTTAAGCTGGCTGAAATATGTCAGCTATATCATATATGAAAAAAGTAACAATATGGAAAGCTATAGATAGCACAAAGTTTAGTAATGCAGCAGATTGTATTACTTATGAAAGTAAAATAAACCCTCAATATAAAGAGTACCTTACAATTACAGATTACTTAAAAGATATTTATGCTAGAGTAACTGTTCAACTTTATAAACACTATCTTACTAAAATGAATAATAGTTGGTCTTGCCTGTTGAGAAGTAGACAAGATTACGGTTACAAAATAGCCCACTGGGTAAAGATTTTAGAGAATAATAGAGCTATTTGGGATTACACTAAAGTTCCAGCCAATATACCTTTAAGTGAGTTTATTTATAATAGAAATCTTATTCAATCTAATTGTAGTGAGGTAGTTCAAATATACTTACCAAAGAAGCTGCTAACTTTAGACGTATTAGAAGATGTCTCTGAACAAGTAAAGTATAAAGTTAATAATATTGAAGGATTTTATAAAGTTAGAATTGAATATGTAAGTTCTACTGTTTTTAGAGGTGCCTCTTTGTACTTATATACTTTAACTAATAAGAACAAGTTAACTTATGAAATTAGTAGAAGTTTGTATGATGTCTACTCAATCAAAGCTTACGTAAATGACACACCCACTACTTTAAAAGAACAGTATAAGAAGCTAATTATAGATTTACAAACATGAAAGGAAATATAGAAAAGGGTGAACACTATGTTATAGATAGTAAACCTTATGAAGACACTACTTAGTTAGAGAGAATAGAGTTTAAAGATGGAGAGATAGTTTATACAAAAGACTATGTATTAGTAGATAGTGAAGAGGTTAACTTTCTTATTTTAGATGGAACTATATTAGTGAATTATTAAAATTGAATATGCTTCAACTTACAGTTGGAAAGGAAGTAGATTACTTTTACATAACTAATGCTTCTGATTTAATAGAGGCAGTTAACAATATTGAAAAAGCATTAGAATCTACAGATAAAATACTTGCAGTAGATACAGAAACCTATCCTTTATATAACATTTATGGAGATAGAGCTGATTTTAGAGACCCACACACAACAGCTACTAGATTAATACAGGTCAATGTATCTTATAATAATACTCCTTATATCTTTGACTTCTTAAAAATAGGTAGAGAAGGTTTTCAACCTTTAGTTGATTTATTAATGAGGAAAGATATAAGAAAAGTAGGTCACAATTTTAAGTATGATATTAAGCAACTTAAAGCAAGTTTAAATGTGTGGCTACCTAACTCCTGGTGTACTTTGGTGATGGCAGCTAGAGTTAATGTATGTACTGGATTCAGAGCAGGTCAAATGAGAGGTAACTCTTTAAAAGCATTAGCTAGAGATTACTTTGGTATTGATTTATCTAAAACAGAACAAAAATCAGACTGGTCTAATCCTAATCTTGCTTCTGAACAGTTAGAATATGCTGCTTTAGATGTTAGTAAAGGAAAAAGCCATACTCAACTAAAGCATTCTGTACTGCTAGATTTATATTATCTATTTCACAATCTACTTTATACTCCTGCACCTAAAGGTTTTGGAGGTCACTGTAAACTTAAAGACTTTAAAGAACCTATTGAAGTAGACCAAGCAGCTAACTCTATACTTGCTAAGATTGAGTATAATGGAATGCCAGTATCTAAGAAGATGCTAGACCTAATTTACTCTACAGCTAGTAAAGAAGTAGAAGAATTAAAGTTGTATCTTTGTAAGAGCTTTGGTTTACCTATTCAACAAGCACTTGATTATACAGATGAAGGGGCTAAAGTAATCACTATTCTTAGTGAGGAAACTCAAAAGACTCTCAATAATCCTAAGAAACTAGTACAATTAGTTAATAAGACTTTGAAGAAACAAGGGATTGAGTTAACTAATGTATTGTCAGATTCACTAGAGGAAGCTTTGAAGAAACTAAAAGCTAAAGAGTCTGAAGAAGAGCCTGATGAAGAAGAGGAGTTTTATTGGGAAGATGAGGAGGAAAGCGTAGAGTGGAATATAGATTTAATAGACAAATTAATTAAGTATAAAGAGTTAAGTAAATTAGTTAGTATTGACTATAGAAAGTTGATTAACCCTGTTACTGGTAGAGTTCATAGTAGTTATCAATGTATTGGTGCTAGTACAGGTAGAATGAGTAGTGGAGGTAAAGGTAGCTTTAATGTGCAACAGATTTCGAGTAAAACAGTAGTTATAGAAATAGAAGAAACTGATCATCCTTATATCAGTTCTTCTCAAATAAACTTTACGCAGCTTTCTGACTTAGAAGATAATCTTGAGATTGATAAAACTGTTGAGCTTTGTCATACTTCCTCTGCATATAAATAGTAGCACCTACATACAAATAATCTAAAAGTTTATTTAAATTAAACCTACCACCAAATCTTATATCAGAAGTATACTCATTACCATTTTTATAAGCAACAACTGAAGAAGTTATATTATGTTTTTCTAATAAGTAATCTTTAAGTTGATTACAAAATAAACTAGAACTAGTGATGCTTACTCCTGTTTTGTTAAGATCAGTTAAATTATTTATTGTTTTAGGAATAATTATACATCCGTCTCCATCTAAATAACCTCTTACAAAGTGTCTCATTAAATCAGCAGGAACTCCAATTGGCATTTCTAAGATTTTAGATTTTGCAGGAATACACCCTTTTGCAATAAGAGATTCTACAAAAGGCTTGTTGTATATACTTAATGTAGTAAAAGGGTTGCCGTTCTTTTCTCCATAACCTGCTGTTTTATAATAGGTTCTTATATCGCAATTAGATTCTAAACAATCTCTTAAATTATACAACAAGTATTCATCAGATTGAGTTAAGGTTATAGCAAACTTATGAGTATACTTATGTATGCTAGTATTTCCATCTGCAAAAATTAAACCTAAAAAGTAAGCTTTCTCTTCAGAATCTATTACTTCAAAATAAGTGTAGTTTAAAGTATGCCAACTACTAGCATCCTGATAACCCTTAATCTTAATACCTCTTCTTTTTAATACACCTAATATAGCTTGAGGAGAAACATTATATTCCCTTGACAATTCTACAGACCTTTTTCCAGCTAAATAACTATTTACAATATCAATCTTTTGTTGATCATTCAATCTATTAGGTATTCCCATAGTACATTTAAATTAAACATTAAAGTGTACTTTACATAGAACAAAGTAATATTAAATAGGCAATTAATGAAAAAGAAAACAAGAGTAAGTTTAAGACATGCTTTTGTAGCCCCTAAAGGTATGCTTATTGCTAGTAGCGATTTCTCTGCTCAGGAATTTCGCAATGCAGGGGCATTATCTAAAGATGTAAACATAGCTAAAATTTACAAACTAGAAAAAGAATATATAGATAAAATAAGACCTAAACCCATTAACCCTTTAACTAATAAATCTTATGATGACCCTGCCTGTGACCCTCATATTCAAGCAGCAGTACCTTTAGACAATGAAGTTAAAAGAATAGTATTAGAAGAACCTTGGAGAGCTATAAAAGAAGACCTACATGTAGGACCTTGGAGGCAGAAAGGTAAGGTAATGAATTACAGACTTATTTACTTATGTTCTGCTATGTCTTTAGCTCCAGAATTAGGAGTAAGTAAAGAAGAAGCTCAAGCTTTTATAGATAAATATTTCTCATATCCTGATGGATTCTATGGTTTAGGTGAATATTTAAAATCAACAGCTCTTATAGGTAGTGAAGTTAGATGGGTTAGAACTGCTACAGGAGAACTTATTTTTGTGAATGAATCAAACAGCAAGGGTTTATCTGACTCAGGTGCAGCAAGTCGTAAAAGTGTAAATAGTCCAAATCAAGGTTTAGGTTCTACTCAAAAAAAGATAGCTTTAGCTTTAGCTGATAAAAAGTTTACTAAATTAAATGATAAATATAGAAATGTAATTAGAGGAAGAGAGGGTGTACTAGGAGGAGAGATCCATGATGAGTCGTTAGCTTTTATACCAGGAGAATGTTACTTCCACTTAGTACCTGATGAAAAGTTAAATGAAAAATATAATACTGATATCTATGTTAAACCTCAGGTAGAGTTTGATGAAAATATAGGGGAACATGCTTTAGCTTTAGAATATGGAGCAGCCTTAAAAAGTTCTATGGAAGAAGCAATGCAAGAAACCTTTGATATTATAGGAACTGATATTCCTCCAGGAAGTTCAGTAGAAGTAGCTCCTTGGTGGATTCACTAGATTAATACTTATTTTACACAACCAACACAAAAAGACAACTTAAATGAAGTTTACTTACAATCAATCATTTTTTAGTAAATACACTTTAATTATTAATGATGATGACACTGTATTTTTATCTAATAATAATTATAGTGCCAAAGACGGGTTGTGTAATGTACCTTTTATACTTCCTTTTTTAAAAGATAGAGGTTTAACTGTAGAAAACTTTACAGGATTAAAAGAATATTTAGAAGAAGACAACTAAATGAAGTTTTCTAACTAAGACTTTACCTTTCTTAAGTAAACTAACTTACTCCCATAACTAATACAGTTAACTAACTTATTCTTTATTTAGAGTTTAGTTAACTGTATGAAAAAAGAAAGTATACTAACATTTATACAATTCTTATTTAGTTTTATAACTATAGTATTCTGTATGTACCAGATTAAACATACTTCAGGGGATGTATCTGTTTATATATCTTTGATATCAAGCATACTTGGTTATTGGCTACCTTCACCTATAGAAAATAAAAGATAATGGGAACTTACTATTTCTTATATAGAAAAGATAATAATACTGCTTTTGACTTAGGTAAAAGTAATTTTGCTACTAACTTTGGATATTCTGTATCTACTAAAGATAATATCCTAAGTATTATAGACAAGGAGGATCTTCTAAATTGGGTAGTCTTAGCTTACTCTTACAATGAATTTGTTAATCCTGCTGATTGTTTATTAATAAGAGATAGGTTGTTAGACTTTTTAAAAGGAGCTTACAAGAGAGATGTATGTTTTATAAGAGATGAAAGTTTAGGAGACCTTTTAGAAAGAAATATTTATGAGATAGTTACTCACGATATCTATATTAATAGAGAAGAAATAAGTAAATATGTTTTTATTAGTAATATTGAAGAGTATAGTAAAAATCCTCTTAGTTGGTTTAAGAAAAATAATATAAGTAAATTAGGCAGTAATGACTAAAAAAATATTCTTAATTAATGATGACAATCCTAAAGGTAAAAGAGTTTATCAGGAGTTCAAATCTAATGAAGAAGATATAGCAGATGAAATATTAGAGACTGCTGAAAAAGAAGACTTACCCTTTAGAAAGTTTACTTTATTTACTAATGATAAAAAGAAATAAGCCATATTGTTTTATTATCTGGGGTTACTCTGATTCAGGTAAAGATACAGTTTATTCTTTATTACAAAAACATATACCTGAATTACAAAATATAAAATGGGTTGCTCCAGCTAAGAGAATGCTAGAAGATTGGTTGCAAATACCAGTAGGCTCTCTAGATGACAAAAGTTTTAGGAAATATACTAAAGTTAAAAATACTGTTACTGAAGAGTTAGAAAGTAGAACTTATGGTGATTTAATTGTAAGTTCATTTCATGCTTGGGAACATTTAACCCCAGGAGGCTGGCTAACAGTTGGTCATGTAGTTGATCAATTGTTAACTAACTACATAGGTAAAGATAGTAGATTTGATATAGCATTTACTGACACTAGAAAACCTATTGAATTAGAAGCTATCAAAACTAAGTTGGCATGTCACTATAATTTAGTGTTCATTAATATAGTAGGTAGAGGAGAACAAAAGTCATCTGATAAGTTTCTTAGTGTAGAAGACTTTATGTTTATAGATAATATGTACTGGATATTTAATACACCTGATGTAACTTTAGATGAGTTAGAGTCTAAAGTGAAAAGGATATTGAATAACCTACTAAATGAAGAATAAAGAAGAAATTTTATATGAAAGAAACTTAGAAGCTATAAGTTTTTTTTCTTACCATATTAATTATCTGTCAAATCGTAGTTAGTCCTTTTGTGGCAGCTTACTTTTTTGTCAGAATAGAAAGTATAGAAAACCAATGTGATATTAAAACTAAATAACAACTAAATATTATGACTATAGAATTGGAAATCAAAAGCTTAGTTGAGAATCCCACAAAACTGCAAACTAAAATTGAAAGTAAGTATGATATGAGTCTCTGCACTAAAACTTATAGTGAGCAGTTAAACCATTACTTTAGTGGAGATAAGGAAGCTTTAATTGAATTATCTACTTATGGCAGACATGCACCTTATCTTATTTTTGATAGCTACTTAGATGAACTTTTATCAGCTAGTAAGTTAGCAGTTAGAACTAGATGGGACTCTATTCAAGGTACACTACTTATATTTAAATACAGTCTAATTGATGAGAACTCAATTAATGGTACTACTAGAAAAGAACTAGAGTTTCCTTTACCTATTACTTTAGAAGAGTTAGACAAAAACTTATTACTTGCTGGTTTTACTTACCAATCTAAGTGGAGTAGAAAGAGAACTCAGTACAGTTTTGACTCTGGTTGGACTTTATGTTGTGACCAGAATGCAGGTTTTGGAAGCATTCTTGAAGTAGAGTATATAGCTACTGAAGAAGAATATGCTGAGAAGAAAGATTACTTGATGTACAAAGCGAAAAGGTTTTTAAAAACATTAGGTTTAATTGAGTTAGATAGTAAGTTATTAGAAAAAATGTTTAATTGGTATTCATCTAATTATAATGAGTTCTATGGTACAGATAAGTTAATCTGGAATGACCCAGCTTTTCCCTACAGAAGAGATGGTACTCATAAATATACAGTAATTAGATAATTATAAAGGCTCCAACTTAGGAGTCTATTTAATATGAATGAAACAATACAATTAGTTAACTTTCTAATTGAAGCGGGTAAGTTAGGTAATGTAGAAAGAAAGCTTCATGCTATAGATTCTACTAGAAGAGAGAATGTAGCAGAACATACTTATCACATGATTCTAACAGCAGTTTTATTGTTAGAAGATAAGTTATCTGCTGAAGAGTTACTTAAAGTCATTAAAATTATATTAGTACATGACTTAGGTGAGATAGGTGCAGATGACTTGGCTTTTAATAAAAAGACTGCTAATCAAGTAGAATTAGAAAAACAAGCTTACAACAATATGGTAAGTTTACTTCCAGTAGATAAACAAAAAGAATACTTTGATTTATGGTTAGAGTTTGAGAATCTATGGAGTAAGGAAGCTTACTATGCTAAAGCTATAGATAAGTTACAGTCTCAAATAGTTGTTTACTCACATTTAATAAATAAACCTAATTATAAGTATATTAATCAGTCTACTGTTAGTGAAACAGAAAGGTTGATATGGGATTATATTAGGTTTATTTTTGAAAGTCAGTTTGAGTTTATTATAGATAAAATAAAACCAAGTTTAGTACAGGAATAAAAATAATATGTCAGAGCAAGCTTACTTAAATTTACTTCAAGATATTTTAGATAATGGAGTAAAGAAATCTATTTATGCTGAGAATGGTAAAACTTTACCAACAGTTGATAAAAATAAATACTATGAAGTAGACAAAAATAGTAAATACCTTTCTTCTGTAGTTGGTAAAATTCTTAGATTTGATTTAACTGATAATAAGATTCCTCTTTATACTACTAAAGCAGTTTATTATCCTGGAGCTTTTAAAGAATTTTTATGGTTTCTTAATGACAGAGGTGATGTAAGTAAACTGCATCAAGCCGGTTTTCCTGGTTGGAATGGTTGGGCTTACAAACATTATCTAAAAAATAAAACTGAAGATGAAATTACTTTAGAATATGCTGATTTTGTAAATCATTATCTTAGTATTCCGGGTAAACCTTATTTTGTAGAAGTACCTTATACAGATATGACTGGATGGGAGTATCCAGATTGGGCTGAATCTTTTAGACAAGGAGTACCTTGTTATAAAAAGGTTGACCAAACAAGATGGTTAATAAAATCAGTTAAAAAAGCTCCAGATAGAAAAAGCTATTTAGTTCAAGCATGGAATCCTCTACGTTTATATGAAATGTCTAAGCAGTGTGGTAATGCTTCTGTAGAGTTAGCTGCTTGTCATTATTCTCATCAAGTTATTGTTCAAGGTGGATATTTAACTTTGATTGTTAATATCAGATCAAATGATATGCCAATTGGAAATCCGTTCAATGTTGCACAATATGGTTTACTAGCTCACATGTATGCAAAATGTATTGGATATCCTGCTGGAGAGTTAGTAGTAATGATAGGAGATGGACATTGCTATTCAGATCAAAAAGAAGGAGTGTTAGAACAAATAGATAAACCTATAAATAATTTAGCTCCTACATTAACTATTAAAGATAGAGGACAACAATACCTAACTGATTTTAAATATTCTGATTTTAAAGTACATAACTATTTTCCAGAAGAAAGTATTAGAATGCCTTTGACTATTGTAGGAGGGTTTTAATTACTACTCCAGATAATAAAGAAATCATAGTTGTTAATTTAAATCAGTTTTGTAAAGAAAATAATTTAACTAGCACTAATATGTATAAAGTAGCAAAAGGAAAAACTCCTCATCATAAAAAATACAAATGTAAAATTTTATAATTATAAAAAATGTGGAACCCTTTTAAGAAACCTAAACCATCCTCCTTGCCTGAAGTAGGAGACCTATTAGGAGATGAAATAATAATAGAAGCTCAACCAACTATGGATTTAGAAAAAGGTTGGTGGACTAAAGTTACTACTGAAACTATTGAAGGTAAACAGCATGTTTATGAAAGCTGGGTAGATAACCATAAGAATAAAAGAATCTACAGAAAGAGTAAACATTATAACCCTACTTATAATGCAGAAACAGATAGTAAATTTAAAGTATTTAAGAAGTAAGTAAACTATATTCAGGTCTCTAATACAGAGACCTCTTTACTATGGAAACAAAACAGAAACATTTAAGACTGTTAGCTAAACATTACTTAACTAATATAGTTGCTGATCCTAACTCTGAAGCTTATTATGTACTAAATCCTAATAAAGTTTTTGGTATATATAACAACAGTGTAGAGGAAGACATATTAGAGTTATTAGGTTTTGAAAGAGATGAAGAGTTCCAAGATACTTATCCTTTTTGGGAAACTGACTATGCTGCTGATTTATATAAAGAGTTAGGTAGCTACTTAAGACAAATAGGAGAAAACTTATGAGTTATAAACAACTTATATTAAAGATACAAGCAAACTTCTACAGTAAACTCCAAGAAAAACCTAACTGGAGTAGTGTGGGCTAGACTTTATGATGACTTTGTAGGCACAGTTAATATAGATTCTAAAACATACATTAATCTCTATGGACAAGTAGTTTGTAACTTTGTTAACAGATTTGAGAGAGTACAATGATTGACTTAACTAAAATCAAACACCTAGACATCTATAGTGATTTATATTATGAACTTCAACTAGACCTAATTGAACTTAATAGAAAACTTCCTTTATTCAATTGGGTAGTAGATAATGAGTATACTAGGTTACTAAGAATTAATGCTACTAATACAAGTAAAGATATAAGATTCTATTGGGATGAGGCTGCTAATATTATCTGCACTGTAGATAACTTTGAAGTGGCAGCTAACTGTACAATGCAAGAAACTATTAGTGAACTTAAAGATTACTTAGTAGAGCAATGGATAATCAAATTAGAAAACTAATTAGAGATAACAAAGTTGGGATCATTATATCAGATAGCAAATGGTATACTTCTCATGGAGTAGAACAACTACTTTTCTTACCTGAACTTATAGAAACCTTAGAGTCTGAAGAATATAACAATACTTTAAGCGAGTTAAATAAAATAGAAAAACAGGTTAGTGAACTTAAGTTTTATCTAAACAGTACAGGCAATAAATCTCCAGATAAAGTTTTACAACGCACTAATAAGCTGAGTAAAGCTATCATAAAGAAATCAGAAGTAGAGTTAACTCTTTATACCTTAATCAAAAAAGCCCTACTAAGTTATCCCTTAATTACAGATGATCCAGAAGACAACGTTTACTATGTAAGGTATGCAGAAAAAAATATATACATACCTCTGGGTTTAAAAGTAAAGTGGGTTAGTTTAAATACTTACTTTAGGGTAATTTATGACTGTGAATATAATGATGAGGAATATTTAGAAATCTTTGACCCTAATGAGTGGATGAAAGTAGAAGAATGAACTTAATAGCTTGTATATCTTTAAATCATTGTATAGGTAAAGAAGGTAAATTAGCTGTCAGAATCCCAGAAGACTTAAAGAGATTCAAGAAGTTAACTACAGGTAACATTGTAGTAATGGGAGCTAACACTTTCTTTGGTGATTTAAAAGGGGAGCCTTTACCTAATAGAATTAATATAGTATTAACTACAAGAACTAATGATATAGATTACAAGTTTACTTTACCTACCAACCTTTACTTTGTAGACTCTATTTCCTCTTTAAATAATTTACTTGGTACTTTTGATAAAACTAAAGAGGTTTTTATCATAGGGGGTTCACTACTGTATGAACAGTTTGTAAAGTTAGTAGATATTATGTATATTACTCATACTAACTCTATAGTAAAAGATGGTGATAGTTTCTTTAATGTAGACTGGTCTAGATGGAATGTAGAAGAAGTAGAGTTTGCTGATAGCTGCACCTTTGTAAAATATGTTAAAAAGAACAAAAATATATATACATAAATGTGGAATAAACAAGAAGAAGCTTTAGAGTTATTAGGTGAATTAGGTAAGATTGAGTTAAACCCTACTTCTAAAGTTTATATATTAAAACAAAACATAGGTAAAGTTAATTTACCAACTATTCCTGTTGACTTTGCTTATCTATTATTTACTTCAGATAACATTCTTAAGGCTGGTAAGTTAATAGTCTACTTTGAGAAGACAGAGTTAAATGCTAACTTAACCTTAGATTATCAATGTTATCTAAGTGAAAAAGCATTAACCCCTGCTACCTTTCCTAAGCTTTATGCAAGTCTTAAAGAAGACTTAAAGTATTTAAAGTCTTTGATGGAAGAGTATAGAGAGTATGCAGAAAAGTTATTAACAGAAATGATGTCTACTTCCAAAAAAGGTAGTAAGAATGAAGCTACTAAAACTGAAGTAGATAGATTGGATGCGGTTAGAAAAAGTCTAGAGAATTTAGATATACTTAAAGAGGAAGATAATAATGAAAATTAAAGTAAATGCTGCTACCTGGAAAACAGCAGTTACAAAAGCTAACTCACTGGCAGGTAAAGTATCAGGTAATCCTAATGAATCTTGTGTACAAATTAATATTAAAGAGAATGATAGTTATTTGTATGTAGTAGAAGCCGGAGTTCACAATACTAAAATTAACTTAACTGATATTGAGATTATTGAAGAAGGTAATTGCTACATTCAAGTTAACTCTCTATCTAACTTAACTAAAGCTTTGTTTAGTAAAGAGTTGATTATAGAAGCTAATAATAATAAACTAATTTATCATGTAGAGGGGTTAGGAGCTAACAGTGAGCCTATCTTTCACAATCAAAGTCCCTTTCATGGAATGGTGTTTGCCGCAGAAGATTACAGTTTAGTAGCTGAAGGTGAAACTACATTTAGTAAACTATTAAAAAATAACATTAAACATTTTATTGATGACTTAGATAAGAATACTAAAACTTCTATTAATGTAGTTTTAAATGGAGAGTCCTCTGTTATCTCTGGAGATGCTTCTTTGTCAGGAGGATTAGTGTACACTTTTACTTCTGAATTAGAAGGTAGTTTTTCTATTAAGACTTCCCTACTAAAAAGTATGTCTTTTATATTAGAAGATTTAGATAGCTTTAAATTAGAAAAGGGTAATACCACTATTAAAATATCTTCTAGTAAAGGTGAATCTATTCTTACTATTAGTAAAGTTAATGAAACATCTCTTAACTATAGAATCAAATCCTTTACTGATACAGAAGACAGTTTAGCTATGGTTAAATCAGAAGAATTATCTAATGCAGTTAGGTGGCAGTCCTATAATGCTGAGGATGGTAACTGCATTAGTATTCAATCTCAAGAAGATAAATTATTGATTAAAGGTGATAAGACTGAAGAGGCATCTAGCTTAGAATACAATGAGTCTTCTCCCTTCAACTTAATTAAACTAACAGCAGATGGGTTTACTAAAGCTGTAGCTACCTTACCTAAAGATAATGTAGCCACTCTCAAAACTACATTGACTGAGATTGTTGGTAGAGATCCTATTAAAAGCATTCTTGTTATCCATGAAACTGATGACTACACAAGTACAGCTTACCTTAGTGAACCAATGCTATTAAGCTAACTTTCTATGGGAGTCTAACTCCCTCTCAGTAAACATTTATTTTAAAAAGAGAAAGATACATGAAAACTACATTAACTTGGACTGCTGCTTCTAACTGCCCTGCTAATCAGTTAACTCAAATTGAACCTAATAGATTTGCTATTATTGCACCTTATTCTACTTATATTAAATCACTATCAGACTCAGATAACTATACTTGGGAAGATGGAGAGTTACTAACTAACTTAGACAGCTATTCTCTAATGGGACCTATTCAAGTTCAACAAGGTATCAGATTGGTTAACAAATATCTAGTTAAGTTCACTGATTCTGCAAGAAGAGAATTAGTTAAATACTTTAATCAAGCTGGCTTTATACAGTTTACTGAAGTTCCTGAAGGTTTCCTACTATCTAATAATGTAGACATTAAACAGGTAGAAAAGTTAGATGGTGTTAATGCTGTTGAATCAGTAGCTATGGTGCAAAGAAGAAAGTATAAACCTACTTTAATCAATACAGGAGTATTTATTGATAAATTACCTTGGCATCTGCTCAACCAACCAGCTAGTTTTAATCCTTTTAAACTAGCTAGTGATAGAGTAGTAATAAGCTCTATAGGTGAATTACAGATTGCTTTGTATCCAACTAATGAAGCTGATTATAGTATTGTAAGAGAAGGTGAAATAATAGCAGAACTAATGTTATTTACTAATAACAAAGAAGTTAAGCTAGTTAGAAAAGATAATAATATTACTGCTAATGCTATATAGATTTGAAGTAGATAAAAAGTGTAATAAATGTACACTTAATTGCAAAGAGGGAACTGTTAGTGGACAATCTAAAGTTCCCTTTTCTAATGTTAAGTTAATAGTAGTATCAGCTTACCCAGGGAATAGAGAATACAAAACTCAAATGTCTCTGGCTAGTAATCCAGATAGAAGAGGAATACCTAACTCTAATAAGTCTCCTGTAGGTGCAGGGGAATTCTTAAGGTTCTGTATGAAGATAATAGATAGAGAGCTACCTCAAGAGTACAGACCTATAGAAGACTTTACTTACTTTACTAATGCTATTAAATGCACTCCGCAGCATGGTAAAGATAAGATTACTGTAACTGAAAGACATATTAAAACTTGCAGAGATAGTTGGTTACTTAAAGAACTAGATATGTTTCCTCCTAAAGTACCTATCTTTGCTTGTGCTAGTGAAGCAGTAAAAGGCTTGTTAGGTACTAAAGAATCTCTCTATAACAACAGAAATAAAGTTAACTACTACAAAGAACACCCTGTTATTGTTTCTACTAACCCAGTTGATTGGGAAAAATATGTTATGAAATATGTTTCTGACATAGAGGAAAGCAGACAGTATGTAACTAAGCTAATGAAAACATCTTCTTTTAGTAAATATAAAAAGAAGATAGATGAAGTTATTGGAGTTAAGAAATGGGAAGCTTTACCAGGCAGCCCACTTTACTTTGTTAAACAAGACTTCAAATTAGTAACACAAGAAATTATTAAATATATAAATAACTAAAAGGAGAAATATATGTCAGCATTACCTAAAAGACCTCAAACAGTAGATGACTTAACAGAGAGCGAAGCTTATTCTCTTGTTAAATACAATTGGTATGATTTGCAAAATAAAGTTAATAAAAATATAACTGATAAAAAAGATAAAATTAAAGATATTGAAGAACTTAGAAGAGTTAACGTAATAGGCTTACTGTTAGGAATAAAAGCTCCTGCTTGGAAAGAGAATGAACTATATAAACTTATTCAAGGTCAATGGGATTACTTCTCTTCTATTGGAACAGTAAAAGACTTTACTTACTTACTAAGTTATAAAGCTATTGTTTATTTATTGAGATTATATGGTTACTCTCTAAAAACAAATTATGATCAGATATATTCTGTTAAAAGAGTAAAGTCAACTAGCTTTAAATATACAGAAGAACAATCCTTAGATATTCTTAAACTTAATAAAGAGAAATTAGAGGAGTCTAGTGGAGTTTCTATTTATGAATTAAAGAATACTACTAACCTTACTAAAGCTCTCAAGACTAACCAAACTTACTTATATAGAACTCTTAAAGAAAACCTTGCTGAGTTAGAACTATTGGGTTGCTCTAAAACTACCACTTATAATTTAACTTATAGAGGTGTAGTATTCTTATTGCTTAATGCTAAGTATCCTTTAGATTTAGATATTGAGAAGCAGCCTACAACTAAAGTAGTATATCTAAAATCAAAACAGGTTACTTCTGTAGTAGAATCAACTGTAAATACTAAACCTAACACTGAACAGATTAAAACCTTCCTCAAAAAAGCTGTTGAGGATAAGAAAGCTAAAGCTCTGGCTGACATAAAGAAAGCTAAAGATAGTAAATTAGAATTACAGATTGTTAATGATGCTTTGTGGCATATTGAGCAAGCTGAAGAATTACTACAAGAGGTTAATGTGTAATGCACGTTAGATTACAAAGAGCTATTAATGAGGCTATAGAAGAGTTAACTATTTGTGAAGAAACTTATTACTCTGCTAGTAAACTTAAAATTGACAGAAAGTTAGCTGAAAAGATATTAGCAGAATGGATAAGTACCTTTCTTTGTAAGTATTATTTACAAACAGTAGAGTTAAAATTAATACCTAAAGTTTTATTAGTGATGTTTTAGATAATACAGATCCTTATACGGAAGAAATAGTTAAAGAACAGTTAGGTTTATGATACATATATTTAGTAGTGAATTTAAAGTAGATATTTTAGATGAAGTTGCTTTAACTATTCTTATAGAAGATAAGTGTAGATTAAAGTTACATAAAACAGATAAAGGTAAATATTACTTTACTGGAGATAGTGAAGGCTGGTTAACTACAGTTCCTATTCTCAAACAAGATGCAGATAACTTAGGAATAGAAAACTACACTTTATTAGATGACTTTAATCCAACTAATCATTCTTTAGTAGAAGTGCTTTTCTTTGATGTAATATGCGCCTTATTAATTAAAAATAGCTGTATGACCTATTTTGAAGTAGATATAGATTCTCTTCAAACATGGACAACTAGAGTTTGGTCAGAGCCAGAAAATGAAATAACATGTTGTACATCAAAAAAAGAGGATTTATTTGATGCTATATATAATTCTTATAATAAATGAAAACTAATATTCAAGAAAACTTACAAAAGGTTAAGTCTATTGTTAGGTATCTTATTGAAAGAGATATTAAAGGAGACTTAATCTCAATAGCTAACTTTATGATTGCTAACAAGAAAGATATACAAGGTAAAGAGTTGTTGGCTTTGACTGCTTTACTAGCTATTGATGATGCCAAAGAAGGTAAGCCTACTAGTAAAAATGAAAGTTATATGTTTCTATATAACATTGCTAGAGAAGTGTTAAGTGAAACAGTGGAGGTTAAATGAATGCAGAAAAGTTAGCTGAGAAGTTGGCTAATGAAAACAGACCTAGATTCTTTAGAGATTACTTAACTCAAGGAGAAGGAGGTCCAGTTGATGTTATTAAAAATGTTATATCTAAAAACTTACATAGTCAGTTAGGTAATTTAGGTATATTTGGTAATAGTGGTACAGGTAGATTAAACAGTTACCTACAAAATTAAGTAACTAATATAGTCTCATAATAATTACTCAATAAATAGTAATTATTATGAATAGAAAAGTAAATATTGAAGAACTATTAGGTTTGTGGAATAAAGGACTTACTAGAGAACAAATTGCTAAAATTTTAAAAGTACATGTAGCTACAGTAAGTAAACATTTAAATTCTAAATTAGATTATATAGAGAGAAGACATTCTAAAGATAAACTTATTCATCTAGATATGAATAAAGTTAAAGAGTTAAGAGAAAAAGGTTACACAAGTAAAGAAATAGAAACAGAACTAAATATTTCTGATAGTTGTTTGTATTTAGCAGGGATGTCAAAATTTCCTTTTAAAAGAAAAGGAATACACACTTACTCAAAAGATTTAGAATTCTTTAATAAAATAGACTCTTCTGAAAAAGCATATATAATTGGATTTTTACTTACTGATGGTTCAATAAATAAAAGAGGAAATATATCAATAGAAATTAAATCAGAAGATGATTATATTCTACAAAGTATAAGAGATTTAATCTGCCCTAATAAACCTATACCTAAATCTATCAGAACAAGAACAAGAGGAAAATACACTTGGACTTCTGAAACAAGTAGATTAAATATAAAATCTGTAGAGTATATTCAACCCCTATCTAATTTTGGTATTGTACCTAATAAAACTTACAAAGACATACAATTACCAAAATTAGATGAAAAATATATGCCTGATTTAATAAGAGGTATATTTGATGGAGATGGTTCTATCTGGTCAAATAAAACAAGAAATAGAGGGCATGCTGTTAACTTTACAGGCAATTATGTTTTACTAAAAGATATTTTTGATTACTTAAAATCTAACAATATTATAAAAGCCAATACTTCTGTAAAGAAAAAACCTCATCAGGCTGATTCCTATTTTGTTTTCTCTTCAAAGAAAGATGTAATTAACTTTGGTAAATATATTTATTCCACAAATTGTTCTTTATATCTAAAAAGAAAATACTTAAAATTTGTAGATGCAGGTTTGCCTGTTAACTCCATGAATTGCTGGGATAACTTGAAGGCTAGTTAACTACAACATAATCTGTAAAGGTAAGTGTGAATGTTTGAAAATAACTAGTTATAAGTCAATCAGCAGCCAAGCTGCCAAGGAATTGGTAGAAGGTTCAACGCATAGTACAAGGAGTCCCAACACTTAATATGTAAGTAGTGGATGGTAAAGTACCAAGAGTGTGGAGATTTACTTTAAAAAGTAAATAAGATATATGCTGAACTACTAGGTGACTAGTAGAACTAAAAGATAAAAAGCTTTTAGGATAACATAATTGAAATCCGCTTTAGCTAAGTTATATGCTACATCTACACTCTGTTATAACAGACCTGAAGGAGAGTACGAACCCTGTGGAGAATGTCCAGTTTGCTTAGGTGAAGATGTCAGCAATATTTCTCACTATACTATTCACAATACTACTTCAGCTTGGGAACCTATTAGAGATTTAGTATTAAAGAGTAAGACTGCTCCTGAAGTTAATAGAGAAGGTGTTAGAGCAGACCAATATAGAAGGTTTATTATTCTAGATGAGATACAAAATGCTAGTCCTGAACTGTTAGCTCTTCTGTATGATGCCTTAGAGTATGCTCCTTCTACTACAACTTGGATAATTATATCTATGGATTTAGATAAGTTAGTTTCCAAGAATGCTGCTACTGCTGAAGCTATTACAGGTAGGTGTGCTGAATTACATTTACCTAGCTTTGCTGACTCTACTATTGCTACTGCTATAGCTAACAAAACAGACTTGAATTATGAAGCTGCTTTAGCCATAGCTAAGTTGAGTAAAGGTAACATGAGAAAAGCCTGGACTAACTTAGCTCAATTTAAAACTTTAGTAGAAGAAGAGAGTGAGATAACAGAAGATTTAGTTCTTTATTCTAGAAGTGGTGGGGCTACTAAAGAAAACAGATTAGCTATGTGGAAAGCATTAGCTAATGGAGATGGTAAAACAGTAAAAAGACTTATAGATGACTGGACTGAGAAAGCTGCTGACATTAAATTAGTTGGTAGCTTACTACAAATGGATATTATAGAAAACTTAAATTCTCCATCTAAAGAAATACAGTCTTTGTTAGCTGCATTAGGTAGATGGTATACTGGATTTAACTATCCTCTAGTTACTGTTTTTATGAGTCATCTTGGTACTAAAGTTATCCAGTTTCCTAATGCTGAAGAAAGAGAGTTGAGAAAGCAAGTTAGAGAACAAAAAGTAGAAGCTGTAGTAAATGTAGCTGATGTAGTATCACAGCAGTTGATAAAAGGTCAAGCTAACACATTTAAGTTACCTCCACTGTTAATAGCTACAGATTATAAAGAGTTAATGCTGCATTATGACAGAAACTAAAGTAAATAGAGTAATAAGAATCTTTGATAAGTTCTCTGACTCTTTAGTAGAAGAAATTTATATAAATGTAGAAAATAAATCAAAAGAGTTAGAAATTCTACAAATTCTATTTGGAGTAGAAAAAGATAATCTCATGTATGATTGCTATCCTATTACTACAGAAGAACAGTTTAGGTTTCTAGCTTTAAATTTTGATGTACCTTTAGATACTTTTGATGATGACACTAAAGAGTATTTTCTAGAAGCAGATGCAGTTAATTAAGTTTAAAGAACTTCCAGTACCAACTTACTTTACTTATGAAAACATTCATTACCAAAAGATGACTAAAACTAAAGTAAGAGAGTTTGGTACTACTACAAAAAGGGTAATTAGAAGTGATCCTAAAGTTACTTATTGAAGACAAGACATTAATGAAATGTTAATAGGAATTAATGAAAGTAACTGATGCTCCTCTTTCTCTAGTCTCCTATCATATACAGCAAAAGGAAAAGATAATTCCCAACCTGTACAGACCTGAGACAGAGAAGGAGTTATTAAGTGTACTAAGGTTGGGGACTCCTTATGAACCAACCTTTAGTTTGATAGAGTACAAAGATAAACCACCTGCCAACTTACAGGTAAGTGCATTTAATACAGTTTATCTTTGTACTAAAGAAGTAGATAGCTGGAGAGAACTTAATAAGAGTTGGATAGAAATACTAAAGTTATATCCAGAACTTTATAAAGAAAACTTAAATAGATTTAAGAAACTATTTGACTTTGAAGCGCAAGATTACTTATGGGAAACCTACAAGAACTATCCCAAGAAGTTAACTTCAGAAGTAATTAAAATAGTATTAACACACCCTAAAAGAAAGCAGACTATAGAAGACTTAGGTGTAAAGAACCAAAAAGAAGTAAATGTCTTTTTAGATATCTGTCTAAACTTAGGAAATGTAGAATACTCTAAAACTATATTTGAGTTATCAGAAAGTTCTCTCAAATTGCTATTTATTGGTAGTGATAAAAAACCTCCTTATATTTATTACTTTCTAGTAGGTAGTAAAAGGAAAACAGGTAATAACCCAGAGTTATGGCAAGCTGTACAGATATTACAGGAAGCAGTTAATAGTAAATACATTCCTATAAATATAGGTGCAGTATTGTTTAACCAATGGGTTAGTAGTGTAACAAAGATACAACTTAATTATAAGAAGTATCAATATCAGTTTGATTGTAATAATTTAATTGAATTAGAAAGTTTACTTAAAGGATTTTAAAAAGGAAATTAATTATGTCAGATTTAGCATTAGTCAACAATGACGCTATTTTAGATGAATTAGCTTTGTTATATGGAGTAGAAACAGAAGAACCAGAAAGACATCAAGGTAATAGAATTGTTTATACAAATAAAACTAAAGTAGATGGAATTAGAGTAGTTAAAGGTAAATCTTGGCAAGAAGGAGACACTTTTAAATGGAATGTTCCCAACTCAGAAGAAATAGAAGACTTTGAAGATGAATTACCTGCTGTACATGAAATTGAAGGGTTTATTGTACATAGTGAAATTCAACCTAAACTAGATATAGAAAATGAAGATAACTCAGAAAGAGCTACTAAAACTATTTGTTCTGTAGTTGGCTATAAAAAAGGAGATAACTATGTTAAAGAATTACCTTCTACTATTAATTTAGGTTACAGAAATGGTTCTGTTTATGGAAGTATGTATGGTGGCTGGATTAAAACAAGTGAAAAGAGTCATCCAGATCATCTTAAACCTAATGCTGACTTAGAACAATATGGATTCTTAGGAAGTAGAGGTAAATCCTGTTTAGATTGCATTAAATGTGGTGAATCTACCTACACTAATAATAAGGGTAAAACTTTTGAGTGTACTCCAGATGCAAGAATCTTTGTCTACGTAACTCACTTTATTAGAAATAAAAAAAATGAGCAAGTGAGAGTTTCAGTTAAAGACCTCTTAGGTGAAGATGGGGTTATTTTGATGTTTAGCCTATCTCATAAATTAGGTATGGTGGGTAATTACAACAAAGATAATCCTGAGTTAAACAGAGACTCCTACTTAAGATTCTTATCTAATTTACATAGAGCATTCTGGAGCAAAAAAGCTACTTATGCTGAGATTGATCCTAGAGTAAATCACCAAATTAGAATTTCTATCAAACCTCCACTACCTAAAACAAAGAACACTAAAAACTATTTACATTTTACTGAAATATTTCCTTGTGACAAAGGAGCTTTAGTGCAGGCAGCTAAGTATTGGAGAACATTATTACCCCCTAAAGAAACAGAAATCTTAGATCCCTCTAACTGGGTTATTAATGGAGTAGGAGGTACTACAGTCTACTCTTCTGCTAAAGTAGATGACTCTGTAGATTATGAAGTCTATCCTGCTTTACCTGAATCAGAAGATGAGCCCGATTCAGGTATCCCATTCTAAATTAGTCTAGTTTACTAATAGTACACTTAGGTGAACTTCACCTAAGTGTCTTTAACATTTACAACTGAATAAGATGACTAAAGTAAATATAAGATTTAATGCAGCTATCTGTAAGATAGAAGGTTTAAATAGGGATATTGTAGAAGCTATTAAATATAGATTTAGAGTTGAACTAACTGAAGAAAGATATCAAGATTACAAAACTAAAACTAGACTACCTTTAACTAAAGAAAGTGCTAACTATTATTTAGTAGAAGAGTTTGATAAGTATATTCAGATTCCTACAGGTTTACTTTTAAAGTTAGTTAACTATCTGAAAACTATTAAAGTTGAATATAATTTACATAAACAAATTCAACCTGCTGGTTTAGATAGAAAACCTTATATATCTCTTAGAGAGGAGCAACAGTTAGCTGTAGATAAGTTTATTGCTAACAAGAGAGGTATTATTAAGGCTCCTACCTCATGGGGAAAATCGAGAACAATAGCTGAATTATGTAGACAATTTAGTAATCAAACTAAAATACTTATTTTAGTACCTACAGTTCTTTTGCTTTATCAGATGCAGCAGGATATAGTTGACTATATTGGTATGAGTAAAGAAGATATAGGTCTAATTGGAGATGGTAATTACATTACTAGAAATCTTATTACTGTAGCTATACCTGATACTTTAGCTAGTAAAATACAAAACTTAGACTCTGAAGTAATTAGTTATTTACATTCAGTAAATGTAGTAATAAATGATGAACAGCATACTCATTTAACTCCTACTACTTTTGCTATCAGTGATTTTTTAGTAAATACAGAATACAGATTTGGATTATCAGCTACTCCTACTTTAGATAATTTTAGTGAAGCATTAATAGGAACTAAACTTCATGAGTTCTCTGTAAAAGAAAGTATGAAAAGTAATACTATTGAGACTCCTGAAATTATATTTCATAAGATTACAAAGAAGGTAGATATCACTCCTAAATTAGCTAACTTTAAGTTTGAACAATTTACCCCTAAAGAAATGAAAATATATAACAATCTTTATGATAAAATAATTTGTTCTAACTCATATAGAAATCAGTTAGCAGCTTCAATAGTAGAACAAGAATTAGAAGAAGATAGGATCATATTAGTTTTAGTTAAGAAAGTAGCTACTTCTGGAGGAACAGTTAACCATGCTGAGATTATGCAAACTTATTTAGCTGCATTAGGAATTAACTTTGAGATTGTGCATGGTAAATCTAAAAACAAACAGGAGCTACTAGATAAGTTAGCTAATGAAGAGATTAAAGGTTTAATAGCCTCTGTAGGTATTCTGTCTGAAGGAGTATCTATTAACTCTATATCTAGTTTAGTAAATCTTAGTGCTGGCTCTAATGAAAAAGACTTTATACAAAGAGCTGGTAGAACATTAAGAAAAGGAAGACTGCAACCTAGAATACATGACTTTGTAGACTGTCAATATCCTTTTAATAATCAATCTAAAACTAGATTAGAGATTGCTAAGAAAGAGTATGGTTCAGAAAATGTAATAGTAATTTAATAACTAAATATAAGGAGATTTAAGTGTGACTACTGAATTAGAGTCTATTTCAGGCTGCCCTGGTTCTGGAAAAAGCTTTCTACTTAAACAAAAACCTAATACTTTACTTACTTCAACTACAGGTATCACTGCTCTTAATTTAGGAGATAGTAATAGAACTATTAACTCTACATTAGGGTTCTTTAATAGAAAAGAGTTAGCTGCAAAGTCTAGCTTAGGAGAAGTGTTTCCTAGATTGTTAAAAATTAGTAGTTTATATAAGTATATTGCTATAGATGAAATAAGTATGCAGTCAGGAGAAGTAACTGACTTAATTGTTAAAGAGATAGCTAACCATAATAAAATAGTATCTGAGTCAAAAAAATATTCTAAAAAACATAATTTATTAGGTTTAATTTTAGCTGGGGATGCAGGGCAACTCCCTTATGTAGCAGACAAAGATGATATTAGAAATGGTATATCTAATAAACCTTATTTTAAAGCAGCTACTTATAAATTCTTTAAACAGACAAATTTAACTGAAATAAAGAGACAGAATGATAAACAGTTTATTGAAGCTCTTAATTATCTCAGATATGGTAAAGCTAAAGAAGTGGTAGACTGGTTTATAGATAAAGTAGAGTTTAGTAATACTATAGATGACAATTGGGAAGGATCTACTTTTTTTGCTATTAATAAAGAAGTAGATGAGTATAATTATGAAAGGTTAGAAAAGTTAAATACTCCTGAGAAAACTTACTATGCAGAATACTCAGGTATACCTAATAAAGATTGGGATAGAAACATACCTAATTCTATTACAGTAAAACCAGGTATGAAAGTAATGATTCTAGTTAACAACTTTGAGGAAATGTATGCTAATGGAGATTTAGGTATTCTAATAGATTGCTTTCCTCAAGGAGTATTAGTTGAGTTAGCTAGAGATAAAAGACAAGTTTTAGTAAACTACAGAACAGTCTATAATACATCTATCTCTATTAGTAAAAAGACTGGATTGCCTTATGAAAAAAGAATAGGTAGTTGTAATTATCTTCCTATTAGACAAGGAGACAGTTCAAGTTTTCATAAAGCACAAGGACTTACTTTAGATAAAGTCCAACTATCTATAACTGGCAAAGGTGGAGACTTTTTAAAAAGACTTAGTGGGGGGCTCTATACAGGCATTACTAGAGTAACTGACTATAAAGGTCTTAGAATAGTAGGTACTAAAGATGACTTTATTAGAGCTTGTTATATTAATCCTCTATATCTAGACTACCTACTCAAATTAGACTCACTAAATCAACCTCAACTTATGGCAGCCTAAATTACCTATAGTTTTAGAGTAATTGTTATATGTTATCCCCTCAAGAAAGAAAAGAAAGAATACTAAGTGAAATTAAGATTAGCCAAATAGTTAATGTAAAAGATTATGGGAGTTCTACTTGTCCTTGTTGTGGTAAGTCTAATAAATTTAGTATTCATAGTAATAGAGGTAAATGCTGGTCTAGCTACTGTGAGTTAAACAAATCATTAGATGTAATTAGTCTTTATCAATGGAAGCATAACTTAGCTGATAGATGGGAAGCTACTAAAGCTATAGAACAAGAGTTTAATTTACCTGTAGGTAGTAATAAACCTAATGAGAGAAGTCAATTATTAGAGCAATGTTTAATTATCTACCAAAAGTATTTATGGTCTAATCAGCAAGCATTAGATTACTTAAGGAATAGAGGCTTTTTAGAAGAAACTATTAGAGAACTAGGTTTAGGTTATGCACCTGATTTTAGCTGCCTTACTAAACAGGGTATTAAAACTACTGACTTACAAAGAGAAGGATTATATAAAGAAGGTAAAGAATACTACTCTAAAAGAATCATCTTTCCTATTAGAAATAAATTTGGGCATTTAGTTCACTTTCAAGGCAGATATATATTGCCTATAGCTAAAGATGATAAAGGTGAAGATACTATTCCTAAATATAAAGATAGTAGACCTGCTAACAATAAAACTACTAAAGACTTTCTCTATTTAGAAGAACATATAGAAAAATATCTTAAGTCTAGTAATATGTTATATGTAGCTGAAGGTTGTCCTGATACTATCTCTTTATGGCAGAAAGGATTACCTGTGGTTGGTTCACTAGGTTTAGAGAAATTAACTAGTCACATTAATAAACTAAAGAAGTTTGATTACATAGTTTTTATGTTTGACAATGATACTTACCCTTCTCACCATCCTAAATATTCTTTAGAATATAAAAGCTGGGTTAGAGTTATACCTCAACTAATAGACTTACAAATAGCTTTACCTACTACTAACTTTTATACTTGCTTAGTTCCTCATCATACTATCCATAAACAAAATAAGTATGCTGTTGAGACTAAGGATATTAATGAGTGGTTAACAATAGGACAGCTAACTAAAGATGAAGTAGAAAAGTACATTAATTCTAAGAAAAAAGAGTTTGTTAGTTCTCTAGTTGAACAAGAAGGTAGTAACATTAGCTATCACTTTAACTTACTTAAACTTATTCAGGTTACTGGTAAACACTATCTTAAAGAAGAGCTATTTAGATTCCTACCTCCAATGAAGTCTCCTATAGATTATGCTTGTGAAGTGTTGGCTGCTTAATTATGTTATATGCTTTCTCTTACATATTAGATGAGATTAATGTAATACTTCCTTTTAATATAGTTGCTATTAAGATTCCTGAAGATAACAAAAAGGAAGTATACTCTTTAGTAAAAGATTTAGACTTAAAAAACATTAATTTTAGAACCTCTAAAAGTATACTTACTAAACTTAAAAAAGCTAATATCAAATATAGTTACTTTGAGTTAGGTAAATTTGAGGTAGAAAAATATGGACTTGAATCAGCTTACTACAGACAGATTAGATATTTTAGTAATTTAGATGACCTAACAGTAAGTAATCTAAATTCTAACCTGTCTAACTTTCCTGAAGGTATTACCTACTTTAAAGAGTTTAGTAGTGTACCTGAATTAACAATAAGCTATCTTTACTCAAAGTACATTAGAGAATACTATTTAAAAAGAATAAATCTACAATATCCAGAACTTCAAATAATTAAACATAAAGGAAAGTTAACCAAACAACATAAGCGTATATTACTTAACTTAAATAATCTACCTAACTTTTATAATGAAAGTTTTCTAATTAACTATTTCTTAAGTAAACAGATAGTACCTAAATGGGCTAACAACTATATTAAAACCAATTATGAGCAGCTTATTAAATAAACTATTTATAGATTCTTTCTCTTACTTTGAGAAGAAAGAGTTGACTATACCAGAAGCTCTTAAAGTTACCGATATCTTATTGCTAAGTATAAATGTAAATACTTCTAAGTCAGATGAGTTTACTTCTTATCTAGATAACTTTATTGAGTTAAACAAACTATTGTCTAATCACTTTCCTAACCTTACAGAAAAGGAAACAGAGATGTTAGATAACAGTAGGTATGAGTTAGTAAAAACATTAAAGGAAGAAAAGAAACCAGAGGCTTTAGCTAAGATTAAAGAAAGAAGATTAGAACTTTATAATAAACATCATTCAGAGTTAGTTAGTAAAGTCAAAGAATACAAAAATGAATTAACCAATATTAAAGCAGCATAGAGGAGCATAATGAATGACCAGTTTAAACAATTAGTAAATACAGATGAGAGAGTAATAAAAGGTAAACTACCTGTATTACAAAAGTCCAATGACCCAGATCACTATGAAAGGAGAAAGCAACAGAGAGCTATTACTGAGGAAATGGTAGCTTTATGTCTATCTTATGGTGAAAAGAAAAGGATTAGAGGCGCATTGACTTATACTATTCTAGATAAAAACTTGAAAGATACTAGATACCAAAAGTACCTATCTGAATTAAGGGGGTTAAGAGTTGTTTTAAATAAGTTAAATGAAGATTCCTTATTAGGTATCCATACAGTTTACTGGGTAGACTCTGTTAGAAAGAAGTAAAATATATTACTACTATTATGCCTACTATTATTTCTATTGACCCTGGAGCTAAAGGTTTTATTACTGTATTAGAATTAGTAAAACAATATCCTGTTGAGTGTATTCCTATTCCCACTATTAAAATAAAGATTAATAAAAGAAATAGAACTAAAATTGATGAGGATATGTTATCTAAACAGTTACATATATTAGTAGACAAATACAGACCTATTGAAATAGTTATTGAAAAACAGCAAGTTATCTCAGGCAGTAAAAATAATAAAGGTGAAATAGTTAATCAAGGTATAGTTTCATCTGCTTCTACTATGGAACACTTTGGTTGGTTAAAAGGTTTTTGTGATGGTAAACAAATTAAGAGAACTGTAGTAGCTGCTAAAACCTGGCAGACTATATATCCAGAGTATGTAAAGAAAGCAGACAAAGTAACAACTAAAGATAAAAGTAAACTGTATTGCTCTATTTTATTTCCTGACTTAGACCTTAAAAAGTCTGCTAGAAGTAAAGTAGTTAGTGATGGTAAAACAGATAGCATTCTTATTGGAGTATGGAGAGCAAGACAACTTCAGTTAGATAACCAAATAGCAGCTTAGTGTAAACAGCTCAATAAAACTAAATAACAAATGAATATTACTAAGAAAGTAGTTCAGTTAGATAATAAACCTGAGATGTATTCAGTTTCCAAGCTTAAAAAGTTTGGTGAATGTAGTCAAGCATATAAGTATACTTACATTGATAAAATTAAAGTATTTAGTCAATCTAACTCAACTATTATAGGTTCTTTATTACATGACTCTTTAGAAATCTATTTACACTCAGATAACTCTTTACCTTTTATAGAAGTATTTGAGGAGCAATCTAAAAAGACTTTTATTAAAAGAAAGTACATTGTAGAAAACCTGGAAGAGGCTACTCTTAATAGACTTTATACTCAGTTAGTAGATTACTCTAGAGACATTAGAACTTTACATTACAGAGCTAGTGCTAACTACACTGGAAAGAATGCTATTAGGACTGCTAAAGGTGATGTACCTTCTAATCCTATGATGACTAGTGGTTGGAAACAGGCTGCTAAGAATCTTAATTTAGAGAGTAGGTATGAGGCTTTAAAAGAACAGTTTACTTTTATATCCAACTTACCTGAGATTGATTTAGTAGAAGCCTTTACTGAAGCTTACACACTAGCCTGCAATTATGAAACTCCAGTAGAGATAGTAGAAACTTTACATTTAGAGTTTCCATTATCAGATTACAACTATGAAACTAAAGAGTTTACTAACCCTGTGTTAATGCCAGATGAGTATGGTGGAGATTCAGGTATCTATCTTAATGGTTACATTGACTGGGTAGGTTATGTTAACTTTCAAGGTAAAAAGAGGTTTGCTCTTATAGATTACAAAACTAGTAAAGAGAACCTTACTGAAGATAAGTTAGAGTATCATGCTCAATTGTTAGCTTATGTTTATGCAGTGGAGAAACTATTAGGAATTGAAGTAGAAGTTATTGGGGTTCACTCTCTCAGACATAAGAAGTTAGCTTTAACTTTAGTTGATAGAGAGATACTGCAAGAAGCTAACAGAAGTCTATTTAGTAAACATAAAAAGATAGCTGCCTGTCAGTTTGAAAAAGATCATTTACCTGATAGCCAATACTCCCCATGTCTAAATAGTTTTTCCAGAGAATGCCCATACTTGTCACTCTGTTATCCTAAAATCTATAACAAATTACATCCTGAATCTTTAGCTAACCAATTAGAAAGTTTACTGGCTTCTTAGAAATGCTCACTTTATACTAGTATTTTATAGACATTTAATGCCTACTTAATATACACTTTAGTAATATTAATAATATTATTTTAAAGTTTATATTAAGAATGGCTAAACCTAATCCAGTATTGAATACTTTTATGAAGTATTTACGTTCAGAGTTTCCTGAACAAGGTAATTTAGATTTGAGTAATGTCTTAGATGAAAACTTAAGTAGAGTAAAATTTACTTATCTTGAAGTTAAAGAAGCAATGTTAAAGTTCAAGACAGTAGACCCTGATTTACATAGGTTGCTGGCTTATTTTTGGCAGAGTACAAGAAGTAGAAATGCTATTGCAGAAGCCTTACACTTTGATCCTTCTACAGTTAAACGTAGAGCTAACAAAGGTATGGGAATCATATTGAACTATCTAGTAAATAGTGAAGTGACTGCTGACTTAGAACCTATTGATATCTACTGGATTGAAGCTAAAAAAAATGGTACTCTAGCTAACGCTTAGAAAGTAATTAAATAAAACAAAGGAAAGGAAGTCTTCTGTAAAGTTGGCTTCCTATTTTAATATTTATTAGAGAATAAAATATGACAACAGAAAGCTTAAACTTAGCAACTATTGAGGTTATTGAAGATATCTTTCCTCACCCTGACCCTGAAGTAGAAAGATTAGAGATTGCTAAAGTTCTCAATTTTACTTGTGTAGTAAGTAAAGGTAGTTTTAAGAAAGGAGACTTATGTATTCTTATTCAACCTGATAGTGTGCTGCCTGATGCTGAGTGGACTGAACCTTACAAGAAGTTTTGTAAGACAAGAATTAGAGCTACTAAAATCAGGGGGTTTGTTAGCTTTGGAGTAGTAGAAAAACTAAACTTAATAGCACCTTCCTCAGTCAAAGGATTTTGGAATGAAACAGAATGGTTAGAAAGCTGTTATAAAAATAATATAGGATTAGATGTTACTAACTTATTAGGTATTACTAAATATGAACCCCCAGCAGGTAATGAGTTAGGAGCTAAAGGAAATTTACCATTTAGTATAATTAAGAGTTCAGAAACACTATGGCAGAATGTTAGAAGCCTAGATAAGTATATTGGGCAGATTGTAGATATTTCTCTAAAAATAGATGGTGAGGCAGCAGCCTACTTCTATAAAGATGACCAGTTTGGTGTGTTAAGTAGAGGAGTAGAATATGATCCTGAAGTAAATAATAAATATACTTCTCACATAGGTAGATATAATTTGTACTCTAAATTAGCTTCCTACTGTGAAACTCACAAAGTTAACTTATGTTTAAGAGGAGAATCCTATGGACAAAGTATTCAAAACAGACCACTCAATCCTCACTCTAAGCTACCCCTTAACATAGCTTTCTACTCTGTATGGCTTATTGATGAAATGAGATATGCAGGTAAAGGAGAAAAGCATTACTTTGTAGATGTCTGTAAAGAGCTGGGCTTGCCAACTGTTGATATCTTAGAAGAAGATGTTGAGTTAACTTATGATTTGATTAAGAAGTATGATGAGCATTTAGAGAAAGTGAATGGTCAACCTTTTGAAGGTGTAGTAGTTAAGGGGGCTGACTTTAGCTTTAAGATTATTAATAAACATTATGATAGCAAGAAGTAAATATGTTTAAGCTATATACGCCAACAAGTAAAATCATAGCAGAATTATATGATTTTACTATAGAAGCTAAACCTACTACTAGTAACTTTAAGTACCTACCGTTTGCTTTAGTTTCAGAAAACTTACATTCTGAGTTAACTGAAGATATTAATATTAATAATTGCACTTTAGAACTTCCTTATACCGTAGATATCTTTAATAAATATTTTAGTAAACGCTGGAATAACTTTGAGGATAGAAATGACTTTAATACAATGGTTTTAAACCTAAGTATTAAGTTACTTGTTTTTACAAAGTTATTTCCTGGTAGAAAAGTTAAATATCAATATAGACTAGAAGGTATAGTTTATTCAATAAGTTTAAAATAATTAAGAAAGCTGGCTAATTGGTAGCCTAATCTATCTGAGTTCAACTCTCAGGCTTTCTATTTTAATGATATAATATAAGTTATTTTAAAGTTTATATTATATTTACATGACAACTGAATACACTAATATAGTTCAGCTAGGTAACAGACTAGTTAATGAACTTAAGTTTTTTTTTGAAAATAAGAATCTAGTTGGCACTAAAGAAGCAAATTACATTATTGAATCTTTTGAAGAGTTTATTGAACAGCTATCTAATCCTATAGTTAGTCAGGAGTTAGATAATTATAAACTCTCTATTCAGAATCCTATTGAGAAGTTTGGTTTAGTAGAGGAAGTAGTTAAGTGCATTGAAGAAGGTAAAGACAATAAAGAGATAGCTGAAGGGTTAGCTCTTAGAGGACTACCTATTGAGTCTAAACATATATCTTCCTTTAAGAAAGAATATGAAAAAGCTGATATATTAGCTAAAATAGATAAATCTAACTCTAGTATCTTTGATACTGAAGTTCAATTACAAATGATATTTGATACTCTACAAAATCAATTACAAGAGTTGGAGTATGCTGATGAAGAAATGTTACTTAGAGCTAGAACTACTAAGTATTCTTTAAAAACAGAAACCTTAAGAGAGATTAGAATGGCAGCCAAAGATGCTAAAGAGTTAGCTGAAGCTGTGCTTAATCTACAGAATACTAAGAAGTTCAATCAAATAGTATTAGAAACAGTTAATAAAGAATGTGGTCCAGTTGTCTTTAATAAAGTAGTAACTGAACTTAGGAAGCAGAAACTAATGTTTAACTTTACTCTTTAACTATAACCAGGTTTAGAATTATAACTATTAATCATACCTCTAGTTACAGCTAACTGGAGGTTATTGTTTTCAGCTACCTTATTAGTAATAACTACTTTGTTACCTACCTGTTCTCCTTTAACAGATTTAACTAATACAGGTTGAGTGTTATGCTGTAGAGCTACTTGATTAACTTGAGCATCTATAAAAGTATTTTTAACTTCACTAGCATCAACTTGTACTTTAGTTTTGAGGTTAGCAGATGACTTGACTACAGTATTGTTAGATTGTTTAGCCAATGCTACTAAGTTAGCTTTTAGTTGAGTATTAGATTGCTTGTTACTTAGTCTATCTTTAGTATTCTTTTGTAAAGCTTGTAACTCAGACTGTCTACTAGCATCTGCACTACTTAGCTTTTGCTGGATAGCGGGATCCCCCATTCTGAGTTGTACAGTAAGTGCTTTTAACTCTTTATAGTTTTCAGCAGACTGTATTACCTTATCCCAAGAGGCTGCACCTACAACTACTTGATTGTAGTATTGAGACCTAATAGTAGCTTCTCTATCTATCAGTGAGTTAACTAAACTAAAGGTAGGTTTATTAAACATTCTAGCTTTAGGTTCTAACTCACCATAAGAGTTACCATAGAAAGTAGGATTAGCAAACAAACCTTTAGTTCTGTTACCTGTCCAGTCACCTGAAGCTTCTAGATACTTAGAGGAGTCATAGGCGATCGCCATCTGAGCAGTAGCCACATAGATAGGAGCTTTATCATCATAAAACTTGGTGAAGGCTAATGGCTGTTGTGAGTTAGTAGCAAAGAAGCCTCCTATATGTGGAATGTTAGATACCCAATCCATAAAGGGAGTTAGCAAGCCATTAGTCCATCTAGATATACCAGGAAAGATACTATGAACTAAAGCTGCTGTACTACCTGCTGCTAAACCTAATAAAGCTGCTGGAGCTAAAGCCATACCTGCCACACTAGCTAACAATAATACACCTAATCCTACACCTGCAAAAGTTATTATACTACCAGGAGAAGTAAGCTCTTTTAGTACAGGTACGCTGTTAACAAATCTATCAAAAGAAAGTAATGTTTGCCCAAAGAAGTTAGTAGTACCTTCATAAACTCTACCTACACCTCCAGTAATACTTCTCACTACATTAGTATTCCTAACATCATTCCAAGCTTCTCCTATAGCTTTACCTCCTGCAATTAATCCTGCTATTGTAGTTAAAGTAACAGCAGCAAAAAAACCAGCTTTGCCAGGTTTTCTAGCAGCAGACTGTAATGCTGACTTACCTAAAGAGGGTAAAGTTTTCATAAATAACTTAGGTAGTCTGTTTAGTATTGTAATGTTTACAGCAGTACCAAACAAAGAACCAAAGACTACTTGACCAGTAGATTCAGCAGCAAAATTAATTTCACCTTCAGTAGCATAAGGGTCTGACTCTAAAGCAGCTAGTCTATTAAAAGAAGTAAAGATATCTAAGGACTCCATACCACTAGAGAATATTGCTACTCCTTTTAAAGTATTCTCAAACCCACCAGCTAACATTGCAGTTCTTCTAACTTTAGGAATCTGCATTCTTTCTAAAGTATCTACTAAGGTAGCAGAAGGTTTACTAATTCCATCAGGTAAGTTTACTGTAGCTGCTCTAGGAGTTGATAACTGATTATGTCTACTAAAGAAGTTTCTGTGTCCTTGTACAAACTTAAAAGGTTTAACCATTTCTAAGATTGCATTTTTAACTCTAGCTCCATAACCTAAAGCATCTTCAGATTCTAAGTAAAGTAAGTTATTATCAAGTCTACTAGCAAAGGTATCTACAACTGATCTTATCTTGTGAGCTAGTAATTTAGATAGCTGCTCTCCTCTAGCTCCTTGTACTTTAGCCAATATATCTTCACCTAACTCTTTTGATTTGTGAATCTCTTCAGCTAAGAATTGGTCAACTGCTTGGTAAATTTCCTGTTTAAGTTTCCCTTTAACAGTCTCATCTATAGGTCTCATTATTGTCATATCTTCTAATAACTTAGTATCAGTTAGTAAATCTCCAAAAGATAAATTAGAACCAGGTTGCTGTGATGTAAAAGCTTCAAAGACACTATCAATATAGTCATCTACCATATTAGTAATTTGAGGTCTTAAAGTTTCAGTAACATACTTAAACCTGTCTGAGCCTATCCATTTAGGTTGATTTGGATTAGGACTGTTAACATCATAGAACATATCTCCTGATATTCTAAATACCCTATTAACTACTTCTTCATGAGCTTTACCTATGCTAATCTGAACGTGCTGTAAGATTTCATTAACTGCTTGTACTTCACTTTTGCCAGTTAAGTCAAATCCTTCAGGTAAGATAACTGCAAACTGTCTACCTCCTTTACCTTTAATTTGTACTCCCATTCTGTTACCATCAACAGTTATCCTTTTATGGGCATGGAAGTTATAAACTTTAGCTGCACCTTCCTCACCTACAGTGGCAAACATATTTCTAAATCTATAAGTAGCCTCTTCAAATCTAGTTTCCATAGGTGAGAAAGCTAATGCTCCTAAGAAACCAGCACCCATTACTACTCCAGTAAGTGCTACTGCTCCTATAGCTCCAAACCTAATCATAGTAGGGAATGCTTCAGTCATTTTCCAAGCAGACTCAGCACCTTTCCATAAGATACCCCACCAAGGTTCAGATTTCATATTAGAAGTATCTAACTGTAAGCTGCCTCCATAAGCTAACATCTCCCCAGGGTTATCCATTACACTAGGAGATATCTCTAAAGCTTTATCTTCAGTTTTAGTAACTTTTAAATCCGTTACATGTAATCTATTATTAGTAGCAAATATAGCCCTTAGTAATTTAGCTACTTGCTTAGTATCCATAGCTTCTAAAGCTGCTTTTTGGTGAGGATTTCTAGGGTCATGTGGAAATGCAGCTAATGGATTTCTAATGTCTACTACATTACTTAACTCTGTTAAACTATTGATGTCAAAAGGATCTGTACTTCTACTAAGTATGTTTTCAGGGCGTTGATAAGCTAACTCATTAGACCTTCTTATTCTTAGCTGTAAAACATGACTTAGTATACTGTCTCCACTTACTAACTCTAATGTAGGGTCATTATAAGGAGTTGAATACTTTCTAGGTTTAGCTAGTGGAGATAACTGTGCTGTGGCTGATATAACAGCTAAACTACTTGCCATTAACTTAGTTTTATTATCTGACTTCCTAGTATCTCTAATAGCTTTCTTCATGCCTTCTAAAACTAAAAAGTTATATTGAGAGTTAGGTGTCATTCCTAATTTAAAGAAGTATTTAGGTAGCATTGAGTAGATAGCAAAAGAGGTATCTTGTAAAGCAGACTGAGTTTGAGCATATATTCTATACCTAATACCTTTGTCTCCTGAAGATAAGGTGATGCCAACACCAGGTAAAATAGACTGGAAAGGATTCTGTGGGCTTACTACAAAAGGAGCCATTATATCTTGTAGTGCTTTAGTAACCTTTTGCTGTTGAGGGTCATTAGGATTAAGTAATCTAAACCCCTTCTGACTAATCTGCATTCCCTTGTCATCTACAAAAATAGTTGTATCTATAGGTGAACCATTGTTTCTTTTATCTTGTCTAGTTACTAACCTAAAGATATTAGCTAAACCTTCCCCAAAAGTATTACCATCTAAAGAGTTGTAAAAAGCATCAGTAGCCTTCTGACCTGTACCACCTTCTGAAGCTACATAACCCCAACCTTGCATTAGATAACTAGCAGCTTTAGGTATTAAACCTAATCCTATTATAGATAGAGTAAAAAATCTCTTAGTTCTAGCTGCTGCAACTGACTTACCACCCTTCATGTTAATAAAGTCGGCTCTACTCCATAATGCTTGTAACCCTTTGTTTAGATTAGTATCAGAAACTATAGTATCAATAGCATTAAGTTTAATACTGTTGATTTTGTTGACTGCATCATTCAGAACTACTTCTTCTTTTATAGAATCAGACAATTGAGCAGCAGTAATACTACCTTTGTGCACATTACCTATATAACCTAATGTCTTTTCTAAATACTTATTAACATAGTCTCTTTGTAACCAGTTTTTGTAAGTGACATAAGAAGACCTCAAATAATCTAAAGGGTTAAGATAGTTCTTAGCTCTGACCTTATTAATATAATTAGTTCCAGCAGTATACTCTTTTAGTATCTGTGCTGGAGACTTACCAATGTCAGCTATTTCTAAAGCAGGTATACTTAGTGCAGCAAACCCTACCATAGTTATACTTTTCTTCAGCCAGTTACTCCTTTCATCTTCTAAAGGTCTGCCATCAGCACCTGTAGTAAGATAAGTGTCTTTATCCATGTTGATAGAAACACCAAAGGTAGAATCTGTAAGTAGCCATCCATAGGCAAAGGTAGCACCTACAGTAAGTATGTAGCCTAAATTCATCTTAGGTTTAATAGTTATGTTTTCTACAACTGAGGCTAACTTAGTTTTAATAGGGTTTAACTTACCAGGAATATCTAATCCATCTAACCTATTAGAATACATACCAAAAGCTGCTGTACCCAGTAAAGTAGTACCTGCATAAACCTTTGTTTGAGTTTCATCATCTGCACCTAGAAACTTAGCACCTGTAGTAGCTAAAGGAGCAAATAGTAAAGCAGATACACCAAAAGACCTACCTATTTTACCTAGTGTAGTAGTTCCCTCTTTAAGAATGTTTGCACTATTTTTTACTGTTAAACCTAACTCTTGTATTACTTTAGTTTGAAAGTTGAAGTGAGAAACAGCTAAATTAGCAGAGTAAACTGGAAATGATACTAAATCTTCAAACAATCCATAAGAAGTTTTAAATACAGATTTAACTATGTTAGAGGTGGCTTTTAGTTCACTTGTAAGAATACCATCTTTGTTAAGTAAGTTTATAAAAGGTAGCTTTAAGAAACCTTCCATGAGGCTAATAGTAGTGAGCATACTAGCAGTTAGCACCATTAAACTGCTGCCCATGTTACCAATAGCTCCAAGGAAACTTAGTATGTTGTCTTTACCATTGTTGTGAACTAATGCTCCTTTACCTCCTAAATGATTAGGTTTATCCCAATCAATCATTATAGGAAATAGAAAACTAATGTTAGTACCTAGAATAGGTGCTGTTTGCTGACCAGCTTTAAACTCTAATGTACCTCCTCTTACTAAGTTACCCATTTCATCATACTGTCTACCTTTAGTAACCTCAGTTGCAAAGAACTGAAAGTAAGGAGTAGGTGACTGGTGAGCTATAACTCTAGTAACTTTATCCTTAATCTTAGGATCTACTATAGGCATTGAAGATGTAATGAAACCTAATTGATAAAGTCCTGCTGCTTCTAATGGAGTGATGTTACCTGAGTTTAATCTATCTATAAGTTGTTTCTTTAGAGAAGTTAATTCTCCCATCACTCCTATATTCTCATTAAGGAGAGCATTACCTTTCTTACCTAATACAGCTTCACCTAACCAGGGTATAGATTGAAATACTTTCATAGCATTACTTACTACCCAAGGCGCAGCAGTCCTAGCAGCTAACATTGCTGTAGAAGTCCAGACCATCATAGGTAAGAAATTACCTTTAGGTCTGGCTGATAATAGTTTGTTTCCTTTAATGATTTTAGTAAGTATAGTTTTCTTTAATTGAGATACATTAGGATCAGCTTTAATCCTTTCCAAAGCTTCTGGCGCATTAGTTCCTAATATATATCTATCTAAATTGGGAGACCTTAATGTTGCTATACTACCTACACCTGCTCCTACTGCTAATGAGAATGCAGAGTATCCTAAAGATGCAGCTATTGAAGTGTAACCTCCTCCCCAACCAAATACTCTAGTAGGCTCAAAATCAGGAGTAAAATTATCATTTCTATGAGTTACTGCTACTATCAATTGACTTACTAAAGATGCTCCTGTGGTAGCTTTCATAACATCCTCTAGTATCATAGATGCTCCTAGAATTCCAATAGCATAAACTCCCAGATTGCTTCTATTGTTAAGGAATCTATTACTAGTAATAAGTCTATTAGAATTCCTTAAGTGAGCTTGAGGTAAGTTCTGTTGGTCATAAAACCTAGCAGCATCTTCAATCATTGCATCTCTAGTAACACCTAGCTTGTTATTACTTTCTAAAGTGACTTCATAATCAAGCAGACCTCTAATAAATTTCTCTACATCTTCTACATTCTCACTAGCTAACAATCTATTTTGATTCTTACTATCCCAGTGAAGTGATTTGTTTAGTAATTGTTCTTCTAGTAATAACAGCTTCTTGTGTTCTTTAAGAATACCTCCTACTCCATCTAGATTAAGTATTCTTTGTATACCTGCACCTACTATATTGACTGCTTTACCTAACAAAGTCTTAGGTACTGCAAAACTAGATAACCCTTTAGCTTTGATTCTACCTAATGCAGAAGTTTCATCAATATAAGTACCCTTGTTAACTATAGTTAAGAATTCACCACCGTAATAAAGTCTTTCTAGAGTATGAAATAACCCAGTAAAGTTAAAGACTTCAGCAGCAGATAAGAAATCTTTAGCTATTATCTTTCCTCCTGGATCTAGAGTTAGAGTTACACTATCATAGTTTTTACCCATTCTTCCCCATTTTAAAGGATTGACAGGAAGATAACTACCTAGTTCCTCTAAAGCTTCAGCTACTTTCTTAGCTTTCTCAAAACCATCATTTTGTAATATAAACTTAGCTGTATTTGGGTCTTTACTGTCAAACTCCCCAAAGATATTAGCAGTAGTAGTATTTCTGTAATTAGTTAAAGCATTTTGGAGAAACCTATATTGACTGCTATCTGGTTTATAAGGATTAATTACATCTTCTATAAAAGGTCTGATAGTGTAGTCAAAGTTAATAGCAGCTTTAGTATTCTGTAATAAGTTAACTCCACTAATAAAAGAGTTAAATCCTGGTCTGAAAACTTTTTCTTTTAAATTATCTTGTTCAGCCCATAAGAAGTTTCTTAGCTGAGTTGGATCTTTTGAAGCGTGTTCCCAACCTAGAGTTAACCCTGTAGCTACCATTTGTGCAGCTCTAAAACCAGCTATTTTACTCTTACCTACAGTACCTTGTTGAAGTGCTATATCTATTAAACTTTGATAGGATGTCTTAAACATCTCAGCAGTAACAATACCAAAAGGTACACCTATCAGAAAGTAACCTAAAATTGCTTGAGTAGTTTGTACAACAAAGTTAGTAGCAAAGCTAAGTGTTGATTGAAAGAAACCTTCAGGAGGCTCAACATAAGTTCCTACAGGGTCTATTTCCTGCATTCTTCTAATATAGTCAGGAAGATTACCTCCATAGTAAACTAAAGAGTTATCTAATACTTTACCTAATGCACCTGCTAATGAAGCTAGTGGTCCAACTTCTTCTTTATATATTCTCCCCCAACCATTAGCTATAGACCATTTGTTTACATAGTAAGATAATCCTGATGTAGCCATCTCTCTATCATAATTAGCTATGTACCAGGGAACTGTATCTGTAGTATTACCAGCATTCTGAGCCATGTAAGTTAACTTGTAAGCTGCTGTAGCTGGACCTTCAGTGTCAGTAATATCAAAAGTAAACAGACCTGCATTATCCCTTTGTGCAGCATATATAGCTCTCCTAAAGAAGTAAGCAGAACCATATTGAGAAGGTAGAGTGTAAGTTATTTCAGAGTTAGGATTAAAAAATGGAGTTAGCTGTTGGTTAGTAATACCATACTCTTTAGACATTTTTCTAAGAACTTGCCTATCTTTATACCTTGCTAGTTCAGGTCTTAGTCTATCTAAAGCTTTAGGAGGTAGAAAAGAAGACATCTTACCTCTTTCTATTAACCTAAAATCTGAAGGCATTAAAGCTTTTTTACTAAACAGACCTTCAGATTCAGGAGACTGTAATGCTCTTTCTACTCTTTGATAATACTCAGCTTCTACTTCTTCTGATATAGAACTATCTCTAAAAGAATCATATAAGTAAGCTGCACCTCTTCTGACTAACTCTTGGTTTACGCTAACTAGATTACCTTCTGAATCTTTTATAAAGACTTCTCCCATTACCCTGTCTTGAGAAACGTTTCCAGGAAGTCTAAGATAAACTTGATTGTTAGAAGGTATGATTTCTCTTAGTATTCTTTTACTTTCATCTCCATAATATTGACTTCTTTTATCAAGAGAGTGAGAAGTCTCAGGAGCATCTATACTTAGAAACCTTACTTTACTTCTACCTTGTAGAAATCTTTGATTAGTAGGAGAAACTCCAGTTATAGAAAAAGTATCTGCATCATAATCTCTACTAAAGTTTACTTCAGCAGGTATTAATCTACTTTTTCTATAATTTTCAAGACTACCAAAAGTTCTGTCAGAAGAATACATATTACCTTATAAAAGAAGAGTTAGCATACAAACTATAGTTAGCATATCCATAGTTACTTAATATAGTCTTGTTCTCATAATCTACATAAACTATATCTTCTAGAGTTAGCGGCTTGATATAGTTGACTTCATATTCACTACCTTCAACAGGCTTATCTCCATCTAACCACTCAACAGCTACAGTAGGCTCAGTTGAAGGAACAAACTCAGGGTCAACTACCAAAGGTTCAAAGTAAGGTCTCCAGTAAAGTGAGTTATCAGTTATCTTCCAATTAGTAAACTCAACCCCATTCTGACTAATAGATTTAATATCAATAATATCTAAATTACTAATTAAAGAATCAAAGTTGGTATTAGTTCTAGTTAGTTTAATAGTCTCTATTTTAGGATTAGGTTTATAGAGATAGTAGTCATTATAAGAAAGTAAATAGAATTTATCTGAAGTGGGTACTCTCCAGTATTCTGTGTGTATTAACTTCTTCTGTATCTTTGATAGGTAAGGTACTTTGCCAGCTTCATAAGGACGCTGCCATTCATAATACTCAACTGTATAACAAGAACTAATACTATAACCTATAGAAGGAGGAAGCTGTAACCTTACTTTAAATTGCAAACTAGGATGAGTTGGTATGTTAAAACTTATCTCTCCTTTTCTAGGTAAATTACAGTTAGCTGGAAACTTAATTTTAACTTGATATTCTTTAGCAGATAGCTCAGGTTCAGTAAGTTGATTTACTTCTAGTTGAGAATCAATGTTTTCTATTGGAATGGTAAATAGATTAGTAGAATAATCTAAAAATAGAGAAGTTAAAAGCATATATTAAAATAACAAAACTTCCTAAACTATATGTAAAGAATAGGAAGTTTGTGTAGGATATCTAAAATATTAATTAACCATAGGTTCTCATTAAAATGTAATCTCCACCTTCATCAGTTTCACTATTATTTCCTAATCTACCAACTACTTTACAGTAAATAATTCCCTGTCCAGCATAATAACCTGTAGCGTTAGCTAAGTTAAGTCTCACTGTATCTCCCAAATTAGGTGCTACTTCACTACCATCTAATTTCCATTTAAACACATTAGGTATAAAGCCATAAGGGTTATTAGTAATAGAGTCTCTTAAGTAAAACTCTACCTCTGAAGTAGTTGGAGTTCCGTCACTAAGTTTTATGTGGTCATAATTAGCATTAGCACCAAATCCATGAACAGTGTGTACTACTGAAGAATAAACATTACCCCTGGATCTATCAGCATTTCCATATGTATTAACTCTTAAGTAAAAAGAATATAAATTTTCAGGATAAGATAACACACTATTTTCCAAAACTCCTTGGCTTAAAAAATAATAGTCGTTATAATTAGGTGCTGTTCCTCCCACAGCCATAAACAAACTGATAGATTTAGAATTAGCTGTAGCCCATATAGGAACAGAAGAAGTAAGAGAAGTGGGATTAGTTGAAAAAGTCTGCCCATTACCTATTAAAGTTTTAGCATGGATACTTGCACCGCTTGTTGTGTAAAACAACATCATTCTAGTGTTAGCAGGAAGAGTTGGGTTAGTTCCAGGATTTTCTGTATTTGTTATAACCCCAGTTAAAGTTTCTTCAGGTATATTAGGTCTCCAAGCTATAGATATATTACTTGCAACATTACTATACCAAGAAGCTCTATCATCTGAACCTAAAGCAGTTCTGTGAAAGGTTTGCAACTCTTCATAAACTGTGCCAGTAAGAGAACCTAATTGCTGCCCAGCAATATAATTACCTAAATAGTAATTACCAAAAGCATCACTGTTTATAGTCATAGTATTGTATTATCTTGGTTTTCAAATGTTAAGTTAATAAAGTTGTCTAACAAAGCAGCTTGATTTTCAAAAGTTAATTGAGTAAAGTTATTAGGTATTGATTCAGTATCCTGGTTTTCAAACTGTAAAGTATTAAACTCTAAAGATAAAGGATCTAAGTTTTCAAAAGTTAAAGGTGCAAACAAAGAATATATATTTTGCTCTTCAAAGTTTAATATAACTTCACTATTTATATAAAGAAATTTAGGCATTAATCTATTACCTCCTTTAGTAAATGGAGGATTATATATAACAGTTATTATGTAAACCTAATATTAACAATAGTTTCACTAGCAGTATAAATTAATGGAGTAGTTGAAATTTCCCAAGTTATACCGTTGGAAAATAACTTTCCTTTACTACTAAAGTAATCTTAGTAATACTCCATTATTAGAGTATACTGACATACTAAGGATAGGTGTTCCTGTAGAATCAAACAACTGAAAGTATCTGACTGCATTATTAATTTCTACAATAGTAGCATTCACAGAAGGTCTAATATTTCTTCTAAAGAATTTACTATAAAAGTAGGATTTGCTGAGATAACTTGATTCTTTGAGTTTAAAAGTAATGGAAGTTTACCAGTAATTCTAGTAACCATAAATATAAATTAAAAATATACTATTTAATATAATTAATACTTTTAGCTTTTACTACGCAGATTTGATTTATCTTTGTACAGGATTACTTCTAACTTTACTTAATGCCCAACCTGTATTTTTAACTTTGTATATAGAACTAGGATTAGGGTTTTTATAGCTGGCTACTTTGTTAATAGAAGATACTAAACCAGATGAATTGGTAATCTTACCTGACTGCACCATAAAGATATAACAGTTGTAAACTGCATTACAGATAGCATCAGCTAAGTCTTTACTAAAATCTCTAGGATGGTCTATCTTTCCATTGGGTAATTGAATAATGTTTTGTAATTCAAGCTGTGCAGAAGCAGACCAGGTACTATCTTTAGGTAAAAATAATAATCCCTGATCCATTAATTGTTTAGTAATACTAAAATAAGTATTCTGCATTGAATTAGCAGTAGACATTTCAGCAGTAGAGATACCAGCTAAATGCAATCTTTGTATAGTAGACTGACTCTGAAATCCGTCAAAACTAAACTTATATATTTTTCTATGTCTGGCTATTTCTAAGAATATTTCTTCACAGTTAGTAAAACTTACTATTCTATTAATACCTCTATTTAAATCATCTGTATCTAAGTAAGGTTTCCAAAGGATAAGAGTATCTACAGAAATACCCCATTTACCTTCTACTTCTATTGGAGAACATACAGCTAATGCTGCGCCATCTCTTTTGATCCCATAATCACAATGAGCAAAAGAAGGTAAATTAAAGTTAGTCTCTATTCTATTAATTTTAATTCCTGTATAATATCTAGTTTCTCCTGCTTCATTAGATACATTTAAAGGTACTTGAGTAGTATCACATTTAGAGAATCCTTTAAATGCTTTTAGTATATTATCTTGAATAAAGAAAGTACCTTGCTTAATAGTTCTAATGCCTTCATATTCTAAAGCAGCTTTAATAGGGTTTTTAATATAAGCATCTGAAGACTTAAGTTTCTCTTCTGTTAACTGAGGATTTAAATTAACATCCCAAGTTCTTAATCTAAAACCCAATGTTTTAGGTTCTTTTTCAGATAACTCATACATTTTTTCTATGTAATCTCCTGGCTCCCAGGCAGAGGATATAGCTATTTTCATACCTTCATCCCCAAAAGCTGCTGCCCCGGCCCCCACATTTTCCCAGATTTCATCAGCTTTAGAGTTACCATATTCATCTCTTTCAAATCTAGCAGCTTCATCTATAACAAGTAATTTTAAGTTATAACCTACAAGAGATTTACTAGAAGTATGTTTAGCATGAATATGTACATTTTTAGAATTACATCTTATTTCCTCAGTTAATATTTCTATAAATCCATCTGACTCTAGCTTTTTAAAATAGTTAGAACCTTTAGCATACCCAGTAATAGCAGAAAATATAGTCTCTTTTACTTGATCTAAAGATTGTGCAATAACAAATATATGTAGTGGAGTTTGAGGTAAAAAACCATAGTCTACAGCAGGTTGATGTTTAGTTATTAATTTATAAAACTCATATAAAGTAATAAAACTTACACAGCTTGATTTTGTACCGCGTCTACCTATCTCAACTACTAAGTTTTTATATTTTCTCCCATCAACCCAAGTGGTTCTAGATTTATCAGGAAAATCTTTCCAGGAGTAAAGTATTAGTAACTCATCTTCTGTTAAAGGTTCATTATAAAAAGCTTTAAGTATAGCTTTTTGAGTAGGATAAAGTTTGCTCTCCCCATTAAATATAATCTGTTCAGCAAACTCAATAATACTTAAAGTGCCATCTAAACTATTTAAAGATATTGAAAAAGCTTCTTCTAGTAAATTATCAAATAAATCTTCTGGGTTTACCTTCTCATTCTTTTTAGGCATTAAAATACTACTATTATTAAAACAACAATAGTAGTGTGGTATTTAGTTGCACTAAGTAGGTAAGCAATCTAAATAGATAAATCAGGGGACAGATAAATCTGCTTTAATATCTAAACCTTGGTAGTCATCAAAGTTAGGTAAACTAATACTGTCTAAATCAAAAGCCTGTCTTAGTAAACTCATATTAATATCTGCATCTACAGCTATATAGTAAATTCCTGTAGCGGCTTCTATTAATTTATCTATTCCTGTACCTATTCTGTTATTTAAAGTTAATGGAGTTTCATTAGGAGAAGTTGACTGGGTAAAGACTAACCAACCTGAACTTCTAGGAGTAATAAGAAACTGATTGCTACTTTCTAAATCATAAGTAGTCTTTTGAGTAAGAGAAGAGTTAATAATAGACTGCCTACTCAAAACTACAGGTGAGCTAGTTGATAAGTAGTAAACATTAATAGGATAGTAAGGTAAGCCTGGTTTACTCATATCTCTACTACCATTAATTAGTTTTAGAGATAGCTGGTTTAAAGTATTACCTTTAACTAATGTAGAAGATTTGTATTCTTGTAGTCTAATAGGTTTAGTAACTTGAGTTGGCAGCAATCCATTAACTAATATAATCTGCTTCCTACCTTGGTAAGTTTGATAGTCTAAGTAAAATAAGGAAGCTGGATTAAAATCTATATTTAGCAAGCCATCTAATATTGAGTTACCAAATATACCAAAGTGAGAAGACACTGAATATAATAAATCTCTATCAAAAGAGTAAACATTATAAGGTTCTTCAAAGATTACTGCTTCTTGATCTATTACTTCATAATTATCATAAAGAGTAAACCTTTGATAGATAGGATCTATAATAACTAATTTACCTTTAAAGTTAAGTAACTCAACTAAGTATTGAGCAGCTTGTCTAGGATAAACAATAAATAAATTTTCTATAAAAGTATTAATAGTTCCAAATGCTCTTCTAAGTTGAGGGTACTTAAATTCTAACTCTGCTATTATTTCTTCTAAAGTCATATAGCAATCTCTATATTAATAGTAGGACTGAAGACTACTGGATAGATTAAAGTTTGGGGTGCTGCTACTAAAGGTTCTACTTTGTAAACTGTACCTGTAGTATCTCCTCTATTGTTACCATTAATAATAGGATCAGCTCCTACTAAGTTAGCTCCTCTAGCCCAGACTACATGAGTTACCGGACCAATAGGATTACTTTCAGTAGGAGTAAATGTAGCAGTCACGCTAACAGAAAACTTACCATCATTGTCTTCTATTATATCAGCAGGATCTATAGTAGCTATATATCTAGAATAACTAGCATCTGTCACTTCTTGAGCAGCAGCACTAGCCATAGTTAAGTTTTCTCTATTTAGTAACTCATCATTAGTTGGGGTATCTGTGTTACCTAAAGAAGGCATATTAATTAAGAAAGCTACAAGGTTATATCCTATAGTATCTGTAATAAAAAACTCTCTTATTTCTTTAGTTATAGTTGCTGTCATGATATTGTTAATGTATTAGTTGAACTTTGGCTAATAGTAAAACTTTGATTACTTTCTGTAGTAGGAAGAATTAAAGTAGGTTCAATACCAACTAAACTTAATACTGATAATGCAGTACCCTTGTAATCTAATTTAGGAGATTGTTGTAATAGAAATTGAGAAGTAGAGTTAGCATACAAATAAAACTTTATATGAGAATTATAACTTGAGTCAGTGTACTGATATTGATACTCTCCTACAAAGTAGCTATCTCCTGAAATTGGATATGAATTTTCTAGTTGACACTCATCTACAATAAGTTGATTCTCAGTTGGTATACCTAAAGGATAGTTTAAATCAGTAGGTCTTAATGGGGATAGGTAGTAGAAATCTTTTACTGAATAATAACCTTTTAAATCTTTATATTCATACAATAAAGTTTGATTAAGTAAACATACTCTACCAGTAAACTCAAATGTAGGTAAAAAAGAATGAGTAAATCCAGAGCTAACATTAACTAAGTAAGAGCTGCCCCAACTGACTGAATTAGCTTCTATTAAGTAATTCTTAGTAGGGTAAATTAACTCTACCTCTTTAGCTTCATTCCAACTAGAGTAATAAGGTATTTTATCTTTTAGTCTGTTAAAGTTAGCTTGAGTTGCAGAAATGTAAACAAACTGTAAGTCTTCAAAATTAGTAATGTTATTTGAGTTAACAAATTCCCAATAGTATTGATTACCTAAATACTTACAAGATAAGTAAGTAAAAGGTAAATTGATTAAGTATTGATAAGCTTCCTCTTCTGTATAAGGAAGATAAAAGTCAGATAGTATTAAGTCTTGTTTAGGATACAAAACTTGGATGGCTTGCTGTAATCTGACTTGTGATATGTAGTTTGTTATGTTTGTCATAATTATCTAAAGTTAACAACGCCTTTTTTAGTCACAACCCAATTATCTCCTATTTTAGTTAACTCTGCTGGAGAGATTAAGATAGGTGTTTTTCCTGAAGGTAATGTAGAAGGAACATCAAAATAACTTGAAAAAGCATTATAGTTAAATTCATTTAATCTTATATTAGGTTTATAAGTTAAACTAAATTGATTAGTTGTTTGTTCTACTACCCAGTAACTACCTCTAGAATTAGGTTGCATTATTGGGTTGACATTTGCCCCTAATCTTCTTTGTTCAAGAGTAGTTTCTAATTCAGTAACAGGAGTAGCTTTATTTCTAAAACTTTGAGGATTCCTATTAAAGTCATCTATCCAACTTACCTGACTAGGATTAGTAACAACAGGTTGGGGCTGCTGAACTACAGGTTGACTAACAGGATCAGGAGTATTAGTTGTAGTTGTCTGACCTTCTGGAACTGGAGGTTGAGGATTTTGAGTTACAGGTTGTTGTGGAGGTGTGGTAGTTACAGTTGGAGTAATAAAACTAGAAGACTCTATTTGAGAGTAGGGTATAGCGTTAGTGTTGTTTCTTCCTATTATTACTCCAGCTTCAGTAAATCTTAAGTCAGTAGAGGAATCTATAATAATATTATCATCTATAAAAATATTATTTCCTCCAACTTTAATAGATATATCTTTAGTACCTCTACTACCATATCTATTAATAAGAGTTAATACTGCTCGTTTATTATTGGTAGATAAATTTAATATAGACTGCTCTACCTTATCAGGTAAAAATAGAGCTTTGATTGCGTTATCTAATCTTGTAGTTTGACTAACTGGACTTGAGCTGCCTCCAGTAGAAGTCTGTGTAGGATCTGAAGCTGTAGGAGAATTAGTTGTAGTAGTTACAGAAGGTTGAGTGAATACTGACTCAGGAACATTAGTAACTTCTTTTCCAGTATATATAATTCCATCATCTGCTGTTAGGAGAATTAAATCCCCTCTAGATTTGACTTTAGTAATTGTTACTGATTTAGATACTCCATTTTTAGTAACTGTAATAGTCTGATTCTTTAAGGCATCTTCGACATCAGGTAATCCTTTTAATCTAGTTAATAAATCATCTGTTTGGTTGACTATAGTTTGAGTAACAGATTGAGAAGCATTATTATTTACAGAACTTGGTATTGAAGTGCCTTGTTTTGTACCTCTTCTTATAACAGAACTTCCAATAGCAGAAGCTCCCCCTATAATTAAATTAGCAAAAAAGTAACTTACAAAATTGTCTATTGCCGTATCACTATCTTTATTAAATTCTTGAGTTCTCTGCCAAGCTTCACCTAATACATCAAAACCACAAGCAGTAACAGCAGGTATAAAAGTAGTACCAAACCCTGCTATAGCTCCAGCAGCAGTTCCAGCAGGTCCAGCTACAGATCCCGCTTTTGCACCAACTATAGTAGTATAAGAAGATAAAACTGCTGACGCTGCTGCACAACCTCCTACTTTACCAGCTATATCTTTAAAAGTATTAGCATTCCACCCAATTAAACCAGATATGTCCCCATCAAAGCTAGAAGAATTACCTTCACACTCATCTTCTAAAGGTTTTATTGTTTGATTTTGATCTCCATCTAATACTCTAGTATACCTAGTAATATAATTTCCATCAGTAGCATTAAAGTTTAATTTCCAATATATCTCTTCTTTACACCCTAAAACTACTCCTGTAAAAGAAACAACTCTACAGAATATTCTAGCTCTTACCCATAAAATATCTCCTTTGAGCCTAAAAGTAACATCATCAAAAGCAGTTCTTCCAATACTACCTAAAATACCTGTAAACCAAGAAGTCAATCCTTGAGGAGGTTTACCTGTTATATAATCTTTAAAATAATAAAGTCTACTTTCTTGTATATACTTTAAATAACCAACTAAATGTTCATAACATAATTCCTGATTTAACCTTTTTTTAGGGTCAGATATATTATTAATGCCCTCAACTATCTTATTAACTTGATCAATTAATTGAGCTTGTTCACTGTTAGGAACATTAGCTTCTGGAACTAAAGCATTACTTTCTGAACCATTCTCAGTTGTCCCCTCTTGATCTTTAGCAGTCTTCAAATCAACTTTAGCTTTGTCAATAGCAGCCTGTAAACTATTATTTAAATTAATATTGGTTTTAGAAGCCATATTAAAGTCAGTTACATCTAAAACTAATGTATACCAAGTTCTCTCTTGAGTAGCATGATACACATCTAGGTTTCTGATAACAGCAGTAAACTGAGGATTACCTGATGTGGGGTCTTGTAACTTTAAGGATGCTGCATGAGGAGAAGATTTTATATCTCTGTAAACCTGAGCAGTATTAATCTCAACTTCAATTTGTTTACCTTCATAAGCTAACTTTTGAAAAGCTAAGTAAGAGTTGTAAGCATTGAGTTCTGCTTTAGGTTCTCTAAATGGATTGTCTGCTACAGTTCTACCTCCTAGAGTAGAGCTAAATCTATTACTACCAAAGGCCTTAGGGTCATCTACTAAAGTTTTCTCTTCACCATCTGCTCCAGTAAAAGCACCTACTATAATAACTTGTAGTCCTTTAACACCTAAGTTTTGATAGATAGGTGAGAAGCCAGGTATTTGTTGTTTACCTACAGCAGGTACAAACTTAAAGTTAAGCCCAGGCATAGCATTAGGTACATCTCTACCTCCTTGTATAGGTACTGTAGATTGTCTAGCTGGAAGTAGGGACATATAATAGCTAGAGAAAGGTGATTGGTTTGCTGCTACTTCAGGTTGTTTAGTTGTAAACCTAATACCCCACTCTTCCACAGGTAGTTCTTTTAGTTGTGGAGTTTTAGTTGTAGGTTTTGTATTAGTAGGAGTTTTAGTTGTGGGTTTTTTAGCGTTAGGAGTTTGATTTTTTGTAGGTTTTGTATTAGTAGGAGTAGTAGAGGTATTATTTTTAGTTGACGTAGTTTTTGAAGGTGCAGTAGACTTTTGTGTAACTGTAGGTAAAGGTTTAGGAGGATTAACTTTAGTGTCTTTAGAAGATTCTTTTTTAATAGATATAAATTTATTTAAATCTTGTATTACACTTTCTACTGCGGTTATATTATCTCTATATATTTTAGCATTATCTTCAGTAGAATCTATAAAATCTGCTACCTTAAACAAAGAATCATTAATAAAAGCTTTGGCTTCTTCTATGTAACTTCTAGCTGAATTAATGTAAGTATTTGCATTAATTTCATTTGAGTCTTTACAAAAAGTTTCTTTATCATCTATAAGTCTATCTCTTACTGCTACAAATTCAGGATAATTAGTAGCCGCCCAAAAAGTATTTAAATTACATATTCTTTTAACTAAATCATCTACATCTTTAACACTATTAGTAGCTACAGCAGTCGGAGTTGTAGGTTGCTGTAGCTTAGATTCAGTTTCTTTTAATTTAGTAACTATATCTTTAATAGCTTTTAAATTAAGACTTATACTAGTAATGGAACTTCTTACTTGATTAACAATAGAAGAAACTATTTTATTACTAAAATCTCCACTAGAAGCAGTAACCTTTGTATATAAACTATTTATTATTGGAGTTATAACGTCTCTATAATATTCATCTTTGTCTGAAATAGTAGCTAAAAATTGATTATAATTACTTAGTTGAATTTTAGATAAATTAGTAATTAAAGTTTTAACTTCAGAAAGATAATTTAATACATCTTCTTTTAAGTCTTTATTTTCCTGAGAGAAGTTAGCACTATTTAGCTGAGTTAATTCTTTCTGTAGTAAAATATGAGGATTAGTGTTTCCTTCTACTACTAACTTGAGTAACTCTTTAATAATAATACTAATACTAGTCTGACTCATCTAAAACCCTCCTGTATACAATTTAGTAATAATTTCTTGTAGGCTGCTGTTATTAAAATCTAAATAGTTAGCTGCCATTTGAAACTTACTATTGTTAGCAATCTCTTCAGTATTTGTAAAAGAGTAAACTCTAGCAGATTCAGTATCAAACAAAGGTTGTTTACTATTAAGAGTTTTCTTATTAGCTACAGGTAAATTGCTAACAGAAAGTAAAACTAAAGGTAGCTCTGTAAGAGCAATAATTTCATCATCAATAAAATCAGATAGTCTTAAATGTTGTAAGAGGATAGCTAATGCTAATAAAATTGCATGAGTAAACTGAGGGAATCTAGCTTTCAACTCAGAATACTTTTTATTGATTCTTAAACCCTGCCACTCTAGTTTATAAGTAGAATTATCAGCAGGTAGTTTCTCTAGAAAAGATAATAAATCTGGAGGCATATTATGTTGTATAGAATATTCAATTTAGTGTAATTAAATAAGGAATGCAAATGTTATGCGTAAATATAAAGTGACTGTAGAAGCTGAGTTAACTCTAAATGACTTTGTAGATCACATTGATGTAAATAAGTTTAGTGAGTCTTCTATTATTATTCATTTAATAAATGAAGAAAATAACCCAGAGGAATGTGAATATAAACTATCTCTAGAGCTTTGGGACAATAGTTATGGTGAATTTATTCAAGAAGCTATTATTAAAGCTATAAATGTATCAGAAATTACAAACTAGTTAATTTCTAAAGTTACCCTGAAACAGAATAGATAGATTGAAGTTTATAAAATAAATATACTGGAGGATAGATAAATGAAAACAAAGAAAGTATTAGCTGAATTAGTAGCCCAAAGTATTGCTGACTATGAAAAGTACATGTCTACACTTACTCCAGAACAACAAGCTATTAGAAGAAATGCTTTCTGGAGTAAAGTTAATAATGATAACAAAGTGGCAGCCTAGTATTTAAACTCTATACTAACTACCTGATTACCTTTTATGTATATTCTTCTTATACAAGACTTTAATATTTGCCCCTTCAAAGAGGTATCTAAAGTCTCCCAGTACAAAGGGTCAGAGAAAGCAGATATTATTCTCTCTTTAGATACTATATAGTTTACAGACTGAGTAGCTGTTGACTTATCTAACTCTGCTATTCTCCTTTTAGTCTGCATAATAGAGTCTTGTAAAGTTATGTCATAAGGCAGACTTTCTAAAGCAGTTAATTGGTTCTTAAGTTTCTGCAACTCTTTACTATCTACTGTAGTTACAACAGGAGTCTCTCCTATCTTAGATAACCTCTCTGCTTCCTGTATAAGTAAAAGTATTACTTGGTGTTCTAATGAGTCAGAACTAATCATAGTAGAGTTAGTACAAGTTCTAGTTCTGTAAAAGCTACACTGATAGTAATGTCTAAGATAGTTTGTACTTTTAACTAACTTTTTAGATTGTCTACTGTAAGCTGCATGGCAGTAATAACACTTTAGTAAACCAGCAAAGGGATTAAGGTATCTTTGTTCAGTAGTCCATCTATTATGTCTATTAGCAGAGATAAATGATTTTACTTGTTCATATTCCTGATAAGTAATAATAGCTTCTCCACTAGCTCCAAAAGAGTTAACAGGATAGTTAGCAGTATTGCCATGAGTACCCCAAGATATAGTCCACTGTTCAAAGGGTTTTTTATGACCTTTAGATTTAGTATTAATATTATAAGGAGTACCACCAGCATACACAGGATTAATGAGGGTATTCCTTAAACCAGATACAGTCCAACTTAAGCTTTTAGAAGAATAGCCAAATAAAAGAGTTCTATTAGTATCTTTGATAGATTGATAACTAAGTTCATCCTCTTGTTGAATAACATTAGGTTTCTTTTCTTTACCTTTAGTAGTAGCTTTAACTTGAATACCAAAAGTCTCATGTAACTTAGCTACTGTTTTATTAATAGTACCTACTTCAAAGAAACAGTCAAATACATATCTAGCTAATGTTGCTTTAGTAAATACTTGCTTATTATTTAATAAGCATATAATTTCTGTATGATCTAAAGTGTAACTATCATTAATAACCTGATAACCAAAAGGAGCGTTCCAATGAGGTTTATTTTGTGACCTTCTAAAATTAACATCATCTTTAACTCTTTTAGATAACATTTCTACTTCATATTGAGCGGCAGCTAATCTAACATTTATAGTTAGTTTGTCTGCTATGTTATCTATGTTAAAGTTTTCATCTAAAGCAACAGAAGTTATATCTTTCTTTTTGAGAGCATCCATTAGCTGATAAAAAACTAGGTAAGAGGAAGTTAATCTATCTATTCTTATAAATATAAACTTAGATATCTCTCCTTTTTGAGAGTAGTTTATATCTTCTATAAGTTGCAGTAACCCTCTTCTAGTATCACTTGTCCTAGATTCTATATCATAGTAGATTTTAGTAGCTTCTGCTGCCCTAACTCTCTGCATCTGTTTGATAAGAGAATTCCTGTCTTCTTGCTGTTCTTGAGTAGAAACTCTACAGTAAGCAATCACTTGAGGTTGAAACATGATAGCTGTCTCCTAAAGATATACCTGATAGTATACACTTTGGAGAACGTAAGTTTACACTATCAGGCAAGTGCTAGAAGACTTACTCTGATTAGGTTTCAAAAAATTCATCTATTTCTTGCTTGGCTTTTATTACTCTAACTTGTTTAGTCAAAGTATTTAAGTCTGTTTTAATCTGCTGTAGTATTTTCAAGATTTGTTCTTGAGATATTGCATCTTTATTGTCTTGTTCAATCATTTTATTTAACAAAAGGAATTTAATAATATGTCTTTAAAATACACTTCTCAATTATCTAACATTGGTACTGTTTATGAAGGTGAGACTCCTAATGAATTAGCTCAAAAAGCAGGTTTAGATTGGAATGTAATTGTAACTCCAGCTAACTATACTGTAAATGGTACTAATTATCAAAGTAAGTCTACTAATATTATTGTAAGAGAAGATAAACCTGAAGTACAGTTAGGAGACTGTGGTACTAAATGGCAGCCACTTCAAAATGTAAATATTCTAGAAAGTGTAATTGAATTCTGTAATAATGAACCTACCTTAAAACTAGATAGGGTAGGTTGCTTTAAGAATGGTAAAACTATCTGGGCTTCTATCAAAACAGATAAAGTTATTGAACTAAAAGGTGGAGATTTAATTAGTGGTAGCTTGTTATTAGTTAACTCTCATGACTATGCTAATGGTATGTTAGTTAAACTATTACTAGATAGAGAAATCTGCTTTAATCAATTAGCTGTAGGAGTGCAAACTAAAACTAAAGTGTATGCCCACTCTAAGTTTCTTACTCAAGACAAAGTAATGTCAGTGTTAGCTGGTTTCCATAATCAGTTTAACCAATTTAAAAAAGATGCTGAAATACTTAGCAATACTGAAATAGACTTAGATTTATTCTACAGACTAGTTATCAAAGAGTTTGGTAATATAGAAAAAATGAATCATCTGAAGGCTCACTTATCTGACTTAGATGAGCAACCTAAAGCAGTTAGACAGATTGTTCAGCTATACTCAGGAGCAGGTATGGGTAGTGATATGATAAGTGCATATAACACAATGTGGGGTTGCTTAAACGCAACAACTGAGTTTGTTAACCATAAGTCTAAGAAAACTGGAGGAGTAGAAGGTCACATTAATAGCCTATGGTTAGAAAGTAAAGCTAGAAAGCAACAGAATATTTACAAACAGTTAGTTAGTTTAGCAAGAGTATAAATGTAGATAATTTACGTATATAAAGGCTACATAGTAGGAGATGTTGTAATCTGCCCTACTGGTCAAGTAGGCTAAAAAAATACAGTATCTAGATTACCTTCTCTTAATAAGGCTTTTAGATTACTGTAGCATTCTTCTAACTGTGTTAATTTGTCTTGGTTAGAGTACCAATCTAAAGTAGGTTCTTCTAAATACTGTATTTCTATAATTCCAAAGATACCTTTCTTGCTAGTTAGCAGTCTACTATATTTTGTGTGAATACCTCTTTTCGTTAGATAGTTAACACAAACTAGAGATAAAGAGGATTGACCTCTGTAATACTTATTAAATTTAACATCAGTAAGATGTTTTAATTCTTTGTTAATAAAACAGTCTGTTATAGGTATTTTTCTAATAAGAGTTTTTAAAGAAGGAACGTTAATTTGAGTAGCTTCATAAACTACAGAAAACTCTTTAAAAGGAATGGCATCTGTATTACAAGTATTGTGAACTAAGGCAACAGCTACCCTACTGGCTTGAGTAATATCTAACGTCTGTTTAACTACTTCTTGTATTTTTTCATGATTGTCTATCTCTTCAAATTTTACATAGTTACTGTTAACTTTCTTTGGCTGTTTAAAAGCTACAGTAAGTAGTATCAAACTAGATATTATTAGAGATAGTAATCCAAACACTTCTTCTGTGTGATTTTTATAAAAGTCTACTAAATTATCTCTAGTAGATTTAACTTCAATTATATTCATAAAGTTAGTAAATAATATACATAGATTTACTAACACTTATTTATGTGCAAATTATATTTAATTTTATTTAAAAAACTTAATAGTAAATGAATAACAAACCTAATGGCTTTATCTTATATGAAGGAGCCTCTACTTTTGATGGCAGCCCCATTGTAGTTATAGTAACTGGGTATAAAACTCCTAGTGCTAACCCTAAAACTGGAGATATGTTACAAACGTGGATTATCAAATCAGATGACTTTCCTAGTAATGCTATTAAAAAAGGTAGTGATAGTTCAATTTGTGGTAGCTGTTCTCTTAGAGGTAAAATATGTTATGTCTACATGGCTCCAGTCAACAATATATGGAGAAACTATAAAGAAGGGTGTTACCCTAAAGTAAATGATAAGATACTACAGAGGATTAAGAGAAGAAGGCGTTTAGTACGCTTAGGAAGCTATGGCGACCCCTGTGCAGTACCTTTAGAAGTATAGCAGCCTCTTATTAAAGCTGGTGCTGGTTACACTGGTTATACTCATGCTTGGCAGTATACTGACCAAAGGTGGAAACAATACTTGATGGCTTCTGTTGAATCTACTACACTAATGGAGAAAGCGCATGACTTAGGTTGGAGAACCTTTAGAATAATAGAGTCTACTGATGAGTTAACTGATAAAGAAACGATGTGTAAGAATTGGTTAGATGAGGATATTAAGTGTGAGGACTGCAAGCTATGTAATGGTAAAAGTAATAAACCAAGCATAGCTAATGTAGTACATGGTGTTAAATGGAAAGTAAATAACTATAAAGAGTTAGTATTAAATTAACCTACCAATTATAAGTAAACTTAAATTATAAATACTTGCAATTACATTTACCATTGAGGAGATAATGGCAAAGTTGCAGGTATATAATTCTCCTACAGACTTTTATGAATATGATTTAGAAGATAAATCTATAGTAACAGTAGGTAGGTCTTCTAACACTAATATAATTATACAAAGTAATTATGTTAGTAGAAGTCACTGTTCTTTTATCTTATTAGAGAAAGAAGAAGTGGCAGATAAGTTTTATTGGGTAATTAAAGATAATAGTAGCAGTAACGGTACTTGGGTTAACAATAACAAAGTAATAGTTTGCACTTTAAACAATGCAGATACTATTACTTTTATGGGTAACTCCACATTTCCTAAAATAGTCTATATAGTTGAAGCTGAATTAGACACAGAAAGTAAAGAAACAGGAGCTTATGAGTATGCTGAGGCGTGGTAACTTAATTCTATTGTGGGGATTAGTAGCCAGCATCTCAGGTTACTTTGTCCTCAACTTTCTTATTAAAAGTGTCAGTGATAGGATAGCTTTAATATCTTTTATCTTTAGTTTAGGGGCTACTATCTATGGGCTAATAGAACAAAGGAAAACAGATAACTTTAAAACTCTAAAAGAAACTAAAGATTCTATCTTATTAGAAGTAGATGACTTAAAACAGTATACTTTAAATCAGGTTAAAGAAATAAAACATGAATCTGAAAAGAATGATACTAGACATGACAACGCTATTATTCTGTTAACTCAACAAATAAACGCTCTTAAGATAAGGTTTGAACATCATATAGAAGAAGCTGGTCACTTATATACTACTAAGGAGTTACTTAAGTTAAAAGAACAAATAGAGTATATTAAAGCTATAGTTAATGTTCAGACTAAGTACGCTGATGTACATTTAAAATTACTTAAATTAGAGAAAATGCTTAGGGTGACTAAAGATTATAGAAAGGTAGATTCAGAAAAGTTAAGTAAAGAAATTCACGATACTCCTTAATATGGTTAAAACTGCTGAACAAAGACACCACAATCAAAGACTATTAAATAAGTATAGTAAGCTAGTTAGTAAAAGAAGAAAAGAATGGTTGACTTTAGGTAGAGTGTTCAAGCAAGACCCTTTTGATTGTGGTAATCCTAAGTGTGTAGTTTGTGGTAAAAATACTAAAGGTAAGAATAAAACTAAAGAGAAGTATAAGTTAGATAGTTACTATTATGAGTAGAACTTACAGACATAGAGAGCTAAATAAGTTTATAACTAATAGTTACAATACTAGAAGATACCATTACTTAAGAAGACCTAAAACTAAAAATGAGATTACTCAATTACAAAAAGCTGTAGATGAGATAACAGAAGAGGGATTTAGTGTAAACAATAGAACCCTTGCTAGAAGTAATCCTGGTAGTAGTTTAATAGTAAATGCCTGGGATGATATAGTTATAGCTGCTTTGAGTGAAGTTGATTTTGTAAAAGAAAATTAATATGTGGCAACCCGTAGAAACAGCTCCTAAAGATGGTACTAAAATTTTAGCTTGCTATGTTACAGAGAATTCAGAGTACAACCCTATTACAGTAAAATGGAGATGCTATCATCCTAATGCTAAAGGAAAAGAATGTTGGAGAGATTCAATGAGTGACAAAGTAATAGTAACTCATTGGATGCCTTTACCTAAACCCCCCTATACTTTTTTCTCCATTTTTATAAAACTCCTAAAAGCCTTATTACATAAAGGTTTCAGGGGTTTTATATAGCTATTGGTGCGGTAATAATAGCACCCTAACTAACTTCCTTATAATTATCTATATTCCTCTTTCTCTAGTAGAAATCCTCTCTCTTCTATCTCTATCCAGTTAACTAGTCTTTGATAACTCTTACTTTCTGAATCTTTACTCTCTATAGTTAATCCATCATAGCTGTAGGTTACTATATTCTCTTTTATTACTTCTGCTATTAATCTTTGGATTATAGATTGTTCTCTACCTTGGCAATAGAAAGCTAATAATCTGGAAGCTACTTTAACTTTATCAAATCTACCTTCTGAACCTAACTCAACTTTGTAGTTATTTAATTCAGTTTTAAGATTAAACTTTAAACCTAATGAGTTAGTGTGAATTAGCTTAGTAGCTTTAGGCTTCTCTATTAAATCTGCTGTGTACTGATTTAACCATCCATCTCTTAAATTAAGTAAAGGTTTAAGAATACCTGTAAAACATTCCTCTACTTTAGTTTTATTAACAGCATACTCAATATTGTATTTAACTTTAGCTCTTCTACTTGCAAGGTAAGGTAGCTCTGATAACTTGGCTCCAAAACAAAATCCATAGACTATTATTTTCTTGATGTCTTTTGGTAAATCTTTAGACCCAATGTGTCCCCAAATACTATCAGTTCTTATAATGTGAGCTATCTGTTCCTTGACAACCTCAGCTCCTAATATGTCACAGAGAACTAATAACTGGGCACACTTCAAGTCTACCTCTAAGCAGTAATTATTAGGGTCAGTAGCCTTTATAAAATATTTTCTGAATTTAGTAACCAAAGCCATTGGTCCACCTCTAGTATGCAATCTACCTGGCTTCTGAAGAAAGTAAGAGTCATGGTATTGAGGTTGATTAGTCAAAGCCATCTCATTCATAGCAAACATTAGAGATAACCTTTGGTACTTATTTAAGTTTAGATTTCTAATAAATTCCTTACCTTTAAGAGAATTAAAGAGGTCTAAATCAAATCTAAACTTAGAGTTTCTTAACTTCTGCCAAGCATCTCTAGTACATGAAGGTAAATCAGATAGTTTAATATCAGGACCGCCCCATTTAGCAGGCTTAACTCCTACATTCTTACTACTCCTCAAGAAGTCAGGAGATACTTCTTTGTACTCTAAAATATCAGACACATAATTATCTACTTTTTCCTGGAGTTCATCTATCACTTTAAACCTCCTACAGTATTCTTTGTTGTAGCCTGTATATGCAACTATACTAGATAAAGGTTCAATAGTATTTTTAGTAACAGTTCCCATATATTTTTGTAAGTTGCGGTTAGAATATTCTGCTGCTTTAAAAGGAGTCATTAAAGTAAATAGAAGTTGTACAGGTATCTGAAAATAGTCTGAAGGCTCTAGTTGTTGCTCTTTATTCTTCTTTAGCTTTAGTAATTGAACTAAGTAGGTTATTTGTTCATCTGATAACTTTATACCTATCATTTCATGGGCTACTTCAGCAACTATATAAGATGTAAATTTAGAAGCAATATTGCTTTGATAATCTGCTATCTTTTTGATATAATTATTCATATAAGAAATATTCTGTTTTTTATTTAGTTGTAAGAAGAGAGTTGTTGTCAGAGGCATCTCTCTTTTTAGTTTTATATAATAAGATTATACTATAAGAGTAAGTAAACTTAGTAAAGATAGATATGTATGACAACTGTATATGTAGTAACTTCTAGTGAATATAATGCTGGCTTTTAGAAAAGAGTAAGTAGATAAATTATGAATGTAGAAAAACTAAAACAACATTTTAAAAACAAGAAAAATGTTAGGTTTCATGAGCACTCAGATAGGTTACTAGTTTGTTATATAACAGAGAAAGATAACACTTCAGTAGCTATAGGTTTAACTTTTTATAGGTAAAAGTATGACAGTAACAATTAAAGATAGCAATAATCAAGTAATAGGTACTGCTGACAGTATTAAAATTACAACAGAAAGTATTGTAGAGACTTATCAACCTGCTGATGTAGTTAGAGATAAAGAGGGTAATTATGTCAGCAGTAAACCTATAGGTAATCCAATTTCTTTTAATGGAGAATTACTTATAAAATTCAGGTTAATTAATACTTCTTTTATTGGAAGTAAAAATGAGGAATATAATATCCAAGCTCCTAAAGGCTTTTTTGATAGTACAGAAGAAAGCTTAATTCTTGCTAATCTTAAAAAGTGTAGATTTACTCATAGTCAAGAAGGTGTTGCACAGGGTATTTTCTTTACTAATCCTAATAGTATTATAGGAGTAATGGAATACTATTTTCCTAAACTATATATTCATAGAAACTTTTCTGATAAAGTAATTGGGGGTTTTACTGAATCAGATTTTGATAGCCCTAGTATAGAAGTTAATAAGTTTACAGAAGTATACAAATCTTTGTTACATTTAGGAGACTCTGATAGTATTTATCTTTATGAATCAACAGATTTACATGAGTTAATGCAAATTACTAAACAAAAGTTAAATAAGTTATTTGTAAGTTGGTTGCATAAAATAAATTAATATGGTAGAACTTAAAGACAGAAATAACAATGTTGTTGCTATATATGAAGCAGTCACTTTAAAGATAGCAGAATGTATTCCTCCTCAAAAAGCTATTCTTCTTGATACAAAGACTTATATAACTTTTAAATTACACAACTTAATTCAAAAAAGAGGATTGCCCATAGATCCCTATGAAGGGTTTTCTATTGAGTATAAATACTCTTCAGAGTATATAATTAGGTTAATTGGCTGTAGATTCAATCAAAATAGCACCAATGAAGGAACTACCCTTTATAAAGAAACTATAGATTTAAGTAAATATCCTAAAGAGCTCAAACCTGTATTAGCTGAGATCCACTCCCAAGGTTCACTAGGTCTATCTAAATGGTATGAAGTAGTCTACTTTGATTCAGACATTAGATACTGTTGGTGTAGCTATGCTGGTAGTGATACCTTTAAGAAAGGTGAGCAAGTGGTAGCCTGGGAGTATGTTGACAATATTGAGTTAAGTAATAAAGTAAACTAATGTAGGCGATCGCTAACAATCAATAAAATAAAGGAGGTTACATGACTAAACCCATTATTGGAGAAATTTACATATATAAAGATGAAGAGTATACTTACACAGAAGAATGTGATAAGTTACAGAAAACCCCTTATTCTGAACTATATGTAGAAAGAGATGAACAGATAACTACAATACCTAATGGTAGCTATAAAAAGAAAACTGAAGTTGACTTATATAATGAACTGTTTAAGTTAACTAACTATTATTGGTATGTTGAACCTATTACAGTTAAGACTAAAAATAATAGAAACGTTACCAGAGGTTATAGATTTAGTAGAACTTTAAATCTAGTTAACTTAGAAGGCTTCTATTGTTTAGAAGATAGTAAATGGGAATCTAAATATAAGTTAACTATTAGGTATAAAGATACTGAAGAAAGAGGATATATCTTAGAAAGTGTTAAGTCAGATAACTCTCTTGAAGAAGTTATAAATCAAACAAAAGAATACTTAGTTAACTTATACAAAGCAGACTTAAAGGAGCTTGCATGAATTACACTAAAGAGTTTGAAGACTGGTGGACATATACCTACAAAGGAAAGTTAAACCCTACTCCTAGTTTAGAAGAAGCCTTTAAAGAGGTAGCTTATGCAGCTTGGCAACATCAGCAAACTGAAATACAAGAAGCTAGAAATATAGCTGAAAAAGTTAGAGATGAATTAAATGAAGAAGTATCAAAATATTACAAGTTTAGTTGGGAGTAATTAAACATGACTATACAAAAAGGTAGCCCTCTCTACATAGCTCAAAGACAGTATAGAAAAGGGCTAAAAGAAGCAAAAAGAATTATTGAACTAGAGTTATCTCAGTTTGATGAAAATGGAGAGTATAATAGAAAGTTTCCTCCTAGTATCTATAACAACTTATATCAGTTAACTACATTGTCAGCTAAGTTTGAAGCACTATTAGAAGTAGAGGAAGAGATAAAAAGTTCTTCTTTTGAAGTTGTTAGTAACCCTACTAATGCAATTATTGAGAAACTTAAATCTACTCAGATCCCTTTTATAGATAAAGAAGGTAATGAATGGTATAGATTAAATCAGTAAACAACTCCCTTCAGTTTCATAATATAAGGTACTACTTCAGCATTCTGACTACTAAACTCTATCTTTAAAGTTAACTTAGTCCTGAGTATTCTAGAAGTATTACCATTGATATCTGTACTTACTGTAGTGGGGTCTAAATCCTTAACTACCCAAGTACCCTTACTCAAGGGAATATTGCCATTTACTAACTCTACAGTATCCTCATCTAATTGAATAGCTTGCCAGGTTTCTCCAGCATTAGAGCTAAAGCTAACTGTAATATCAGTACCAGTAGGTTTATAATAGTCAAACTCTACTTCTACATTTCTATAACCTTTTTTGTAATCTATAGTTCTGCTAACCCAAGTCCCAGTCTTCTTATTCTCTTGAATAGTAAAGTCAGACTGATTTAGCAACACTATAGGGAACAAGTTAGTAGTCCCACTTAAAACTAACTTAATATCAACTTCACTTCTGTTACCTTCTATTGGCTGACTAGAATTAAGAGATAACCAACTACCATTAACATTTCTATAAAAGTATTCTACTCTAGTTGCTTGAGGACAAATAGTTTTAATATTTCTATTAATAAAATGAATGTTACCCAGAGGATTACTAATCTTGTAAACTACTTCACTATTGCTAACTGAAGGTACTGCTTGTACTAACTGAAATGTTAAGTCTTTAGATAAATCCCTTACCCATTGATTCTGTTGTTTAAATAATAGGTCTCCTGCAATTAAAGGCTGCAAATCAGATACAGAGGTAGAATTAATACTTCTTTGACCTGCTTGAGCATAATAGAATTCTAAAGGCTGCCCATTAGTTAGAGGAGCTATTACTAAAGCATACTGTCCTGTAGATGTTAAAGGTATTGGGATATCAAAGTTAATTGAACTAAACCTTGTACCATCTGAAGATAAGTTAACATCTACTAATTTTAGTATTCCTTGACCTAATGTCTCTCCAGTAGGTAAATCAGAATTAGCTTTTACTACAGAAACCAAAGCTACATTAATATCAGGATTAGTAAACTGAGGTACTCTCCTTAAAGCCAAGTTTACTTTGCTCAACATTAACGGGGCTTCAACAGTAAAAGTTTGAGCAATACTAGAGTTGTAATCTAGTTTTGTTAACTCACCACCTTTATCTCTAAACAATACATTAGCTGACTGGTTACTGTTAGATACGGTAATAGTGTATTGTTTGTAAGATAAGTTAGTTGGCACATTAAAAGTTAATCTAAAGCTGCCATCTTCACTAGCTTTAATAGTGTTAACATTAGTTCCTAAAGTTCCTTTAAGTAAGTTAAACTCAGTAATCTGAACATTACCAAATACTATTCTTAAATTATCTGCATTAGAGTTAAAACCATAACCCTCTAAAGTTACTAAAGTAGTTTCTAAAGTAGAAGTAATTACTACATTACTAGGAGTTTGTACTTCTAATTCATAAGAGCTAAAAGGTTCTAATTCTGCTAAAGATTGATATTCTTTAGTTAATGTATTAGGTCTACCATTAGGAGGATTAACTGTGATAGTAGCTTTAGATGTAGTATCAGTTAAACTAATAAAACCAGTAGCTCTATTTTGCTCTATTACTATATTCTCACTAAGAATAGGAGTAATAGTGTAAGGTAATCCATTCTTACTATTTACATCTATACCTGTAGAAAGTACCTGAGTCAAGTTACTAAAGTTAATAGTATTAGAAGTCAGCCCGTTTCTTAGCAAACCATATTTAGGAATTATAGAAGCATTGTAATCTATATTATTAATATCACTATTGTTTAGGTTAACAAAAGAGTCAGCTATAATACCTAACAAATTAGAATCTTCAAAAGTAAATTTATCTACAGATTGTTTGTTAAGTATATTCTCTAAATAGATTTCTTGGTTTAACTTATCTCTAGAAAGCAGTAACTTTAAATCTGAGTTAGTTACAGGTCTAGCTTTAGTAGACAGCACTTGAAGTTTACTATCTACTCTTTCTATTAATCCTAAGAATATAGAATTAAACTTAGAGGTAGGTGCAGCCTTTTCCAATATCAGTCCCCCATAATAAGTTAAATAAACAGAATATTGTACCGTGACTTCTCTATCTATCTTAAAAGAAGAGGGATAGTATAATTCCACTAATCTACCGTTTATATAGGCTTTCCCAACAGTAATGCTAACTGTATTAATAGAAGTAATAGATAATTCTAATCCCTCAGCTACAAAGTCACCAACCTCTTCATATATTCTCTGAGCTAAATAATCAGTAATTAAGGAAGTAATATATTGATTACTATATTGTAATGAGTAACCTTCCTCTTTATAGTAAAAAATATGAGGATAATTACTAATAGATTCTCCTTGAACTACAGCTATAGGAAAGCTATCTGCATTTAATATAATTTCAGAACTAACTACCAATCTATCTGCTCCTAAGTCTCCACATAACTCACCTCCTGTTAGAGGATCTCTAAACTCAGTAACAGTAGTAAACTTAGGATTAATTCCTACATAAGTTCTTTCTCCATATAAAGCTAAAAAAGTAATTTCAGGTATATCTACAAAGTAACCTTTATTCTCAATTCTAATAAACACTTGACCTTTAGATAACTTCATTAAGTACCCTTCAGAAGTAAAACTATCTAAAGTAATCTCTAATCCTTTTATAATTCTATAGTTAGAAAATAAGTAATCAAAAGCTTGAGTGTGCTGGTAATTAATTAAAGATTGTATTTCATTAAACTCAGCAGCTTGAGACTTTTTATCAGGTCTAAATAATATTTTTTGCCAACTATTATCAAATCTATCAAAATAAGTCATATCTACCTCAAGCTACATAAGTTTTAATATTGAGTACATTAGGTTGAATAGCTAAATTATCTGTAGTAAACTCTACTCTCCATCTAAATCTATTTCTACCATCTCCATTACTCATATATAAAGTTTCATTAGATAGCTTCCAAGTAGCTTGCTTGATCTGTAAACCAGCATCTATAAACTTATCAGTAGTAGTATCTTTAGTTAACTCAAACCATTCTTGCCCTTGAATAGGTAATCCCTCATTAGGGCTGTAGTAAGCTTTAATATCTGTTCCAGCAGGTTGTAAGTAATCTAAAGTCACGTACACATCTTTATATAATCTGTTGTAAGTAGTTTGATTAGAGATTATATGAGAACTAGCTAACCCTACGTACAAACTAACTGAAGATCCTTGAAGCACCAATGCAGGAGAAACATTATCTCTTAATGAAGACAACTTAGCTCTAATAGCTACATTAGTTACAGGGTTGTCCAAGCATACTAACCTATTAGAATCAAAGTTAATCCAAGTGTTAGTTCCAATAAGTTGATATTGGTATTGAAGGAAAGTATCTGAAGGAAGTATGTCCCTACTATTTAAACAGAAAGAAGTAACATAACTTAAATTATCTACTACACCATAGTTGCCTAAATCAACAATTACTTCATTAGCGATAGTAAAAGTAGCTTTTTGTAATTCATAAGTTAAGTCTTCTCTTTCTAACCTATTGAGAGACTTACCCTCATTAGAATAGAATAATTCTCCTTCTAGATAAAGTTGGTCTCCTACTGATCCTCCAGTAAGTAAATCAGTACCAGCAACTTCAGCACTAAATATTTCATACCCGCTACCTTTAGAGTAAAGACTAATATTATAAAGTTTATTGGGGTTTATTAATATAGGATAACTAAAAGTAAACTCAGTCCAGTTAGTGCCATCTGTAGAAGGTTGATACAGATTACTAAAAGCACTAGAGTAATAACTTCTATTAGGGGCTTTGTCTACTAAATCAGATTCACCCAAATTAACTATTAAGTCTTCATTTAGATCAATAGAATTTAACTTTAGTTTTACCTTAGTTAAATAACAATAATCATATACTTTAAAAGTCTGATAAATAGAGTCAAACAGTATAGGGAACTGTTGTTCTGTAGTTAAAGAAGTTAAACTGACATTAGGTAACGTACCTGGATTAACTATACTACTGCTAAATTGAAAAGCTTGAGAATCATATTTACTAGACTTTAGTTTTAGTAAGAAAGAATCAGCTATAGGTTTATTAAATGAAATATCCCAATTCTCTAAAGCAGAAATAACTATCTGACTAAATAAGTTATTGTAGACTCCTATTTGAGTTTTAGCATAACCTTTACTGCCAGTTGGAGCTACTGATATAATTTCTAAGCTATGAGAACCAAAGACTAAATCAGTGGGTATATTAAAGCTAAAAGAAATAGTACCATCACTTTTACTTCTTATACTACCTGGATACTCTACTGATAAAGGTGTACTGTCTAATAAAGTGTAGTTTCTTATCTCTGTCCCAGATAAGTATACTTTATAACCACCATTGTTAGGAGGTAATCCTTCTACTTTTATCTTAATTAAGTTAGTATTAGATTTAACTAAGTTAGAAATATATCCAAGGAAACTAATTGTATTTTGAAATATATTTCCTACAGGAGTACCCTCTATAAAAGACTTATATAATTTCTCTCCAAAAGATTTAAATAATACTTGGTTGTTAGTAGATATTTTTTGAAGTATTAAAGGTTTATTTTCAGAAAGTCTAGTAAGTAGAGTAGTGGCTTTTGCTAATGGGTCACAAGAAGTAAACTTGCTAAAAGGTTTATTGTTAAATATTAATTCAGGATAAGCAGTAATTTTGGCTCTTTTATTAATATTTACTTGAGGAGAAACTGCTCTAGTTTTAGTTAATCTATTTTGAGATAATAGTACAGAGTTAGAGTAAGGTAATGTTACAAAGTAGTTGTCTCCAAACTCATTCTCACTTATTGTGCCTCCAGATACATATTTTAAGCTAACGTCTTTGTGGGTATAACCTCCAGTGAGTGATTGTATAGCAGGAGAGATAGCGCCTGTACTATTATCTAAATCTACTTTAGATAAGTCTTGAAGAGAAGTATTGTAGTAACCTATCGGAGTGACTTCATTATCAGCAGCATCTAATTGAGCAGCTACATCTAATCTTTGGTTTTCTAACTCACAAGTATTCTTTTTAACTAACTCTACAATACCTTGAATCTCTTCATTTCTTAGTATCTTACAATCAGAAGGAGTTACTTCAGTAGAGTTAGCATATAGTTTAAAAGTAGCTAATGGTAATAAATTAGTGGCTACAACAGGTAATTCAGCTACACCAGAAGAAGATAAAGTGTAGTTTAAATTACCTTCTTTATCTAAAGTTATTACCCCTACTTTAGAAAGATAATAAGTGTAGTCTACATAAAACCTCTGATTAGGAGCAGGAGTAGTATTAATAAATTCAATAGAGTCAGTGGCTTGATTTAGTTGATAATCAGTTCCTTTTGCTAAAGGTTGAGTATATAGAAAAGACACATAATAAGTGGTTCCAGCAGCAGGTTCATTAGCACTTACAGAACTAAGAGACCAATCTATTTCAGATTGATTAACTAATTGATAATCCACTCCCTCTACATAAGTAGTATCTCCTTGAAATACTTTAACTATTCTAAATATAGAGTCATCTCCTAACTTGTCTGATGTTCCCGGAGTAACTCCCCTGACAATAGGTTTATTGTATTCAGCTAACTCAGCAGTAACATTAACTATATCTGCTACTGGTCTAAATCCTAGTTGATAAGAGTTAGAGCTGCCTGCTCCTGATAAATTAGCAGAATTAACATCTACTAATAAAACTTCAGAGTCTCCTATAACTATATTATTTTCATCTCTTTCTTCAATAGTTATATTAAGTTCTATCTGATTAGCTACTTCATTTAAAGTTGTAGAAGTAATCTCTAAAGCCGTACCCACTCTATCTATAACTAAGTTATTTTTAATAATAGTTCTTAATACTTCACTACTTAATATTACAGTAGTAGAGCTAATAACTATAGAACTTAGAGCTTGGTTAATAGGTTTATTAATTTCTGTAGTTATAAAGTCAAGTAGACTCTCTACACTATCAAAATTACTATTCTCTAGAGCTAACTCAAGTTTGATATCTACAAATTGTTGGTTATATAAAAGTTTAGTAAACTCAATTGTTAGTAAAGTGTTTTGATTAACTACATCAGCCCATAAAGAGCTATCTTCTAAACTAAAAGTTCTTAAAGTAGTAGCTTGATCACCAGCATAAGTAAAAATGGCTCCATTGACTCTACTAACTTCTAGGCTTTTAGGTACTTCTAATACTACTGGAGATAATATAGGAACTCTATAACCTTCTACATAAGCAACTCCAGGAGATATAGAAAAGTAAACTTTATCAGTAAGTAGACTCCTAGCACTAATTAAAGATTGTTCAGCTTTGTCTGAAATTAGTTTCTTACTTGTGTACAACCTAGATAACTCATTATATCTAGCTGTAATATCTTCTAATCTTGATTCTAAATCTTGTAGTGCAATTAAATTAGAGTTAGTTGGAGTTCTATTGTAAAGTAAAGTAGTAGCTTGAACTTGAGAAGTTAAGTTATCTAAAGAAGCCTTAGCATTCAATACTTGGGAATAGACATCCTGAGTTTCATTAACTAAGTTAGCAGTATTTTCTTGTAGAGCATTATACTTAGCTACATCTGTAACTGCTCTTTCACTAGCTTCAATAACAGATATTTCTAAACCTCCAGGTAAACAAAAGTTGCCTGTTCTAGCATAAGTATAGTTAGCTAGTGATTCATCTATTTTAGAGTAAATGTTAGTTTCTTTTTGTATTAAACCTCCGTTGACTACTCTAGCTAAAGTAAAAGCAGAAGCATTGTCTATTACTAAAGTAGTATTCCAAATTAATCTAGCTGCACCAGGTAATCCATATAAGGCTCCTCCTTTAACAGGATCTCTTAAGCTAGGTACTTCCTCTTCAGTAATAATAGAAGGAACAATAGATAAACCTATGTTAAACTCTCCAGTATTATTAACTGTAATAGTTTGTCCTGGTACATCTAGTACAATGCCATCTACATAAAACTTACCAGAAGACATAGTAAACTCACTCTCATCTTCTGTTTTAGATAGCAATTCAAATTTGAGTCCATAGATAACAGAACCATTAGCAAACAAAGTATCAAGACCTTGTTTCATAAAATCCTGCATTAGTGACTGCATTTCTATTAACTCAGCAGTTTGCAGAGGTCTTCCATGATTAAATAATAACTTTATCCAACCTGTCTCTCTTGTGTATCTATCTCTATAATCACCAGAATTAAAGTTATATAAATTAGTTGTCATATTAAAGTTTTAATAATAGTTGGAATATAGAAGTTTTATCAAGTATGTCACTCTTAAATATGGGTGTAAAGTAAGAAGCCCAATACAAATTCCCTTGGGTTTCTACAGATGTAGGTAGATACCTAATTTGCCCTTCAGTATCAAAAGTAATATCTTTAAACAACCCTACTGCTCTAAAGTTTTCTATATTAGCAAAAGTCAAATCACTCTCTTCAATTAGTATTCTAAAGTAAAGATAATCTGGAGATATTGCTTCTAAAGTTTCTCTATTAGTAGTTTCTAAGTTAATAAGACTTAATTCTTCATTACCTATTACTTCACCACAACTTTCAAACTGAACATTACCACATTGACTTTTAGTTGCTAAAGTTTGAAATATAGGTTGTTTATATAATTTGATATCTGGGATAGTAGTTATAGTTTCTTCAGGAGCAGGAGGATTTTCTTCAGTTATATCAGTACCCCAACTACTATCCCAAGCTGTATCTTTACCTATAGCAAAGAAGTAAGTTGAATTTACTAAGTACAGTAGTCTATCTACTTTACTAATAGTAGTATTTATATTTCTAAATATTGCCACGCTCTATATCCTCTATAATTTCTTTAGCTGTAATACCTGCTGATATTAAAGAATGCTGTCTTGGTCCATCATAAGCAGTAGCTAGTATACCTGATACATACCAGTTGGCATTAGGATAGTTAACTTTAAAAGTATCAGTAATATCTGGAAAATTAGCTATGTAAGAATTAGTATTTACTTCTACAGGTAATGAACTTGAGTTAGGAATCAACCCAGTAACTAAACTAATATAGTCAATCTCTGCATTAATAACTTCAGAATAATCTCTTACTATTACTTTATTAAAGTTAGTATCTTTAAGTTTAGCTGCTATATAAGGAGTGATAGAAGGCTGCCATTGTTTAACTTTAAATAAGTAATCTAATCTGTCTTTATAAGTATTTAGACTTCTATAATAACTACCTAATGCTGACTTAGTACCCCATTCTCTATAGTTAGGAGCAGGATACTGATTTACTTTAGGTTCTTTTTTAATAACCCAAGTCACCTCACCTTTTAAGTCACTACTAAAATAATTAACTTGTTCAGCAGCACCTTGACCTGACCCTAACACTAACCATTTCTTATTAAAGTAATCTTCAGGTTTTTGTAATACAGTATTTAATTTAACTAATTTATCTTTTAGATTAGTATTCTTAATCCAGTTAGGTATATTATCTTTACCTTTATATCCAGTGCAGAATACTACAGCATCTCCTTTTATAAACTTACCATTAGCTAAATTAACAGTATTACCTTCTACAGAAACTACTGTTTGTTTAATTAACTTTATCTTTTTATTAATAAGATAACTTAGTACCCATTCAAGATAGCTACAGAAATCCTTTCTCTTAACTTTAATATTACAAGATTCTATAGCTGCCTGACTGTTAGTAAAAGGTAAATTGTAATCTAGATACTTACTCAGATTAAACTCTTGAAGCTCTTCTAAATAGGTTACTAAATCAAAAGTAAGTGGACTTCTCATTTCTAAATCTTCTATTAAGTAATCAGAAGTCCAAGTATGTAAAGGTAAAGGGTCTATTAAAGTAACTTTATGTCCTTTATATAAAGCATATAAAGTTACAGATAACCCCCTTGGTCCAGCTCCTACAATAGCAATCTTCATATAGAGTAAACTCCTATCTCATACTCTATTACAGTCCCATTACTATCTCCTATAACTTTAAACTTTTTATTAGCAGTATTTGTTATTGTAATAGTTTCCACATCTTTAGCTTTAAAGATATTGGTATCCCAAACAAAAGTGTATGGAGTTGTTCCTTGAATAAAGTTAAAAGTATAGTAACCAGACTGTAAGTTAGTTAAAGTAAATGAGGTAACATCTCCTATTAAAGTTAAATCATATATATTAGCTAAACTGGCATCTATAGTTACTGCTCCTGATATATTCTGATTTACTCTAACATTACCTTGGAAACCAGTATACTGTTGACTCACATTAGTTTTAGCACTGTTTAGAAAAATGGTATCTACATAAGATTTAACTGCATTCTGAGTAGGATATAAAGTATCAGAAGTACCTAAACTAACTAAAGTAGATTTATTACTAACATTCTCAGGAGTAAAAGCTAAAGTATTTTGTTTACTATCTAAAGCTGTTTGGGTAGCGGTGCTAATTGGTTTATCTAAATCAGAAGTATTATCTACATTATTTAGATTAACATCTGCTTTATCTAATGTAACTGCTCCTACCTTACCTGACACAGAACTAACGGCTTGAGTTACAGGAGCAGGAATATTAAGTAAATCATTATAATCACCACTTACAGCTACTCCAGCAAAAGTAGGAATATTAATTAGATCATTGTAGTCTCCTGAGGTAGCTACAGTAGCTAAATCAGCAGAATCAACTTTATCTAGTAAACCAGGAACAGTAGGGTTATCAGCAGTACCAGCTAAATCACCAGCTAACTGAATAATACCTTTTAATAAAGAAGTAGCATCTGGAATAATAATATTAGTTGCATTATTTATAGCTGTATTTACAAAAGCTGTAGTTGCTAGTTTAGTAGTATTGTCTCCATTAGCAGGAGTAGGAGCAGTAGGAGTGCCTGTAAAAGTAGGTGAGGTTAAGTTAGCTTTTGATATTAGACCTGGTACTGTTGGATTTAATGCAGTACCTCCTAAGTCACCTGTTAACCTAATACTTCCTAAAACACTAGAAGTAGCATTAGGTACAGTTGTAGTTATATTACTTCTTTTAACTTTGTAGTTAATATAAGTTCCATTCTCTTCCCTTACAAAAGGGAACTCATCGTTGGCTTCTAATATAGTTTTTTCTTCTAATTGAGATATCTTTTTATCTGCCATATTATATTCTTTCTAAAACTAAAGTTAAAGTTAAATCTGTTGCTGCATTGGAGCTACTAATAGAAATAGTTAAATTGCTTCCACTTAAAACATTTAAACTAGGTGAGAAATTAGTATTTAATAAAGTAGTAGTAACTCCTATGTCTTGTCCTAATATACTTAACATACAAGTACCACTCTCAAGTATAGTAGTAGCTCTAGTTATATTAAAGCTATAAGGAGAGTTAAGTATAATGTTATGAGTTTTATCAATTAAACTTCCAGCAATAACTACAGTTAAAGGATCTGGATTAATTATTTGAGATTTAAGACTACTAAAATCTATAATCTTATTTCTATTTTCTAGTAAGACTTCTTCAGGGTCTACATAAGGGATAATACTATTATTAGTTATAATATTATCAGAAATAAATTCACTTATCTTTCTACTCATATTTATTCAGTTAATAATTCATTGTTATCTTCTAATAATAAATTAGATAAATCTGTATTTACTGTTCCAGTATCCTCAGTAAAGATAACTAAGTCTGTTTCTTGTAAAGTAGTATCCCCAATCTCTCCTAAAATTGTAGAACTGTTTATAGTAGCGTCTAATAGTAAATAGAAGTTTTCATTAATGTTTTCTTCTAAACAGTTAGTAGATTCTACTATAAAGTTCTCTAAAGTAATGACTTCATTTAGAAAACCCTTGGTAGATATAGGTAAACTTTTCTTAGTTTCACTTTCAATAACTGTATTTATAGGTTGTAATGCAGTGACTTCTGCAATATTAGTAGAAGCATAGTTATTACCTATATAGTAGTTATTTCCTAATAATGTTTGGTTCTTAGTAGAATTTAACTTTAGTATCTGGTTATAAGGCTCTGAGTTAGAGTTAGCAACATTGAATCTATTAATTTTCTTAGACAACCCTACAAGAGTTATACTATCTTCTTTTCCTCCTAATACAGAGCTAATATAACTAAATAATTCAGAGTCTAATTCTTGAGGTAATCTAAAGAATCCTAAAGACTTAATATAGTTTAGTAATCTAAAACCTTTTAAAGAGTTTAAATAATTATTGGAGATTATGTCTTTACTAAAAACACTAAATGTAGAAAGACTATTTCCTATACTCTTTAGTAACTTATACACATTGCCAGTAAACTGTAAAGCTTTCTTAGAAAACCATCCATAATCAGTAGGTAAATCTAATAGCTTATTTAATACTAAACTTCTTTCAAATGACAAATTAGAAGTTAAATAGTAATCTCCTTTTTGAATAACTTCTAAGTTATATAAGCTAGGATCACTTAAACAAGAACAAACATATACAAAAGTATTAGTAGACTCCACCTCATTTAAAGTATCTAAAAAAGTAGTTATATAGTTCTGTAGTTTAAGAGATAGGTAATATTGATTAAGTTGAGATAACTGCAATGAGTAAACTAAAAGCAGATTATTATTACTGATATCTAGTAAAGAAGTATAGGGGTTAGTTAAAGTAGTAAAGTTTAAAGAAGTAGGATTATTTTCTAAATAGTCTTGAGATAATTTATTTAAGTTGATTATATTAACTCCATCTAAAGATTCTTTAACCACTCCATAATTAATTGTTAGATTACTTTCTATTTTAGTAATAAGACTTTCCACTACATCTGCTCTATTTACTAAATTACTAAATAGTAGACCATAAGATATATCTTCTATACTAGAAGTGTTAAACTCTTTCTTTTTAAAGTTATAGAATGTTGACCAAATAGCTTCTTCTAAATTGGTGGTTGTTTCTAAATAACTAGAGTTAACTGTGTAATCATAATGCTTAAGTAGAGCAATATAAACTACTACAGCAGTTGATAAGTTATATTCTATTATTTCCTCTGACTCAGTTAATACATCTGTATGAGTCCATCCTTTAGTGGGTAAATTATTAGTAGTATTAATTTGATTTATTAAATAGAAAGCTAGTAAATCTAAAAAATACACGTACTGAGAATTATCTAAATAAAGGCTATAAGTATAAATTAACAGATAAAACCAAGCTATAGCTCTAGTAGACACTTCTCTAGATGAAGTTATGTATACAGGTTTGTTAACTAAACACTCATCTTCAACACATTCTTGTTCTACACATCTAGCTATATTATCTAAATAAAATTTATCCTCATAAAGTAAATCTGGAGTTAGATAAGTAGTAAGAGTCTTAGGAATACTGTTTAGCCTTCTAGAAGTTGACTTAAAATCTACTAAATCAGCAATAGCACTTATATTATCTTCTATTATTTTCTTAATGTAAAAGTCTAATTCACCCTTAGTAAAATACTTTACAGTATTAGCTTCTATAGACTTGTAAGTAGAAAATATTAAGTTAATTAACCCTTGGGATAGTAACTCTAAATCAGATTGCTGATCTTCAGCATTATACTCTAGTAAATATCCAACTTTAGCTCTAGTTATTCTTCTATTATTTCTGTACTCTCCAAATGAATGTAAAACAGAGATAGCTTGGTTATAAGATACTTTTCTTAATACAGCTAACTTTATACCCTCAGGTAAAGAAATTCTAGATTTAAAGTAACCACTATTGTTAATAGGTACTGATTTATCTTTAATTAAAAAATCTCCTGTAGTAGAAGATATAATACCTAAGTCTAGTACCCAAACATTACCTTCTGAGTCTAAAGACCCCGCTATCCAATATTCAATAACTCCATCATTGTTTCTACTAATATCAGAAGTGATAGCAGTAGTCCATATACCTCCTCCAACTACACAACCTTCCTCTACACAAAAAGGGTCTAATACAGCTTCACTTGATAAATTAAGATTACTAATAATACCTTCTAAATAAGACCTATCTGTAAACTGACTTCCTTTAGTAAACTTAAGAGTAATCTTATTACTATCAAATAGAGTAGACTCTCCTCCAGGTTGGTGTAAGTTAACTAATCTTTCATAGCATATATCTTGGGTAGACAAGTTAACCTCCTGTGTTTAAAGTTAAGTCTATATTTCTAATCTTTAGCAAAGTGTCTTTAGGTGTGGTTACTTTAGAAGCAGAAGGATCAACTATTCTTATATCTCTAATACCTTGAATGTTAGAACAAAGTACAGTTAGGTTTACTGGATATAATTCCTGTCCTAATTCTAAACCTTCAAAGTAATCAAAACATATCTGTCTAATATTATCTGAAACACTTTCTGCAAACTCTACTGAAGTTAAAGTTACTACAAATCTTAAGTCAATAAATGTGGTTTGAATTGACTTAATTTCAAAAGCAGTACCTATAGGTTTTATTAGCATTAGACTTTCTTCTATTAAATCTATTAAAAATTGATCTAATGTGTTTACATAAACAGTAAAGTACCCTGTGACAGGATAACTTTCTTTAATAAAAAACTTAGTAATGTTAAGTTCATTTAACTTATTAATTACAGCATCTATAGTACCTTTAGATTGATTATTAATTTGAGATATAATTCTGCTCCTGAAAGAAGTATCTGATTCAGGACTTCTACCTCCCTCTAATCCTCCTATGTAATTTCCAGTTAAGTCTACAGAGTTAGCAACTACAAACTTTACATTAGGGTAAAAAGGAGAAGTTAATACTGTACCTGCGTTAAGGTTAGCTAACTCTGTAGCTAATAAAGACGTAATAGGTATGTAAGCTCCAATAGCTGTAGATATTGCAGATTGAGTAGTTTGAAACTGATAATTAATATTAGGAGAGTTGAGTATAGTATTAACTGGAATTGTAGTATCTACAGTAGATGTAGTAAATACATAACCAGAAGCAAAGCTACCTTGATTTCTAGTAATATTAAAATCTCTAGCTCTAGCATCTAAGTTATCTCCAGTAGCACTAGCTAAAAAACTGTTTAAGTAATAGTTATCTAAGTCAGAATATTGCTGACTTATAACTGCTCCTATACTTCTAAATATCATAAAGATATTACTATAATTAGTAAAAGAAGATAAGGGAGAGCCTAAATTAGCAAGGTTAGCTTTAAAAGAATTAATTATTTCTGTAATAGATTTCATTTCTTATCATAAAGGTAAAGATAATAAAGAGTTTGTAGTTTGCTGATTATAAGTATAACTAACCTCTATATCTAAAGAATCTAAAGTGTAGTTAATTATGTTAACTGAGTTAAAAGTTAACCCAGGTACGTCTCTAATTGAGTTTAAACATCTATTAATATCAGCTTGGGCTTCTACTATAAAAGATAAAGTTAAAGGTTCTGATAATTTACTATATAAAGGGTTGCCATAATTTTTATCTAACCATTTAATATTGTTTTCTAATATAGCTTTCTTTATATATCCTAAAGGGGTTTCTAAAGTTCTTCTAACTAATTTAGCTATAAACTGGTCTGTAGTTTCAATAGATAAATCATAGTAGTAAACATCTTGATTATCATACTCTATCTTATCTATTGAGATATCTCCATAATCTAACAACAAATCCATTTACATTAATGTGATAGGTGGGTACATTGAATATGGTATTCCAATAGCTAGGTAAGGTGTAGGTTGAATTAAACCTACTGTAAGCTGTCCTACTTTAGGTTGCTGATCAGATAACATAGTCCCTCTAATAGTATAGAAACCTGCATTAAGAGTATTATCAGTTTGATAGAGAAATAAAGTACCAGCAGGATTGCCTTGTATAACTTGCTCCCATATCTTTAATTCAGACTTACTACAATTAACCCAATCAAACAGAGGATTATTTTCAGAGTAATATATTTCTAATTTAATAAGATATCTAGAGTTAGTTTCTATAGCAGGGAAAAACACAGTTATACCTTTAGAAAGAAAAGGTAGTATATCAATTGGTTGCATATTAAGCTAGTAAATAAGAGTCAACAATATCAAGGTTAAGAGAGTTACCTATAGCTTCAGTATTAAATTTATAAAGAATACCTTCTTCATTTTCTAATACTATAGAAGAGTAAGATTTATCATAGTAAGCTACACCAACATTAGAGACAACATTGTACTGCTCAATAACAAAAGTATAAACAGAGGGTGTATATTGAAAGTCAGTTTGGTAAGGTACTAAATACTCTCTATTAGATAGAGAATAAAAACCAGCCACTCTAAGCTGAACTAAATCATTTCTCTTAGGTAGTAAGTAAATATCAGATTTAAGAATATCAAAATTAGTTAATTTGAATACTATGCTCTGAGGTCTTAATTCTATTACTTCTATTTCTGATTGGAATAAATTAAGTTTAGGTAATTTAAAACAGGTATCTAATACTAAGTTAGAATTAAGTATTCTTTTGTACTCAACTAAGTCTATCTCTTCATCTAACTCTTCATTAAGTTGGTTATTAATTTCTTTTAAAGTAAAATCATCTAAGCTGTCTAAAGTATTTTTTAGTTCAGTCAATCTACCAGCATCTTCTAAAAAAGCAGCAGTATTCTTACCACTACTTAATCCATTAACAGAATCTAATAAACCTTTAGCTTTATTAAAGAGGTCTAAGCAATTAAGAGCTATGCCTACTTGATCTATAGCAGGTATATTATATTCATTCATTAAATTTAATAAGTCTGGTAATAATTTAACAGATTCTACCAAACCTATTCCATCTTTAACTAAATTAAATACTTTGCTAATTGTGCCTGCTGTTTCTGCTCCTAATACTTGATCTAGTAATCCATTTAAATTATTACCTGTAAGAACAGATAATATATCTCCATTACTTATATCTTTTAGTAATCCTTCAATCCCTTTATAAATAGAAGTAGCTTGAGATATAAATTCATTACCTCCTAGTACACCCGCAATGTCATTTATGTAATCTGTAGGATTAATAGCCTGACCTAACTTTACTTTATTAAAGATATCTAATAAAGCTGGACTGAGAGAACCAAAATCACCTAATACTGTAGATAATTTATCTGTAAGAACCCCTTCAACTTTATTTAGTAATAAGTCTCCTACTCCAGACAAATCTCCAGATAACAAAGACTGACCTATACTTAATAAATCAGGATTATTAAGTAGCTGACCAAAAGGAGTACCCTGTAATGCTGATCCTAAAAAAGGTTTAGCTAAATTAAATATCTCTCCTAAATTACCTCCCTGTACTACATTAATAACGTTAGTTATATTATTAAACGCTCCAACGCCACTACTAATAAACCCAGATATATTACCTATTGCTCCTAGAAAACCTATGGCAGGTAATACTGTTAAGTCTTTAACTAACTTAACTATTTGTTCTTTTAATGAAGGGTATTCTTGAATTAAAGTTAGTATTTGCTGGACTATGTTTTTATCCGCACTAACAAAGTCTTCAATAGTTAGTGCAAAGTTTTCTAACTTTTCTATAGATACTTTAAATAAATCTATGTAGAATTGTGCGTATTTTAAAGTATCTATAGTAAAACTAGGAACTATATCTTTTACATAATTAGTAATTACTTCTGAGGTTACTAGGTCTTCTGGACTACCTAAACTAACAGCTATTTCTTGAAGTAAATCATCTTCTTGTAAAAAGTTAATAAAGTTATTAAACGTATACAGAGTTTCATCAGTAGATAAGTTAACTATGTTATCTTTAGACTCAGAAGTATACCTAGTTGGTAATACTCCTGCTGCTGTCTGCCAGGGTATAAACAATGCAGAATTACTATCAGAAGTAATTGAGCTTACAGAAGGAGGAGGCAACTTACCACTGAATATATTTTCTCCATTAGGATCATAATTAGGAAAGGTTTCTGAGTCTTTTGGTAACTCTACTTTGTTATTAGCAGAAGGTACTGCTGGAGGCTTAACCTCAGCTTGGTTACTATCAAAAGATTGAAGATTACTAAAAGTATCTGGATTGAATACAGCATCTTCTGTAGTACCTCCAGTTAGTATAGGTTCTTGCTCAGGATTAAAATCTTCAAAAGTATTCTTATTTTTAACTCCACTAGGTAAACAATTCTCTAACTGTTGTTGAGGTAAACTAGGTAATACAGGTAGTGAAGGTATATCTATTATTTCAGCTTGACCTAAATCTATAATAGGAAAAGATAGTTTACCTAAAAAGGATCTACCTCCTATAGTATAAGTACCTCCTTGAGGGTTGCCAAAATAAGTAAATAACTTAGAAGTCATAGCTGCTCCTTTATCTCCTACAGTTAGATTTAGGTCAGCAGACAAGCTAAATTGACTTCCTGTGGTAGAAGATAAAATACCCTGATTACTCATAACTAGCATATCAGAATAATCACTTGAAGAATTGATAATAGATATAGTTGTAGGGGGGCTTAAGTTTTCTATAATCTCTTCACCTGATGCAGCTATATCTGAGAGTATATTTGGTTTGGTAGATAAGATAGCTATATTACCATTACTTTGCATTCCCATGTCACCATAAGAAGCTATCTGTGCAGTGTCACCAGAAACAGCCAGCAGGGTATTATCAGCTATTACTTTGTTAACTTTACCTAAACTACTATTTTCTTCTACTCCTACAGTTCTATTTACTTTAGCTATGTTGTCATTAGTTGCAGTAGCTACATTAAGAGAAGTTTGGGACTGACTAATCTTAGTACCCTCTACAAACTTAACATCTTGTTTAAACTGGTTAAAGTTAAAATCTGTAACTAAATTAATAGAATTATTACTCTGAATAGAAGTATCTTGAGCAGACAAACTAAAGAAAGGTGATCTATTAACAGTAGCAGTATCACTAACTATATGGACTGAGTTACCACTGTTGATAAGAGCATTGAAAGCTCCATTAATAATATGACCATTAGCTAACTCTAAAGTCTTAGCATGAGTTTGAGCAATAGTAGTACATTTCTTATTAGTCTTATCAATACAATCTTTAATTTGATTACTATTAATAGCTGAAGGATTCTGAGATAACTCAGCAGCTACTTCTAACTTTTCTTTAATAGGATTAACTATAGCCTGACCTAATACATTAACAGCAGCAATAGCAGCATTAATAATAGACTCAGGACTAACTACTCTAATAGGTTCAGCTAGTATCTGATTACTAATATACTTGTTACCTATATTCTGTTTATCTTTAATCTCTTCAGTAGTAGCTTTAGTAGCTGCATTAGATTGTTGGGTAGCTACATCTTTGTTAACCTCAGCAGTTTGTTTTAAAGTATTAGAATCAGCAACCTTAGATTTCTCTACAACTGGTTGAGGTTTCTGTATATCTGATGGTTTTGTCATGTAAGTAAATCAAACTCCACTAATTTATTATCTTCATCTAGCTGACTAAGTATTCTCAAGTTACTACCTATAAGTTGTAAGTGATTAAGATTAGTTTTCTTTAAACAGTAACCAGCATAAAATATTAATTTGTAAACTCTATCCATTAAATTAATTAACTCTTCATTATTGTCTAAGGGGTAAAGGTTACTATCAGCAAATTGAGAATAAGTAAGTATATATGCTCTGTTAACTAACTCAGCAGCTATAGCAACTAACCATTGATTTAAACCTCCTACTAAGTTAATAGAGAGTAATCTATAGCTTTCTGCTGTTATAAACTCAGAAGTATTGTTAACTCTAATCTTAGTAAATAGTTTATTTAGTAAATTCTCTTCTTGTGTAATATTAGTAGTAATCTCAAATTGCTTTTGTTTTCTCAAATTAACTATAGCTTGAATACTATCTAAAACTAATAAATCTATTTCTTGGTGTAAAAACTTATAAGGTAGGTTATTAAAAGATTCTAAGAATAAACCCAATCTAACTACAGATTGAGACATCTCCACTAGTAAACTAAAAGATTTGTAAGCTGAAGTATTCTCTTTGTAAGGGTTAATTATATTAACTTGACTGACTCCTGAATACCATACTAATAGTTCCTGAATCCATTCCTCATAAAAAGTTAACTGATTGATAGCTTTAACTAAGTCTAATTCTCTAATTAGAGAACTACTCATCTGATATAAATTATAGTCATCTGCTAACTTATTTGATCTAATAAAAGATAATACTTTAGTTGAGAAATCAGGTAACTCTAATTTTTTAACTAACTCCTCTATAGATAATCTAATAAGTTTACTAGGGTGAGCAAAGTGAAGGTTACTCTGAAACAAATATAGATAGTAGCCTAAACTACCATAATTAGTTCCCCATACTTTGTAGTTAGTATAGTTAAGATTTTCTAAGTAAGTAGAATTTATAGGCTGAAAGTAGTTAGGGTCTGCTGTTTTCTTTTTACTGTAAAAAGAACTAAGCTTACTATTGTCTAAGTTAGATATAGTTGTAGTAGTTAATAGAATATAAAGATAACTTTCTATTACTAAATTTAGAGTCTTAACTGTATTAGGTCTTTGTTGAATATTACTATTTAAAGTAGTTAAATAATCACTAATATTGTTTAGAGCTTGTGTAGTATTAAAAGCTAAGTTTAATTGATTTTTATACTCTATAGAATTAGAATCTTCTATAGGATTAATAGGTAGTTGATTTAAGTTCAGTTGTTTAAATTCCATATCTCTATCTTATTAATTACTTGTTGAGTTAACTTAGTTGGGTAATTAAAGTATTCACAAAAAATAGCAGCCGCTTCAATTCTACTATTATTAACTGCTATATCAATATATTTATCTAAGTTATCCATTTCAAAGTTAACTTCATTAAAAAACCTTTCTAATCTTTCTCTAGGTAACACTTCATCTTGAGTGGTAAACAAAGAGTTGCTACCTATTAACCCTATAGAATTAACTTGAGTAATAGTATTCTTAAAAAAGATATCTTCAGTTAAATTATAACCAAACAAGTTGTTGTACCTATCTAAGTTTAGCTTAGGAAGCAATAAAGAATGTGTAGTTGGAGATAAATCTCTGTTTAGTATGTTGTAAGTTAGCTGTAAAAGTCTAACTGGCTCTATTAAATTAGTAGGTTCAGTTAACTGAAAGTCGTCTACTATTATTGATTCTAGTGTAGAAAAGATTTGAGCTAACCCTACTTGAATATAATAAGGAAATAAAAATAATAAAGATGCCCCTGCTCTGTAATCAAAATAGTTAGAAATAGATTGAGTTAATAAAAAGTTAAAGTAATCTTTGTGAGTTTGGTTGAGTGTGTTTATCATAATTAGAATTTAATATAGTTGGCTGGGTTTACTGCACCTTTACCATTTAAGCGTATCTCATAGTGGATATGCGCTCCTAAACTTGATCCCGAATTACCTATTCTACCTATCATTTGACCTTGTTTTACACTTTGACCTTGAGATACCAAGCTAGAACTTAAATGAGCATATAAAGTATGTGAACCTTGATGTCTTAAATAAATAATGTTTCCATATCCTCCAAAACCTGAAGTACCACATCCACTACCTTTGAAACCATTAACAGGACAACTGGTATGTACTCTTTCTACTATTCCATCAGCAGAAGCATAAATGGGAGTTCCTATAGAAGCAGCTAAATCTACTCCTCTGTGCATTCTTCCCCATCTTGGACCATAAGGTGAAATAAATCTGTAAGTACCTTTCTTCATAGGATTAATGAATCCACCAGGCTTTAACTCACCTTTATAAGGTTCACTAATACCAGCAGCCTGATTGTTAACTGATTGATTAGGTTGATTATTAATAGCATTTACTCCAGGAGCAGCAGCCCCGCTACCTAACCCATTACCAAAGATAGGATTAGCAGTCTTCTGTAAACAACCTGGATAGATAATTCTATCTTGCTGAGTGTAAGGAGGTGGTGGACAATTCTGACCTGTAAGTAAAGCAGACTGTATACCTGAACTTAGAGTAGCTAATCCATTAGAAATAACTGAAGCAGCATCTTGAGCTAGAGAACCTACTTGGTTAGCTGCATTAATAGTAGTATTAGCTAAGTCTCCTAATACAGAGCTGCCTAACACTTGCTGAGTCTTAATGTCCATTCCTCTAGATGCAGAGTTAGCTGACCAATAGCCTCCTCCAGTTCTTCTTTTTAATCTAGGGTCATAATCAGTATACAAAAAAGAAGCTTGGGCAGTAGGCATCTTAGAATCTCTATTTAATCTACCAGCAGCTATATCTAAGTATCTAGCAGGCAGAATGTTTAACAACATTAATTCACCCTGAGTTTGAGGCTTTCTTTTAGCTTGTTTTAGCCAATAAGAAAGATGAGTTCTATCCCATATCTCTAGTTGTTTAGCAGGTCCAGCATTTTTAAACCCCTCAAAGCCCCCAACCTCAGCTATTCCTCCATTGGAAAGAATACTACTAACTGATCTACAAGCTTGTACAACCCCTACACAAGTACCACTATCTCTTCTAGCATTAAACCCTTCAGCTTCTACCATAACCATTTTAACTATCCATTCTTCAGCTATTCCATGTTTAGCTGATATAGATTTAATAGTTTTCTTAACTTTTTCACCTTCAGCAGCATCTATATATTTTTTTCTAATACTGTCTTCAACTGCTCTATCTAATAAACTCATATACTAAAAATACCTCTATACAGTTAATTATATAAAGGTATCTTTAGTATATGTTTAATAAGTGAGTTGTTAGCTAATTACTACCATTCCTAATTTTAACTGTTCTATAGGAAACTTAGTTATATCTATTTCTCCTACACCTTCTAATTTAGGTAACTTATATGTTGCTCCAACTAAATCAAAGTTAGTATCTGTGGCAGGCATATAAGTATAGTCAATTAAGCATCTTATTATCTGATAGTTAGTATTCTCTAAATTATATTCAAGATTAATACACCTACGTCTGCTTACATAATTTTGTCTACTTCTACTATACTCTTGTTTAATAAAACTACTGTATATAAAACCGTCTTCTAATAAAAAAGCAGTTTGAAGCTCTCCATTTAAGTAATCTATATTAGGGCAATTTAAATATTTAAAATAAATAGTAGCTTTATCAAAACTTCCTATTATTTCTGAATTACATATTAAGTTAATTTTATTCATTCTCAATAGCAAAAAAGATTTCTTTAGTTTTAGGATAACTATTCCATAACTTCTCAAACTTAGCTCTATCAAAACTTCTGGGGTCTTGTCTGCTTCCACTTAGGTCAATATCTTTATGTAAAACTATTCTATCTAAAGATATCCCAGTTTTAGCAGTTAACCAAGCTAAAGAATAATACTGTAAATTAGTATATCCAGAGTGGTCAGTCACTTCTGGAATACTATCTAAAGGGGATTCTAAAGCTATATGATAAGCAAACTCATCTACAGAGTTATCAATAGATTCTCCATTAAAAGAAGCATTATTACCAGCTTTAGCTATTTCATCCGGAGGTATTAAATAGGTTATTTCTCCAGATAAAGAGATGATAACATGGTAAGAAATTGTATTAGGATTAGCTTGGATTATCTTAATTGCTTCTTCTTTAGAAGATATAGTCTCATGAATAACTATAATTGGTTTATACATCTTTAGAGTTCTTAATAAAATTAATAATATCTTGAGTTGCTTTAGATATTACAGATTTAGCAGTAGGATTAAAATTAGTTCCATTAATATTAGTAAACATAGATATTATGTAAGACTTGTTATTAATACTAACTAAACCTGCGTTTCCAGTAACTTGAGTAGTAAAACCAGCTTTATTAGCTATTGCATTACTATAATTAAACTTATAAATATTAGTTTCTAAAGCATTTCTAACTACAGAAGTACCTGTTCTAGTAGAAGAGTAAATTTTATTTAAAGCAGTTGATATATCTGTAACTGTTGATTTATTATTACCTGGGTTTCTTTTATCAGCAGACATGTTTAAGTAATTTACAAATCTAGTAGAAGAATAACCACTTAATAGATTATTTATCTGGTTTAACCCTCCTAAATTTTTTATCAACATATTAGTTTCTAAATTTGTAGAGTTCTTTAACATTTGAATTAAACAGTTTTCTACAGTTATAGATGTTCCTAAATTACCTCCTTCTACAGGAATTACATCTTCTGTTATATGAAGTAAAGTAGATAAACTTAAATTTCCACTTTGTAATTTATCTAAAATTAAATCAGCTACTATTAACTTAATAGTAGAAGCTGGTGTTAAAGGAGAACTATTAACATCAACACCATAAAAATTACTATTTGTTTTTACTCCTATAGAGTGTAAATTATATTTGGTTTTTATCTGTTGTAAAAATATATTAAAATCTGAATTAGGATTACTAGTAGTTGATAAGTTTTGAGAAGTAGAGCAAAACAAAGTATCCTTAGCTTTCTGATTACCTACAAACCTCCAATGCCAAGGCTCATAATCAATACCCTCTGAGTTACCTTTAAAATAGCTTAATTCTAAACCAAATTTAGTTGCATTCTTCTGAATAAACTTAAAAGCATCTGTTTGTTCAAAGGATTGATTAAGATTCTTTTTATCCAATCCATCATCTAAGTCCATAGCATATCCTGTATGGTGTTCACTAAAACCAGGTTTTGCATTGACTTTAAATATTTGGGAGTCTGATTGACCTTCTTTTCTTTTTCTATTTATAATAGCTTGTTGGTCAGTAATACTTCTAAAACCAGAAACTAATATAATTTTAATGCCTTCTTTTTGAGCAGCTTTCTTTAAGTCAACAAAAGCTTTTGCAGCATCAGGATGTAACTTAACTCCATTCTCTACTTGAATTAGCTGAGTAGCATCTTTATATTTACATCCTCTAGGTTTAGTATTTACAGGGACTTTCTCTTCTTTAGGTTTATAGTCAGGTTTATTTTGCTGCCCTTCTACATACTGCTCCCCTTGAGGTAACTCACTACCTAAAGCAGCTTGCATTTGTAATCCTACTAATTGTCTAGCTGCATCTCCTCTATTACAAGCCTGAGCTTGCTCTAAATACATCTGAGCTAACTTTTTATATTGGTCTATAAAATATGAGTTAGGAAAAGGACTTCTTAAACTAGACTGACTTTTAACATTACTTTGTTTACTAACTATAGGTTTTATTCCTGTAGTCTTTTTAGCTTCTTCTGGTGTAGTTTCTTTAATGATAGAAGTCTGAGCTAACAAGTCAGCTTGTCTATTATAATAATTAGCAAAGTCAACCAATTTAGCACATTTACTTTCAGCAGTACCCTCAGCTACATTAATAATATTAGCAGTGTAATTGATAATAGAATTAAAAGCATAGTTTACTTTATCTCCTACAGAAGTGGCTAAGTCTATAATCCCAGGTTGTCTATTAGCTTTAGCCTTGTCTTCTAAATTATCTGTAAACTCAGGAGAAGTAAAACTATCATATAGATTGTTAGTTCCATATAAGTTGATAGTAGCTGCTGGGTCAGTAATCCTATTTGGATGACCTGAAGGTTGTTGAATTTCATATAACTGATTACTGTATTCTTCTAATTGAGCAAACTCTTGTAACTTACCTTCTTGATAGTATTTATCATAATTACCCTCAGTGTAAATAACTCCAGTAATAAACACTTCATCCCAACTACCATTAGCACAACTTAAAGAAACTAGAGTACCTTCATCTAAAGGAGCATATCTACCAACTCCATTAAAACCCCCTGTAGGAGATATATATTTACACCCTAAGAATAATGACCCTGTTTCTAATTCCTGTACATCATAAACCTGAGCTAAATGGTTCTCTCTACTTACGTTAACTATAGTTCCTTGCTTAACTATAGGGGTGTTAGAGTTGTTTCCTCTGTAAACATTATTAAGAGCATTATTCCAAGTGTAAGTATCATTAGGATTATATATTTGATCTAACATATTAATTAAATTCTTCTTTATAAAACTTCCAACCTTTATATTCTAGACATCTGAAACAGAAAGTAGCTGGGTTACAAAGCCTTTATCACCTTGAGCAGTCAGTCTATGCTGCACTACTCTAACTGTGTAGTAAGGAAGAATAAGATTGTTAATATCAGAAGGTAATCTGTTCACACTATTGATAGTATCATTAACAAATTTAGAAGCAACAAGATTAGCTTCACCTCTTTGGTCTTGAGGTAAGTCTTTTACTGTAGCAGCTACTTTTTTAATCTCATCTCCTCTCTTAGTTTCTGTAAAGTTAACAGCATCAGCTTTACTATCTACTACAGTATACGTCTTAAAATCATGCAAGAAAGTATTGTAAACTCTGATAGCTTCACCTGGACAGAAAGTAGGGTCCCCTACTACTGACATTTCTATACCTTGAGTATCTCTACTCCAGACTCTAGCATTAGCTAAAGCAATAAGTAATGCACCATACTCTTGGTTAGGATAGGTAGCTAAACCCCCATCATAGATAATCTGTGTTTTACAAGGTGGAGCTACTGACCTATTAGCTAACTTAGGGTCTAATACAGAGTAGCCAAACCTTAGTGAGCCTATTAATGAAGTTGCAGATCCTTTAGTAGTAGAGCTGTCTACAATTACAAAGTTATTAAAACTAAACAATGAAGAGCTAACCACTCTCATAGATTGAATCATTGCATTGAAACTAGGCGGTTTAACATCAGGTACATCTTTAGGATAAGTTCTATGGAAGTAAGTTCTATATTGTCTGTCTACATCATCAAACCCTGATTCATCTTTCACTCTTGGACCTAATATAAAATCTCCATTAATGTGACTAGCAAAGAAATCCATAGGTCTCTCTTCAGTCTTAGCTATGTAATCTACTATCTCTAATGGAGTTTTATTAAGAACTTGTAAACTAGCTTTAGGTTCACCTTTAACTATAGGAGGTTTCTCTACCCAAGTATTAAATCTAGGTTTGGCTCGGTCATTCATTATTCTACAAGTAGCAGTCTGAATCCAAGCTGCTGGATCTTGTTGAGGAAACTGTAAGTTAGTCTGTTCATTTTGTATAGTAAAACCTTTAACAGACATTCCTCTCTCAATCAGTCTCCAACATCTAGCCTTAGTTAAGTTTTCTCCAAAAGGATTACCACTAGCAGCATTAGCTAATTGTAATAAGATTTCTGTTCTATCTCCACTAGCTAACCCTGATAAAGTAGCTTCATTAGCAGCAGCCTCTTGATTAAGTGCATCTTTGTTAACTTTGCCTTGGAATGCTTTAAGACTAAGAACTCTAGTATCAGCAAAAACTCTAGTTCTATCTCTACATTGGAGAGTTACTTTAAAACCTTGAGGGTTGGCATCATAAGTAATGTTATCTATAAATCCCCAAAAGATAGGGCAAAGTGGTTTATCTGGATTGTGAGTTACTTCTTTATTACTATTATTAATATCAGTAAAGTTAAAAGGTACTTCATCTAGTAAGTCAGCAGTAATAGGAGTAGTTGAAGAAGATACATAACCTGCATATATTCTTATTTCATCTTCTCTATCTAAGTAAGGATAATCACCTCCTCTATACAACTTTACATCAGGTAAAGAAGGTAGGAACATAGCAGTGTCAGGTAACTCACAAGTTAATGTTATCTGTGCTCGACTAGTTCCCCAATCTCTAGTTAAGTTAACAATAATTTCTTTAAGAGTCCACTCTAACTTAACTTTTTTCTTTTCATTAGGATTCTCTGGGTTAATGTAATCCCCTTTATCCCCAAAGTGATTAGTAAATAGAATAGGTTGGGTATTAGACTCTGCTGTAGCTAATGTGATTGCAGCAGCAGGAGTAGCAGCTTCAGGTGAGTATATTTTCATATAGTAATTTCATAAACAAATAACACCTAGTTAGTTAAACTAAGTGCTATTTTAAGAGTTTAATTAAGGTATTAAATAGGAAGTTAATTAAACCACATTACTATTTGAGTTAGTAGTATCAATTCCTTGTTGAATAGTAGAACCTCCAAACCTATTTGTTACATTAAAAGGTTTAAAGCTCTGTTGATAACTTCCAGTTGGGTCTATAATATATCCTTCAGCTACACCTTCCCATCTGTTAGCAATAATACGTCTACCAGGCATAATACCTTCAGACATACTATCTAATTTACATCTAACTAAATGAATTCTTCCTCTATTTTTAGTTTGTTCAGGAGGATTCAGAAAAGTAGAATTTTTTAATCCAGCCTCAATAGGATTAAAATACCCTTCTGAAGGTCTAGGTCCAGACTCAGCTACATAAACATTTTGATTTATGCCTGTAGTACCTTGTAAACCTATAGCATTATAATCAATTGTAATTTGAAATCTTGGACCTCTTCCTATGTAAACATCTCTATTAAGATCATTTGTTCCAAACCATGCAGATAAATTATCTACATTAATTTTACCCCTTTCTAGTACCCAGGCTATCTGAATCTCCCCATCATAGTATGTAGGAATTCTTTGACCTAAAGTAAGATAAGTTTCCGTAGCATTTCTAATAGTAAAAGTACAAGATTGAAATTGACCAACATCTAATACTTGTCCTGTTGATAAGTCAGTAGCCCATACTTCTACATCAAACCCTTGCATAGGGTCTATCTGAGTATTGTTAACTACTGCTCTAAAAGGATTTCCAGTTAAACTGCCTCTTATAGTCATATTATTTTTTTTATTTAGTTATTTAAATACCTTGAGAAGCTAATCCATCATCATTATTTCTAATAATAGATATCTCAATTTCTCTGATTGAATATAGAGGTAAGAATCTGAAGCTTACATTGAGTTGTCCTAATGTATAAAGTCCAGGTGGATTATTTTCATTACCTACTAAAACACTGCTGTAATTAGCTATTTTTCCTTCTATAGAAAGCTGTCTTAAGTATTGCTCCACAGCTACTTGAACCTGACTTCTTACTCTTAAAGTATGAGTTTCCCCAATATAGAAAGAAAGAACATCATATAAATCTTGTCTGATAGCGTCATAGCTTCTTCTAATATAGATATACTCCCAAGCAGGATCAGAAGTAAGAGTTCTACCTGTAGTAAATAAAAACGCTTGAGTAGCAGGATCTACATGAAGGACTTCTAACTTAGCATCTGTGTATAATTGCAATGCTGTAGAACTAGAGTTTCTAAAAGTATCTACTTCAGTAATATTTCTAACTGAACCAGCAGTTCTTCTAGCATTAGGAGATACATAAAAAGGAATAGCTGCAAGTACACCAGCATACAGAGCATCAGGAGACAAACCAAATCTAGGTGCATTAGGTTGACCAGCATAGGTAGCCCAACCAGCAACTTTAACCCCTCTTTGACTATTCAAACCTACAGTTTCTTGTTTAGCAGCATTAGGAGATAGGTTAGGTCTAGCATTTAAGATTGCCACCCTTAAACCATCTTTGTCTTTAGCTTTCTCACAATGAGTAATAAGAGCTTGCTGAATAGCAGCACTAAACTTACCTGGAGTTAATACAATGTGAACTGGATAAGCTTCTAAAGCATTGATAGCTTTAATATAGTCATCATCAGTTACAGAAGGACCATCATAACCATCTTCAAGTGATACATCTAGTAACTTAGAAGGTCCATAGTAATCTACATGTCTAATGTCATCTACATCAGTTACAGTTACATCAGCAGGAGCCAATCTAACAGGAGACTGGTTAACTAGGTTAACCTCATAACCTACGGGGTCTACAAACTTAGGTAAGAAAATACCTTTAATATAGATAGATTCAGATAACTGATTTAGTAATCCATCTTTGTCTAAATCATTAAAGTTAAGTACATAAGATTCTGTACCTAATCTAGGGTTAAAGTTTCCAGCATTTAAGTCTGATACTTCTAACCTAAAAGAGTTTTGTGAATCTGGATATAAATTAACTCTAATATTATTACCATAGTCTCCAACATAATTAGCTTGAAGTCTAAGTAAAGGAGTACCGTTAATAGAATAAAAATCTCTATAAGCTACTCTTGCACCATCTTCACCTCCAGACATAAATACAGCATTAGCTGAAGTTAAAGCAGGTGTAGTTGTAATACCAGGACTAACTGTATCTAGTAACTCAAAGTAATAGCTAAATCTATTACCAATAGTACCTACAATATCAGTTTGATTACTATCTAATTCAAAGACAACTCCATTGTTAGCATCATTAAGAATTATCTCTTCTAATACTTCTAAACCTGAGACTGCACTAATAAAATTAGTAGCTATTTGATAAGGAATATCATTTTCATTAATAGGAATTGTAAATATATAAGAGTTAACTCTAACTTTAAATTCATCATCTTCAACTAGAGCTAAATCATTAGTTTGACCTACTTGACCAAAAGTAACTTCTACACCATTTGCTACTGTCTGAGTAATACCCTTGTCAGCAGTTAAGTCAACTGTAATGTTATCTGTTACAGTAGCCCAATCAATAGTTTCATCTTCACCTAGTACAATAAATTTATAATTAATAGTAGCAACATTAGTAGTAATGTCAGTTACTTTAAAAAAGTATCTACCACTAACTGAGCCAGTATATTTTCCAGATGTTACTATTACTTCCTCAATGTTAGTAACTTCTTGAGGTAAGCCAATAAACTTAAGATTAAAGTAAAGTGTGTTTGCTTTGGTTGCTACACCAGTAAAACTAACTTGACCTTTAGCTGGTGTAGCATTACCTAATACTCTTACACAAAGAAAGTCTTCTGCCCCTTGGTCTCTAGCAGCCTGATATGCAAGTGAACCTATTGAAGTATCATATCCATAGTTGTTAGCAAAAAAGCTATCTCCAGTAATGAAAGTTGGAGTAGTAGACCCTCTGCTAAAAGTAGAAACAATTCCAATTCTATTTCTAATATTCTGCCTTATAGGAGTAAAACCAACATTATTCTCTATAAAGCTAATGGAGGGAATTCTCATGTTATATCTAATTTATAAAATCTAAATTAGATACTAAAGAATACTTAATTGTTATTGGTATGCAATTACTTCATTAAGTCAACTTCTAAAGATATATCTTCAAGAGGAAACTGCCATATCTTTCTCCAATCTCTTGTCATATATCCATTTAATCTTATTAGTAGATAACCTCTAGTATCTAATACTGAAGTTCCTTTTTCCCAGGGTATTGTAGGTAAGTTAATATGTATAGGCTCCACTTTACCTAATGTACTATATATATTATTTCCTAAAGGGAATCTCCATTGATGAGAAGTATCTTCTAAAGCTAACCTAGTTAATTCTATATATTGAGTAACAACATCTAAAGCAGGATTAATATATAAATCTACTTCTTTAGTTTCTCTATTTACCTTACCTATATCTTTAGGAAACACTACATGATTCTTGGGTACTTTAATTAAAGCTTCATCTTCAATTCTATTCTGACCATCTACATTAATACTTCTATAACTGTAGTCAATAATAAAGTGATATTTAGCTTCATCTTCATTAGCAACCCCTAAATTATAGCTACTATAAATAACTGAAGCATTAATAGTAGCAGGACTAGTTAAGTTATTATCAACAAATAAAGGATAGATAGAGCAAGTTAATCCATCATTAAGTGGAAATCCCCCTAAACCTAACCTATACTGAGATATTTCTATAGGTTCTCCAGTTAAAGTATGTTTAACTAATCCATTATTAAGTAAAGGGTGGTTTACTAAAAAATAGTAAATAGAATAGTAAAGAGTAGTTATAGAAGGTGCAGCAATATTATCTAACATACCAGTAACCTATTCCTTTCTGTTGAGTAAAACTAATTTTGTCTTTAATTGCTTGAATAGTAGAATTAGGAGTAAAGTTAACTTTTTCTGCACCTAACTTTCCATTACTATTTCCACCATCTATAGTAGGATGTCTTCTTAATGAAGTGGGTATCAAGACAGCATCTACAATAAGTGACCTTGGTTTAGGTTTATAAGGAGTTCTTTCTATAAGACTTGTACCTGTAGCTATCTCTAAACCTTCAGGTATCTGCAATATATCAATTACTTCTTTAACTTCTTCTTTAGTTCTCTTAAATGCAGTAAACTCTAAAGCATGAGGATATACTAAAGCTGATAAAACATCTGTATACTGACTTATGGTATAAACTGCTTTTAATACTTCTAAAGCTACATCTTCAGCAGTAGCATTTACCAAATTAATATCTAGTGTTTTATCTGTAGAGTTTAAGAAAGAGAATATTTCAGGAACATCAGTTAATTTAGTAGAAGCACACCTTAATTTTAGTAATCCTGTTACTGAAGTAAATCCTTCTTCTAACTTAAAATAGAAAGTATTAATTAAACTATTAGAAGCTGCTGAACTCTCCCTACCTCCTATAGTCTTAAGAGTACCTTCTTTAACATCTAATAGTAGGGATTTTGGTCCAAGTTTATCTAATTTAGTAAAATCATTTTCTAAACCATACAATAGACCTTCTACATAATCTTGAGATATGTTTCTATATGTACTTAAGTTCTCATGAGGGCTAAATAATAATTCCCAATAGTCAGCAGAACTATTAGGTACATTATCTAAAGAATCTTGTTTACATACATAGCTTCTAGAGTTGTAGTCTACTATATTACCTATAGAGTAGTTAGTAGAGTTATCCCAAGTCCCTATATAAGTAAAACTGGGTATATTAAGTTGAGATAACTTAGTAGTAGCTAAACTAACTTTATCTAAAGTATAAAACTTCAGAATAATAAGCTCTCTGTTAATTACTGAAGATACTCTTCTAGGACTAAAAGATAAGTAGTCTATTCTAGGTTGTAATTTAAAAGTGGCTGGCTTTCTATCATAAGTTTTATCTACTTCATTTGAATATAACTTCTGTTTAAAAGTAGATATAGAAGTAGATAGTAGAGTACCAAGGTTAGGTGCAGCTATTATATTAGTATCTCTAGTTAAGCCAGCATCATTTAAACTATCAGCTAGATTAGTAATTATATCTTCTGAAGTATCTCCAGATTTAATAGTAAATGTATCTTCTAATGGAGGGAATATAGTTAACTCTGGATTTAAGAATCCTGTATCTGTAGAACTAACTGACTCAAATTCTGTACCTGATATAAAATAATATCCAAATGCTATTTTGTCTGAAGAAATAGTTAAAGATTCTAGAATCTTAACATTAGCAGAAGGATATGCTTGCTCTATTACAATTCTTTCATCTACATTACCTACATTAAACCAGTTAGCAGGTAATGTAGTCTTATCAATATCTAATGAAATATAAATACTTTGCTGAAGAGTTGTTTCAGTATTTATAGTAGATGCAGCAACATTTAATTCATTTCCTTTATATAACTCTACTATTCTATCTAAGTCTTCAAATGCTCTCTTTTCAATATTCTCTCCTAAATCAATATTCTTAATATCTGTATTGATAGGAATACTTTTTATTAAAATAGCAGCAGTTAAGGAGGCAGCTACATTAGTAATACCTTCTGAATAAGGACTACTAACATCAGTCATTAACCTTATGATATTCTCATAAAGAGTATGCCTTAAACCATCATTACCTGGAGAAGCTAACTGAGATTGAGCAAAAGCTAAAGTAGCAAACAGAGGAGAGTTATCTAGGTTCTTAGCAGCAGCCAATCTTAACCCTATTCTTGGATAAACTTGTCTAATAGCTATATTGATAACATCATTAGGTCTTCTTTGGTAGCTTTCAAGAATGACTGAATTAGAAACTACCATATTAACAAAATCTGTTGATATGGAATTAACAAATGCTTCTATATCTGGATTGCCTGAAAAACCACCAAAAGAGTTAACCATTTTATTTATATTCTTTTTCTAATATGTACTCAATAGCATTAACTTTATTAGTATAGAGTTCTAAACCTAAACCTTCTGCAATAACTCTAACTTCAGCAGCTTTCATTTCTTCAAGCTCATTTTTTCTATCTTCTAAAGAAATAGTAGGTTCTGTTACTTTAGACTCTTCAGCTAACTGTTCTTGAGTTTTAATTACAGGAGCTTTAACTTCAATAGGTTCTACTTTAATTTCTGTAGTTACTATAGAAGTATCAGCAAATATACCAACTCTATTTTTAAAATCTTGTTTAATGTTTTCTTCTACATACAGCCAACCCTTCTTCATATAAGAGCTATCTAAAATAAACTTTAGTTCTTCTAGCTGCTCTGATAAAGAAGGGTCAAAGTACATACTATCTCCACATTGTTTATAGCTAGGAGAGCCATAAGTGTATGTGAAGTTAGTCATTACTAAAACCCTAACTTCATTCATTTATCTATAGTCCTGTGTCATAAGTATAGTTAATTGCAGAGATAGCAGTGCCATCCCAAGTAATTCTTGCTAACTCACAAGGATAAGCATATTGAGTGAGTCTCTTTAACTCAGGTTGAGGCAAACGTACTGTACCTGACAATGCTTGGTTATCTAAGAAAATAGGATTCATTCTACCTAAGAAACTAGATACTTGTCTGTCTAACCATTTAGTTACAATGTAACCTTTATAAGTTTGACCAATATCAGTTGTACCAGGAAGGATGTACTCTTGAATTACATAGTGAGAAGCAGAGAAAGTATAAGCAGTGCCAGCTTCATCAGCAGCTATAATAGCAGCACTTACATCAGTACCATTGTTATCTAACTGAGCATCACTTAAAGAAGCATAAGATTTAGCAGTCTTAATAAGCCATAAAGCTGAACCAAACTGAGAAGTAGCATCAGCTCCAGTTAGGATTTTACGTACAGTATTAATCTCTCCTAACTGAGACTTAAGAGTTCTAAACTCACTTCTTGTTTTACCAGGAAATACATTAGGAGAAGCAGTATTATCTACATATTGCAATTCACCAATTACAAAATCATAACCTGTAGGAAGCAATGCTTTAATAGCAAATTTAGGATCTTGTAATCTTTCTACTTGTTGATAGTAAGCATCATAGTTAGCAATGTCAGCAGTAGTAGGATTAAAATATCTAGCTTGTTTAACCTTAGCAATTCCACCAGCAGCATTGATTTGAGCTAATACATCTGAAGGAAAGAATCTGTAAGCAATAGCTTCACCTTTAGAATTTTGAGCCACATAGTAATCTAAATCAGCAGCTTCAGCAGCAGATTGGGAAGCAGGTTCAGTATAAGAAGCAACTGCAAAGATAGCATAATCTTTGTTAGCTTCCATTAGACTAGCTACGTTACCTAAATCTAAGGCTTTAGTTGCTTTGAATCTTTCACCATCTAACTCAACTTCTAAGTCAGTAAAAGTTACTGTATCTCCAGTGTAGGAAGCAGTTCCCTTGTCAGTAACCAAAGTAGTTACATAAGTTTTAGTAACCCCTTTAGTTCTACCTGCTTTCTGAATAAAATGAATTGGATCTAATAAAGGCATATTTAATTTATCTCTAATATTTTAAATAGTTATGTCAGGAGACTTTAGGTAGCCTCCTTAAGTAGTTTCAGTATTAGTAAATTCCTAAACTTGTATCACCTAAGATGACCAAACGTTTTTGGATATCTTCAACTTCACATACTGTCATGTGAACTACATTTTCTGGATACTTCAGATAAACCATACCTGTGTTACCAATTTGGAAAGCATAACCAGGAGCATTTGGGGGAGGTACATCCATAGAAGTTCTAGTCCACAGACCAGGTTTTCCACCCATCTCTTCAGAAATACAGTATTGAGTTCTACCAGGTTGCTCACCTTGGTTAGATACAAAGATTACTTTATTCTTGGGCATGATACCGTGATAAGTACCATCTCTAGGATCTTTGAACTTAACATTAACTGTATAAATAGGAATACCTGCAATAGCTGTAATGTTACCAGTATTATCTACAGCTAGACCATTTAAGCCTACTCCGGCTCTATCAATGATAGTAGGTTGAACAGAGACAGTAGAATCTCCAGCTTGTGCACCAATTTTAGGAATCCAACCACCTAAAGCTAATACAATCTGTCTGTTCATAGACAGTACGTATCTCATTTCAGGGTGCATGTACATTGCTGTCAGAGGCTTTTCATAAGTCATCTGATACCAATGAGCAATGTTTCTAACACACTCTACAATAGCTGCATCTGGGTGAGTCCAGGGTACACCTAAGTTAGCTGCTGCTGGATCTTCAACATTACTATCTACAATGTTTCTAAACCAAGCATGTTCCTTTCTACCTTTATAACCATTGGTTACATTGTAGGCAAATAGGTTTCTAGCAGGAATGTTAGAAGGAATTTCTACATGATGATTAGTTCTAGGGTCATCAAACTCAAACCCACCACATAGCATATAAGTTCTGATTACATCCCATGTAAGTTCATGAGCCTGCATCATTTCTTTTACTTTGACTTGGATTTGTTCAGCAGGAGACCAACGTTGGTTAGTTGTACCTGGCTTAACTTTAGAGTTAATTTCACCATGATTCACATAAAATGAACCTCTCATGTAGAAAGGTTGAACCATCCAACGTGACATCATTTTGCCAGACTGACTTAAGAAGGTATCTGGCATACCTCTTTGAACTAAAGGTAATGTTGTACCAATAGGTTCATGATATTGAACAATCTCTACTGTAGTAGCTTCTACAGTTTCTTCAGGGAATAATGTTTTAACTGCTGAGGTATCTAAAGTAGGTTTAATACTTTCAGCCAGTTCTGTAATGCTTAAATGACCACCATAATAATCTGAATCTACAATTACCTTATCAGTAACTAATGGTCCAAAGTTAGTTGGCAGCCCTTGTTGATAAATAGGAGACATATTTTATTTTCTATAAATATTTATTTAATTAAACAAGAGACTTTTTATTAGCTAGTGTTTTGTTTTCTTCTACTAATTGTTGAATAGATGCTTGCAGAGTATTAGCAGGAATTACAGCAGAAGTCTGACCAAACTGTTGCAATACAACTGGCTCAGAATTAACTGCACTAATCAACATATCTTTGATAGCTTTAACAACTGGAAGTTCAGTTTCAACTACTTGACCATCAGCAGCTTTAGTAGATAACTTAACTACGGTTTGTTTGGTATTTAAAGCTTCTTGTACTTGTGAAAACTTTTGAATTAAAACAGGAGGAATACCATAGGAAGCTAACTCTTTTTGCTCTTGCAATTTAGCTTGATTAGTTAAACTTGTAGAGAAAGCTTGAGTTACTTGTTCTTGGTTAGCTAACTGAGATTTAAGAGCTTCAATTTGGCTATTTAAACCACTAACTACAGTTTCATATTTAGAAGTAACAGCATCTACAGCAGACTTGGTAGATTCAGCAGCTTGACTAGCAAACTTTTCAAATAGAGCATTAATGTCTACAGAAGGTGCAGCTACAGGTACACTAACCTCTTCTTCTTTTATAGCAGGCTCTTCATTAATAGTTTTATTAACAACAGGTGAATCTGCATTAGTAACACTTGGTTCTACTTTAGATTCACTCTCTTTAGTTAACTGAGATACTACTTCTTCAGCTAACTGATCTGGAGTTTTTTCTAATGTCATATTAAGTTCAGGTGGAGTTTCCTCTTGTATAGGAGGGTTATTATTTTCTTGTATATCTGTTGACAGTTTTATTACAAAGGGAACTGAGTTAGGTAGGCAATTGTCTTCTGTATTACTTTGTTGAGAAAGGGCTTCTACTTTAGTATCACCAAAGGGTATAAAAGGAGAGTTTGTCAAAGCTACTCTCATCAAAACAGTACCTTTATTAACTCCAGTAAACTTATCTTTGTAGTTTCTTAAAAACTCACCTGAAGAGTATTCATATTCACCATTTTTAACTAAGTTAAATACATCTTCCTTAGCTTCAAATAAACCAAATAAAACATCATCATCTTCCTCCCAACCTTTTAAATCACCTTTCTTTAACTCACCATCTACAGTTTTGTAAGGTAAGTCAGTTGGGTGCCCATAGGTAATATAAGGAGTAAAACCTAATACTTCTTTAGATGACTCTTTCTTAATCTGCTCAAAGTCTTGGTCAGTAAAGCTAACTAAACCATGTTGATCATGAAACCAACTACCTTTCTTAGCAATAGGAATCTTAACCATTCCATTAGAAAGTAATAGAGGTAAATTAGGTAGTTTTGACTGAGATAACTTTTGTTTAGATTTCTTAGCTTTAGCTTTTTCTTTCATTGACTTGTATTTATTTAGAAGACTCTGACCTTTAGCAGCTAGTCTTCTTACAGCAGCTAATGTAGTAGGTGCAGGTTCGCCCCATTTGGTTGCAGCCAAAGCAAAACGGGTTAATTTTCCATTAGGCTTTTTAAGAGGGGGTATATCTTTTCTGTTATAAAATCTAAGTAAGAATTTTGACTTCCTATAGTAATCATTTAAAGTTTTAGGAGTACCTTGTACACCAGAACGCAACTTTGAGCCTGTTTCTCTATTTAGCTTACGGATGCCCTCAGGGGTTAATCCTCCATCTCTATCTTTATGTTTACCCATTTTTAAAGAAACAGATTTAGATGAAGATAACTCTTGAGTTTCTGTAGATAAATCATCAGCTAAATTTTCTAAGATAGCTTCAAACTTATAGTTTTCTAGTTTAGGGTCTTGAAGTAAATCTAATATGTATAGAAAACCTTCATCCTCCTCTTCCAAATCAGCAATACTTTGAGATAAACTATAAGTTTCCTGTTCATCTTCAGGACAAGGTTGTACCCAAAACCTACAATGACCTTCAGAAGAGATAGTACCTTCTACTAACTCACAACTTTTAGCTTCTGCATTAAAGAAACAACACTTTTGGCAATCATGATCAATCTCAGGAACTTCTACATACATAGCTTCCTCTTTAGACCATTGACCTGTTTCTTCTATAATCTCTTCAAAAGTATCTTCTAATATCTCTTCTTTATTACCATCTAATTTATTATCAATCATCATATAAACAGATAATTATCCTAGTATGTAAAATCTGCTTATATTTATAGTGGCAGTGTAATTTATTAAAGTAGGCTATTTAAAATGAGGGGACCACTTCACCCAACTAGGATTGATATACCTTTAGAAACTAGAATTAAAGTAATAAATGAATTAGGAGTATTATTAGCTTCCTGTTCAGATATGTATGCACAAGCAAAGCAAGCTCACTGGAACATTAAAGGTAGTAGATTCCAAATGTTACATGAGCTATTTGATAAGGTAGCTGAACCTTTCCCAAGTTATGTAGACGCTTTAGGAGAAAGGATAACTGCATTAGGGGGCACTGCTATGGGAACTGTTAGGATGGCGGCTATTTCTAGCATCCTTCCTGAGTTCCCATATACTGAGTTTTCTGAAGAAACTTATCTTGATGCTATTGCTAATAGACTAGCTATTATGACAAAAGCTTTTAGAGAGAAAGGTAATATTATTAAAGAAGCAGGAGACCCAACTACAGAAAACTATCTGTTGGAGACTGCTATGGAAATAGATAAATTATTGTACTTTGTAGAAAGTCATCTGAATTAGAAAACTATAATATAATAAACTAAAAGAGAGCTGGCTGTAATAAGCTAACTCTCTTTGTCATTTGAGGAGATTATATGAAATACAAACTAGAAACATTACTGGCTTTTAGAGCATTAAAAGAGACTATTTGGAAGTCTATTAAGAATGCAACTATTACAGATAACTTAGTATTAGAATTTGAAGCAGACTTAAAGAGTAACAAGGGTAAACATAAAAAACAACTTAAGAATTTACTAAAGCAGCCTATACAAGATGAATATAAAACTTTGTTAACTGCTGAAATGTTAGCTGAGGGGTACTTATGTATACCTATTAAAGGAGGCTGGGTAGTTATCAACCCTCAAGGTGAGAAATATGACTTAACTGAGAATGACTGCTCCTGTAATGATAAGACTTTATTAAATTATGATGGTCCTTGTAAACATCTTGTGTTTAGAGATGGTTTAAACTTATATAGAAGTAGAGTTAACCAAGAGAAGATTAAGAGAGGCTTAACCTAAAGGAAACCCTAACAAGTCTTTAATATAATTTCTTTCAGCTTCAGTCTTATTAAGTTGGTAAGGTTCAAACAAGTTTTTAATACCATCTAATATAGTTTTAAGTTCAGTGTCTCTAGCTGGCTTACATTGAATAGTTCCTGGATGCAGTGCTTCAGGAATTAATCTAGCATCAAAGTTGTATTGGATAAGTTGTAAGATAGCCTGGTTAAGTATATGCTCTACAACAAAGTCAAACAAACTAGCAATCATTTTATTAAACTGCTCAATTTGTCTTTCTGAAGTACCTCCACTACCTAAGCCTCCTATATTGTCTTTCATAATAAGGTTAGGTAGTCCCAAAATAGCTCTCATGTTATCATCACATAAGTCAATAGCATTGATAAAACTATCTGAGAAGTTATTACCTGTAGTCAATGCTCCTACTTCAACAGGTTGGTCTTTTGATAACTGAGTAAATACTAATGCAGATTCATTCTCTACTCCATCTTGTAACATCTCTGTTACTTTTTCCTGCATGCTCTTAGGTCTTACTTCCCCATCAGGCTCAGTAATCATTTCATCTGTAGCAGTAGGCGGAACTTTAACATAGATAAGTGGAGTAGCATATCTCATAGAAGCCTTAAATAAGATTTCTACAAAGGCGTGTTTATAGAGATACCAATAAAGACAAGCATTGATTAAAGACTTACCATAAAGGTTAGTAGCCTCAGACCTATAAGCCATGTATACTCTTTTACTTCTAGGTAGTCTTACTAAACTACCTACAGTATCAGTATTCTTAGATTTAGCTAGTTGAGGTACTTTATGTGGAGGTAGTGGAACCCAGACACCTGATTTGTAGACTTTATCATATACCTGCTCACCATCTTTTAGTATTCCATAGTCATTGGGTACTAAAGTTACTTGCAGTGGGTGGAAACTAATAAGATCATCTATCCAAGTTTGTGTCTCTTCATTTTTACCTATCTTTTGCATCCAGTTGATTTCCTGTACAGAATAACCAGACCATAATGCAGTTCTTAAAGCATCTCTAACCCATTTCTTTAATTTAGTTTCTATGTTAGCTTGTACAAAGTCATCTATCTGAGAATTAGGGTGTGAATAGTTTCCTAACCTAGAAATGACTGCTGACTCAATATATTCTAAACCTTGCTTTACTATGGGTTCTTTTTCTCTTAAAGAGTCAAGTGCTACTAACTGATAATAGTTAGGTTTGTAGGTAGGAAAGTAATTATCAGCTTGTTCATTAGGAGTATATGACCTAGCAAAACCTAGTTGTCTAAATGCAGCAGGCTGTCTTCTATAAACTGCACTAGTATTGACTGGAGGTTTAGTTTCTAAAGTAGATATGTTTCCTTGAGTTGGATGAAGGTCAACTGCCATTAGCTAACCTCCTTACTATTTAATAGTTTAAGAAGGAAGCTAATTAAAGTTTCCATATTAGTATTATTCATATTGAAGTTTTATAAAACATTAGGAGGTAAATAACCTCCTTCTTAAAGTGATATTAAATAGTTTTAACAGAACAAAGATAGTTGATAATAGGGAGTTTATCCCATTTGAAATGTTGGTTTAGGCACTGTAGCAAAAGGACTAACATAAGGTGCAGATTCCTGATTACCAGATATCTGTTTCATCAAACTATCTTTCTCTTCTTTTTCTTTCTTGTTTCTAGCTTCTATAACTGAAGAGACTGCTTGGTAGATAGCTTCCTGCCAATAAATATCTTTAGTTAGCCATTTATCTAAGTCCATTCCTGTTTGGTTAGCTACAATAACCCATTTTTCTAAACCTGCACTCTCTTTATAGTAAGTACCTACACTTTGGATTACTTGAAGTTTAAAACACTCAAACTCATAATCTGTAATGTAAGTATATAAAGATTCTCTTCCTAGTAAGCAGCCTCTATACTTGTAAGTTAAGTCTATTACTGGAGGCAGTAAAGTACCTCCATAATAGTTAGCAAATAGATTTAGCTTGCGCTCTTTCCAGTGGGTTGACTGGGTGCTGATTTCTTCTGAGTACCAACTAAGCTCTCTCCACTCAGTAGCTTTTTTGCAGCTTCTTTTGCGGTCTCTCTCTTCTCCATATCAGAGAAGTTTAATGCAGAGAAAATGTCAAAGTAGTAGAAAAAGTCATTTAAGTTCATTTGACCAATCAAAGTAACAGGGTCAATGTTAGCAGGAGTGGGTTCACCATCAATAGCTTCAATACATCTGATGGCAATCATGTCTTCTGCTGGTACACCTGTTTCTTTATCATAGTTTTTGTAAACTTCACTTTTATCTCTGTAGACTGCTGATCTAAAGGTAATTACTGCTTTGGAGTTAGGTAACTCAATTTGAAAAGGAGTTGTAGACATATTTAATTTTATACTCTTTTTAATAACTGTCTTTAATGTAGAGTTTAAAAAGAGTATAAAGTAGGCAAACTGTATATTGAGCCTACTAGAACTAATGTAAATTGAGATAGCTTTATCAAAGTAATTAGCACAGCTTTCTCTAATTTCAGTATGCAAGAACCATATAATTTTGAAGGGATATTTAAAAGTAGAGACAATGATAGTAAACCTAGCTTTCTAAGAGATGTAGTTAGGTTACACACTCATAACTCTATGGAAGGTAATAAAGACTTTATCTTAGATAGGGAAGACCAGTTTGAAGGTTTCTTTTCTAAGAACTTTCAAGACCAAATAGAACAAAGAAGTAGAAACTTAGATTACAACAATAGAGAAAGGCTGACTAGAGAAGCTGTCTTTGAGCATGCTAATTACAGTTTTACAAGTAAACTACTTAACAATGCTAATGGAGTTATGGGAAGAATGTTTGCTTCTTTTGAGACTCCTAACTTGTTTGATGACTCTGATGAAAGTGAAAGGTTTGGTAGGGAGACTTTACATGAGTTTCTTAATATACTAAAAGAGCCTGATGATATTAGAGAAAAGAGAATTAAAGAAAGTGTAGCCCCCAAACCTATAGCTGAAATGAACTATAAGTTTGATAACTACATTAACAGTAATATTGAGAATGCTGAAAATGCTAGTAGACATATCAATAAAGATATTAGAGACTTTACTAATAGAGTTAATGCTCAAGACAGTATTATCAACTATTTTACTAAAGGAGGACAAACTAGGTCTGTTAAGTTACTAGATAATGTTGGATACATCAACAGACCTGGTATTCTGCCTGCTATAAGTATGATTCATGATGCTGAGAGTGAGTTATCTATTAATATCTTCCAGCTACAAAACAAACCTATTATTGACTATCTAACTTCTGACTTAGTTAACAGAGCAGAAGAGATTAGAAAACAAAGAAGACAGGGTGTTCAAGTTGATAACTTTAAATTCAGACTACAATTAGCTTGGAATGAAGAGTTAGCTAATGATGCTGCTGGTTACAATATCCTTGGACCTAACTTAACTGCTATTAGAACCTTTCAGAACTTAGCAACTAAGTATGCTGATGCTTTAGATATTACTGTGCAAACACTAGATAGAAGAAATCATACTAAATTAATATTCAGTGACCAAGGGGCTTATATCTCTACACAAAACCAAACTGCTCCTGTAGGTAAGTCACTGTATCAAGCTGGTAGTAACTATGAATCAGGTAGGTATGTTAGAAATCTACAGATTACTCAAGATAGTACAGTTAGTGAAAGAGGTGAAGCTAAACTCTACCAACAGGTAAAAGAGTTGCAAACTAAAATGTTTGGGCAGCAAAAGCTACTGCAAACTAATCAACCTAACATTAGTGGACCTGTAGAAACCTATGAGATGATGAGGTCTTCTTTAGATTACCTACAAAAGAATAAAGGTAAAGGAGTTAAAGCAGACTTTATATTAGACCAAGTATTTCTCCTTCAATATGACAGTATGTTGTTTGATAAAGTTGCTGAAGGAGAAATGGGTCCTGAGTCTAAAGGTACTATAAAGAGAGTAATAACAGACTTAGATAAAAAGAAAGCTAAATATAGAGCTGATATACAAGAACCTTTAATGCTGGCTCTTATAGAAGGTAACGCTCATGTTACTACTGATGTTAGAAATTTTAAGCAAAATGTTCAAGAACCTATCTATACAGAGTTAATGAAATTAGATAGCTTTAGAGACAGTGGCTATAACTTAGATACCTTCTTAAATGATGATATATCTTTACCTACTGAAGAGAGAATTAGACGAGTAGAGGCTAAAGTAGGTAGTAGAAGTAGAGCTATCCAATTGTTAGCTATGACTTCTGGTAATATCCAAACAGCTAATGTACCAAGGCAGCACGTTAAAGCCAGTTTACTATACAGAACAAGTCCTAATGGTATTGAAGGTATAGCTGGTGAACTAAGCAGTTCTAACAGAGGTTTATACTCTATGTCATTAGTAGATAGTGACTTTGAAAGAGATATGACTAACAATGAGTTAGGTATGATGTTCTACTCAGAAGACTTTGCTAAGGGACTTAAAGTGACTAAGCAAAGTCCTTACTCTTTAGAAAGTAATGAGGTTACTGAAGAGTTACAGGAATACACTAAACATTACATTTCTATGAAGTCTGATTTGTCTACAAGAAGAGTAGGTCAACTTGAGTATAGTAATGTTAACAACAGAGCTGAGTGGGAAAAGGATGTAGATAGAAAGAAACTAGCAAACTTGTTTGATAGCTTAAATGAGATGAACAAGTCTACTGGTGGAGATGCTATGAAAATTAGCTATGACTATGATAGCAAAGGTCCTATTTCAATCTTAGTTGACTTAAACAATGGCTTAAAGTATAGGTTTACTGCATTACAAGGTGGAGTTAATAACCAAGGTTTTATCTATGAAATTAACAAGTCTAAAGTAATAGGTGAATCTGACTTTATTAACCAAAGTTCAGAAAGTATTAGAACTAGCTTTACTGATAATGGTAATCCTTTGTTTATAAAAGCAGGTGAGAGGTTAACTCTAACTCCTATACAAACTACTATGTCTATGATTAGTAGTATTAGTTTAGAGGCTTCTCAAATAAGGTTAATCAGAGCACCCTTAATAGAATACCAAACTCATTATGCTCCAGGTGCAGAAGGTAGTGATAATTTTGATGCTGGTATCTCAAGGTATTTGTTAGCTTTATCTGGTTATAGTGATAGAGGTGTTACTGATGTACTTAGCATTGACCAAGGTTCTATTATCAAAGGTGCATTAGAGAACTTACAACTAAGGATGCGTAATAGTGATGCTACCTTAGATAAAGTTAGACAGTTTGCTGGTATAGATATTAATAATGAAGATAGACAAGCTAAACTACAATATCTAACTGATTTGATTCAAGTCTTTGGTAGTGTAAATGCTAATGATAGAAGACTGCTAATTACTGGAGAAGGCTTAGATGGCAGACAGAGTTTAAAGAGATTTATGTCTTCTCTGTTTAGCAGCCATGAGTATGCTGATGTACTTTATGACTTTATCCAATCTCAAGGAGACCCATTATACCAGCAAGCTACAGCTAATTATGTTAAAGAAGTAAGTAGTAGAGTGTTTGACCCTTATCTTAACAGAACTCAGGTTAGTGTATATGGTTCTACTCAAGCATATAGACAAAGACCTCTTTATGGTGTTAATGAAAGAAGAACTGCCTTTGGTAGAGGAGTTAATAATGCTGCTCTTAGTAGTCTACAAGGTATGTTTAGATTAGGAGGCTATGCTTTAGCCGCTTCCCCCTTTGACCATAATGCTACTGCTGACTTTGGTACTGACTTTAAAAATGGTAGTCTGCTCTTTATTCAGATTACTGGTACTGGAGGTAGTAGAGAAAAGTCAGGTTTAGAATACTCTGGATATAATGAGTATGATAACTTGTTACCTTACTATCAGCATAAGAAGATAGGTACTGCTACAGGATTAGATATTATACAAGATGCTGGAGTAGGGTCTATTATAGATAAACAAAGTGTAACTGACTATAATAAGGCAATCGCCCACTTAGGACTTACTGTAGATTCAGATGACTTACTGCAAGGTAATGACAGGATGTTGCTCTTTAACTTTGATGTTAAAAAGAAAGCATCTCAGATACCCCAGCGTATTAAGAATGTTATTGGTAGTAGACCTACTATGGAACTTACTACTCAACTACAAGAATTAATAGAGTTAGGTAGCACCAAGTTTGCAGGTCAAGACATTAATAATATAGAAGCATTAAGGTCATCATACTTATCTAATCTTAGAAATAGAGTAGGAAATAAAGCTAACCTAATCACAGATATGTATGCTGTAGGTATAGAGTTTGGTGGACAGATTAGAGCTACCCTTAGTAATGATGTTGCAGAAGTTTTAGAATCTATTAGAGAAGATGTAAACACAGAGTTTGAAGGTGTAGATGAAGATACTAAAGCTGAAATATTAAGAGTTAGATTACTAAATGCAGACTTATCAGGGCATTCTATTAGAAGCTTTACAGGTAGTTCAAAAAGAACAGGAAACTCATTTGTACTATTCCAACTTAGTGGAGCTTACTCAGATTACTCATTCTTAAACCCTGAGTTTGGCAGCACTGATACCTTAGATGGGATGCGAACTGGGTTTGCTGATAGAGCGGTTAAAGGTCATCAAGCTAGTAAGTTAAGTAGTCAAAGGTTGTTAGGTGCAGAAGGTGACTTTAACTTAGCTGATGAACTGCTTATCAAATCAGGTAGCTATATTAAGAGAGATAAAGAGACAGGTTTATTTCATGTGTTCTCTTTTGATGAATCTCAGAATACTTATATTAGAGGGCAAGCTATCAGTTCTAGAAAAGAGTTTACTGTAGTTAGAAACCTGTTAGAAGCTGTTAAAGCAGAGCCTTCAATAGGTAGGTTAGGGGCAGTTAGTAATGCTGCTTCTTTTGAAGGAGAAATGGCTATAGAAATCCTTAGAGATGTAAGAATATTAGAAGGCGAAGTTACCTCTAATGAAATCAGAACTGAGATAGATTACATAAGAACTGGTAGAAGAGGTGGTAGTGCTAGACAGGAATCTCTATCAGGAGGACTAGCTAAGATGGTTCCTATTTACCTTTATGATGTAGACAATACTGAGAGAGGTAAAGGTTTACTCAGGCAAATGTTTGAACAATTTGAGAGAACATCAGGAAGAGTTGGTTCATTTGAAGGTGCAGGTAAACTAAGCTATAGTCAGTTTTATGGGGTAGTTAACCCAAGTAACCTTAAATCTTACTTCTATGAGCATGGTGCACAGATACTAATAGATAGTAAGAAGAAAGCTGCACTATTAGGTACTGACGGTAAAACATTAGCTGCTGCTTTAGTAATGTCATTTGGTACTAGTAGATTTGCTAGTGGAGATAGAAATGGAGTATTAACTCAGTTAGCTAAAGTTGCTGGGAAAGGTCAATTAGGTCAGTTTTATCAAGACCAATATTTACTAAGCTTTTTACAACATAAAGGAGATGTTACTAAAGTTGGTGAAGGGTTTATTAATAGCTTTGTTGATAAGAAAACTAAAACAGAAAGTATATCCAACCTTCAAGTTAGAGCATTAGAATACATTGGTTTAGATTTAATCAGAGATGCTCTAACTGGAGCAAATCCTAATGCAGCTAGTGAAATTCAAAAGAGAGTAACAGACTTGTTAACTGACACTACTGGGGTAGTAGGTAAAGAGTACCTTAATACAGGTAAAGATAGAGGTAGAGAGATGGCTATTATAGCTGCCTCTTTAGACTACTTTGTACAGTTAACTCAAGCACAGGCTCATGATATAGCAGTAGTAAATACTACTAAAGATAGGTCAGCTTATTTGTCTTTAGGAACTATTGGAGGCATGAGCTATGAAGAATTAATTGAGAGAGAAAATGAAGGATTAAATCAACTAGTCAACCAATTAGGTAGAAGGTCATATACAGTTGGTATGTGGATGAGTTTATCTGGCTCTCAAAGTAAAGTAGCTATATCTAGTAAACTAGAATCCTTTATTGAAACTCAACATACTATCTTTGAACCTTTCTACACTAACTTAACTAAGTTTCAGAAAGGTGGTTCATTAGACTCACTTAGACAACTAATGGCAGGTTTCTATGGAGCTATGGCTGGTACTCATACAGGTGAGTTTCTTAATGCTATGTCTGGATTACAGCAAATAAACTTACTTGATACTAGAAACCCTATCTTTGCTTCTAAAATGGTTGGTTACTATAATGACCCCTTTACTTCAGATGCAGAGTTTAAAGAGTACCAAAGAAATTATGAAATGTTTGGGGTGCTGCAATCTTTAGTAAGTAATGAGACAGGAGACACTATTAATGCAGCTTTACTAAAGAAAGTAATAGAAAAGTATAGAAAGAATGCTGATGGATTAGACCTAAATCCAGATACCTTAAATACTGAACTTAGTAACCTAATAGAAGCTGCTGAAAACAACCAATTAGGTAGAGTACAAGAAATCATTAATCAAGGTTATGAGTACAGTCTTTACCACTTTGAAAGAATGTATGCTGACTTTAGATTAAATCCTGATAAAGGAGATGCTAATGCAGGTCAAGCTATCTCTACAGGTTTACAAAGAAGTGCAGGAGCTAAAGGTAGGTTTGCATTCACTTTACCTGTAATGGAGTTTAATGATGATGGTAGTATTAAAGTTTATAAGAATAGTTTACAGAGAAGTTTCTCTCTAGCAGGTGAAGATTTAAAGATTATTGGTGAAAGCTTTGGTAACGTAGATGCTCCTATTCTTAAATCTCAAGCTATCTTATGGCAAGCATTCTCTCCTAATAGTGCAGTAAGCAGGTTATTAGATAGAATCAATGATGGTAAGTCTATTAGTGAAATAGATGTTAGTGTAGAAGATTATGAAGAAATTATGAGATTCTACATTACAGCTATTAATATGCCTGTTGAGATAACAGAGGCTGTAGGTGTCTATGGTAATAAAATACTAGGTAACAAAATAGGGTTTGCAGGAGGTACTACTACACCAGCAGCTTGGTTTATGGGAGGTACTCAAATGAGTATTCTACCTGAAACTATTATGGAGAGACATGGTGCTGGTAGTAGTAATAGGAGAGATGCTTATGATAAAGTGTTGCAGCAGATTAAAGGTATAGATGAAACTTCTCAAACTATTTCTAATATAAGTGAAGATAAAAGAAACTTACAAATACTCAAAAAGTATTATTCTAATAGATTTGTAGACGCTGCTGAAAGAACCCCTTTAATCCAGGAAACTAAATCTAAGCAATACTTAACATATCTTGCTAGAACTCTTAACAAAGGTATATCAGCAGCGTCTACTTCTGAACTTAATTCATTAATTGAAAAGAGTAAAGAGTTTCAAGAGAGATTAAGTTTAGCAGGTAATAATGAACTTGAGCTTAATAGAATTATTACTGAAATAGAAGGTGGAATTTCTAATGAATCTAAATACTCTATTGCTTACTACAGAAGAAGACTTCAGATTACTAATGTAGATGATAAAGAAAGGTTTGGAGTTAACTTAAATGAAGGTGGAGATCCCTTTGTTGACTTACTAGGTTTATATGAATTAAGAACTCTTAGGGCAGCAGCTATTAGTCAAGGAGGTACTTCTAGTAGGCTTAATGGTGAAGCTTTAGATAAAAGTCTAGAATTTGCTGAAACTATGAAGCACTTTTACTCTCCTTTTAGAGGATTAATGATAGGTTCTCAAGCTGATACTAATCTACCTAAAGTTACCCCTGAAGAAATGGCACTTGAAATGAGAAGAGGTGCTAGTAAGTTAGAGAAAGCATTAGGTCTTAACTTTGATTCCATTAGCGGGTTAGAAAAAACAGCAGGTAAAATTTACTTTGAGAAAGTAATAGGTAATATAGAAAACTTTGCTAAGGAAAGAATAGATGAGTTACAAAATAGATATAACTCAGAAGTTAATGGTGAGTTAGCTGAAGGTACTATAAAACGACTACAAAAAATGATAGCTGATGTCAAATCTTATGGTAATAGATTAAGTGACGACATGAGTGAATATGATGTTAGAGATATAGCTTTATTACTAACAGGTGAAGTTGAGAAGTACCATGCTGAAATTAACTTAGGTATTACTCAGTCAATGAGACCTTCTCCTATGGGAGGTTCTTACTTAGGTAGAGCAGTCTATGACACCTTTGGATTAGGAGATGTTAATAGATTAATGAGAAGCTGGGAGCTACCTATTAGCTTTACTCCAGGTGGACAAGAAGATGTAGACCACAGAAATAAGACTCTTCACTTGTTTAACCCTTATAGCTGGTTAGTCAGTCACCTTGGAGACTTTGATGGAGACATGATAACTAATATGTTCAGAACTACAAGTCAACTAGACTTGAGAGTGAGAACTTATGATGCTTCTATTGCTGCTGCTAAAGAAGAATTAATATTACTAGGAAATAAGATAAATGCTACAGTTCCAGATACAGAAGACTACACTAAGTTAATTAAAACTAAAAGTGATACTGAAGATAGAATAGTAAACCTTGAGAAACAGAAAGCTGAGTTTAGTAGACTATCTCAGCAAACTAAAGACAACACTACTTATAAAGAATATCAAATAGCTGCTGCTAAGTGGGTTGGCAACTACCTTAAAGTAGACTATAGAATGTTTCTAGATGAAAAACATGGTGGTTACAGATTAGAAAGTCAAGGTAATGTACCTCCAGAAGTATTGTTTACTTACACTGAACAAGGTAGAGGTTTGTTTGGTGGGATGGAAGCTATTGTTACTAAGTCAATGGATTTGTTTTATGACTTTAGAAAGTTAGCTGAGAATAAGTTGACTCTACAGACTTGGGGAGACGTACAGAATAGATTAGATAATCTTAATGATTCTGGTTTAAAAGAACTAATACAAAAAGGTAATTTACCAGATGAACTTAGGGATGAAATCATTAGATTAAGTAGTGACTTTGAAGGAGACACTTTAGGTAGAGATGCTGCAATAGCTGAATATGTAGCTAGGTTATACAGTAGCCAATCAGGTTTAGAAACCTTACAAAAATACAACTTAAAAGGTATTGATGGATCCGCTATGACCCCTGACATCTTCATGGCTATGGAGAATACTTTAGGTCAAGCAGGTTCAGTAGTGTTAGGTAAATCATACAACACAATGGTTGGTATGTTGTATACTGAGTCTCCTAACTTAGCTTTAAGTTATGCTTTACTAAATGACCCCGATGAGAAACTCCAAACTATTGTCAGGGAAGCTTATGGTGGTGGAGATATAGGTTTAGCTAAGTACAATGAACTAAAAGATGCTGCACAGCATAGCTTCCTTAAATCTCAGCAGATGGGTGAGTTTCTACAAGCTACTCAACAGATACTTAGAGATAGTATTAAGCCTAAAGATGCTGCTTTGTTTATTAAAGAGTTAGAAGAAGCTTTATTGAAGTATAGAAGTATAGAGGATGCTGATAAGAAACAGGAAGCTTACACTGAAATAGTTAACAAGTTTGGTCCAGGTAAAGGTTTAAAAGCTCTTATTCAAATGGAGTCTTTAGTACAAGATTTAACTATACTTAATAATCAAATTAAAGATGACAATAAAGACCTACAATTACAGAAAACTTTAGAGAAGTATGAGTTAACTGATACTAAGAAAGAAGAGTTATTAAAGAGGCTAGGTTATGATGAAACTACTGGTGATTATGATGTTTTCAGAGAAAGAGATGCTCAAGGTAATGTAATTGGCAGAGGATTCAATCAAAACATAGCTGCTGCTCAACTCACTAAAGAGTACATAGTAGCAGCTTACAAGACTAAACAAGATATGGTATCTGTGGTCTCTGACTTTGCTTACAGTAAAGGGCTAAATGATGGAGACTCTACAGGTAGAAGTATGTTGTCTTCTTTTAGAGAAAACTTTAGTAAGTTTGATTCTACAGAGCAAGCTAGAATTACTAAGTTAGTACAAGCAGCAGATTCTTATTTTACTGGAGGTGCAGACTTAGTTGGGTTAGCTGATGCTGAAAGTCAAGCCTTTATTGAAGCTTTGATAGATAGAGAGAACCAGCATAGGTCTTCTTATGTTGATGAAGAAGGTAAGTTTGATAGAAAAAAAGCTAAAAAATGGTCTTGGACAACAGAAGACTATGAAGGTAAAACTGCTCAACAAGAAGAAGATTATTATAAGAAACTATATGAAGCTCACGTTTATGCAACTACCTCTGATGCCTTTGGTAAGACTGTAGGTGACAATGGTGAAATGTTTATTAGGTTTGCTCAGTTTAACCAAGCTAGAAGAGATGTATATAGTGATAACCATTGGAGAGATACTGCTACTGGATTTGATATATTAAGTGACCCTCTAGCTATGGCTGAGATGTTAGGTATGGTATCAGGTAAGGTTACTCCTGAGTTCATAGGTAAAGCTATGAGAGTAGTAACTAATGCTGTTAGACAAAAAACTGGTGAAGCTAATCCTAGTTTAGAATCTATTACTAATGTAATCTTACAGGGTACTAGCATGAGTGAGACTCCTGAAGATAGAAAGATGAAGGAGATGTTTGCTTTTGTTCAGTCTAAAGATAAGAGTGCTACAGAGCTATTAATGCAGACTGTAGAGAGCATGGCTTTAGGTAATATGTCTGCTACTGCTAAGGAGTTCATACAAAGAGGGCAGTTTGATAACCAAGAAAACTTAACTCAAGCAGTCTTAAAAGAACACTTCTCTAAGATGGGATTTGATGCAGATGAATCTAATCTATTAGCTAACAGAGCTACTATGAGAGTTACTCAAGGTGCAGTAGCCCAAGTAGAAGCTAAGAAGATGATGGACAGAAACCAAATGGTTAATGTAATAGGTAGTCTTGGTAAAGATGCTGATGTGAAGGCTCAATCATTTATCTTTCCTGCATTAGGTCTCATAGGAGCAGCATTAGCTAGTGGTGACTTATCTCCAGAAGCCTTCCAAGTGGCAGCAGGTACAGCACTAACCAACTTAAGTTATGTAAGGTGGAATAACCTTGAAAGTAATTTCAAAGGTACTGCTATGAATATGATTGGAGGTGGTGCTTTCAAGATGAGGTTAGCTCTACAAGAAAATGAAGGGGATGCAGGTAAAGCTATAGTCACTATGGCTACTAGAGAGTTAATAATGGGCAGTACAGCAGCTATAGTTAACAAATACGGCAGTGAGTATATTAATAAAGCTTTAGGGGGAATTAAGACTTTAGACTTTGATAGGTTTGAGTCTGCTAGAAATGTGGCTACCTCTACTATAACAGCAGTGGCATCTACTCTATTAGGTATGATGTTAGGTAATGGAGTGTTAGCCGCTGGAAAAATTATTAATAATGAGATTAATGAATCTGAACAAATAGTTAGTAAGATTAACCAAAGTATTCAACAAAGAGTATTCAATCAAGCTGCTGTTGAAGAGGAAGAAGAGTTAGCAGTTGAAGGGGATGGTGAATTCTTAGAATACAAAACTGTACATAACTGGGGAGAAGAAACTGATGTGGATTACACTACAGAAGAGTGGAGTATTAATGAAGAATTTAATTATGCTTTCAATAACACTCCTGTAGGTATGTACGCATTTGAACTTACTTAACTTCTTTCATGTAGTCTAATAATAACTTCAAAGGAACTGTATTAAGAACTGCTTTTAGGGTAACAGAAGCAGTTTGCTCATGAGAGCCCTTAATGAACTCACCATCTTGGTTATACAAGTTAAAAAAGCAATCTATAGGATGTTGTTTGTATTCACTAGGAATAGTAAGCTCATTATCAAAGTGAAGATATTGAGTAGCTGGAGTAATAGCAGAATACAGTATTACATTAGGAAGAATAGTAATATGATAAGTCAAAGTAAAGTTATCTAGCATTAACCCTCCAAGTGTTCTACTGTATGTGATGTAAAGTTAAAGTTAGTAATATCAAGTGATATAAGAATTTCTATTATCTGTCCAATAGCTTCTACAATATCAAACTTATTACCTTCTAATGATAGTGAAATAGAAGTAGGAAACATATCTTTAATAGTGCAGTCTACATAGTCCAAATCTTTCTCTACTAAAAGAGGAAACTCATCTAGAATATCTATAAAAGCTTCCTCTGGATTACTAATAGTTATGTAAGCAGTCTGATTATAATTTTCATCTAAATACATTTTTATATATATCTCAACCTCTTAAGAAAGTGTCCAATAGTAGTGTAAATAGTTCTTAACATAATAATAAAGCTTCTATCTACACCTTGGAATAGTCTTTTAGAAAGCTGCCTGGAAAATGTATGCAAATGATATGTGTTATCTAGATAATAGTAGTCAAGTAAGTATTCTAAGACTTGTTGTTCAGTCAGATTTTTATCTTTAGTAAGTTGAATTAATCTATTTTTATAGTAAGGAGATAATGTAGATTGAATAGTTAAGTTTAATTCCTCTTCTGGTATTAAATATTCTTTGTCTTCTATAGTTACAACCATTGTGGGGTAGCAGTCCTCTCAGCTAGTTCAATATTAGGTAATTGGCCATAATTAGTATTCCAGAAGTTATCAGGTAGGTTAGCTAACCCAGGAGGTTTTAACCTATTTTGATAAGGAGTATTGTAAGGGTGAACTAAAGTTAGAGGCTCCTGTTGGTTAAAAAGGTTAGCAGGCACATAAGTTCTGTAAGCATACTCCCCATAGAAATTAACTGTAAGCTCTGTATGAGAATTAAGTGTAATATCTTTAAATGTAATCTCAAGGTAGGGTTTAGTTAAAAGAACAAAGTCTTTGTTAACTAATTCTCCAATATCAGAATCAGTGGATTTGAGTCTTACTTCTACAGGGTCAACTACCTGAATAGTAGCTCCTAATGCTTGTCCTACATTAATAAGTAAAGTGTAGTTTTCAGGTAGAGGCTCATACTCAACTAAGCTACTTTCACTATCTGTAGTGCTAGGTCTAGTCCAAGTAAGTGTATTAGTAATCTTATGTTTGTAAATAACCTCTTGTCTAAACTTAGTTTCTTGTTTAGTCCACTCATTGAAAGGTAAAGTGTACTTGTAGTGAGAAGAATAGCTAGTCTCTTGAAAGTAAGAAATAATAGTGTAATAGAAATCAGCTTCCCATTGGGGGTCATAAGCACCTAACTCTATCTTTACTAACTTAGCTTCATTGTAGGGAAAAGAAAGTAATGAGTAGTTGCGGCTGACTATATTACCATTAGTATCTACTTGCTGAGTAGCTATCTCCCATGAGTCACCCCATTGTTCATAGAATTGAGTAAGAGTAGCTGTAGTAGTCTCTTCAGGTAAGTTAAGTTGAAAGTTATCTAATGGGTTATTTTTAATAGTTGGAATCATATAAATATTAGCTACCAATAAACACAGTTGAGGAACATTGAACTATCACTCCACAGATAACTTTAGATTTCAGATGTGCAGCAGGCCTACCATCTACAAATACTGATGAGGAACCTGATATGCAGACTCCGGGTACAGACTTATCACCTAGTCTAACTTGCCCTCTACCATCTACAAATGAACTAAGTGAGGAAGTAAAGAAAGGTCCACTTGATCTAAAAGGACAAGTCTTAACTACAAAGTCTCCTCTTCTAATTGCTCCAAGCATATATTATTTTTTATCTAAATTGTGAGTATGATTAAATTCTTCATAAGGTATTTTATTTATATTACCTAAATCAGAAATCATAATATTCTTAATTTCTCTATCAGTACAATTCTGAAAGATATATTTACCATTAACTATACAGTTTCTAGATGCAGCTAACTTAATATCTCCTTCTTTAGTAAATGTGAGCTGGCTGCCATTTAAAGTTAGTGTAATGTCTGTTGGAGTAAATAGTGATTTAATATAAGTGTATAGTAATTTAATCATTACATTAAGTAACCTCTATACAATTGTTCTAATCTTTCTAAATAAAGTAAGTGAGCATCTTTCATCATTACTCTATAAATAGAATGATCAACTGAAACATAATCTTCTGTATTAATAAGTAGTCTTTCTAATTCTACTCTAATTTTAAAAATAAAATGGGATAGCATAGGAACATTATCATACAATCCATAATAATAAGTATCACTAGCTTTACTTGTAGATGAATTAAAACTCTTATAAGTTAAACAAGAAGGAAATGTATCTATTTTAGATAACTGATTTAAATTATCTACTGTCCAACATAAGTTATAAATATATTCTTCTAAAGTTTCTGCTTTAATAACAAAGAACTTTTCTAATTTAAGTGTATACATAATTGCTTTATGAAATATAAGTATCCTAGAACCCCTCACTTACCTTTTAGTCCTGGTGCTACTTCAGATGACATCTTTAGTACAACTAACTTTAAAGGTAGGGAGATAGTTATTACTGAAAAGATGGATGGTGAAAACACTAGTCTTTATTCTAATTACTACCATGCTAGAAGTATTGATAGTAAGCATAATGAGTCTCAATCTTGGTTAAAGAACTATCACTCTCAGATAGCTTATAAGATTCCTCAAAACTGGAGGTTATGTGGAGAGAATCTTTATACAGTCCACTCACTTTCTTATACTAACTTAAAGAGCTATTTCTTACTATTTAGTATATGGGAAGAAGAACTATGTTTAAGTTGGCAGGATACTGTAGACTTTGCTAGTGAATTGGAAGTAATTTTAGTTCCTGTACTTTACCAAGGTGAGTATAGTGAAAAGCTAGTTAAAGAGTTAGTGGCTAGTTTAGATTTGACTAAACAAGAAGGAATTGTAATTAGAATAGCTGACAGTTTTAAGTATAGTGAATTTAGTAACTCAGTAGCTAAATGGGTTAGAAAGAATCATGTAACTACTGCTAATCACTGGAAACAAAGTAAGCTAGAACTAAACACTCTCTGAGACCTCAACTATTTCATCTATGTCTACTTCTACTTGATTCTTACCGTCATTGCTATAAGTTTCTACAAGTAAGTCTTTTAGAGTTTGGTAAGCTTTAGAAGTAAGTAATAACTTATTAGGGTCTTTGGGATGGAATTTAAAGTCATTAAAGGTAGGGTTAGCTGTTAACTTATCTTTAGGTTGGTTGCTAACTAGAAGGTAATATAAGTCATCTGCTGTTAACATAGGTGTCATAATAGCTCCATCTTCTTCAATAGTTAGAGAGTTGAGCCATTCATAATGGTTAGGATACTTATCAAACAAAGTACCAATCACTTCATCCATTATTAACTCTACTATAGCTGGAGAATATATCTCAAGAAGGTGTTCTTGATAGTCTATTAAAGCATACTTATCTTCATTTCTACATACTTCTATGAGGTAGTTTTTAGCAGCATTAAACAGTCTTGTGTTAAATAGTTTTGTTTTACTCATATCACCTTTGTCCTAAGTAGTATATCTACTATTCAATTGTCTACATACTAGTCTACCAGTATATGTAACCAATGTGTATTATTAAGATAGGATGTTTACCATGTATTAAATTATGAAATCATTAATTAGTTTAGTTTTGTCAGGTTTGTTAGTTGTTAGTAGTGGTGGTGAGGCGATCGCTAACAGTAGAAAGAAACCTCTATGCAGCTACCCTATAGAGTCTAACTCTGATACTAATAAAGTGTATAGATATCCTAAGTTTGGTATTTCTATGGTAATGCCAGATAACTTAGTCTCTATGCTGCTTCAGGATGGTAGTATTGATATCATTGATAGGGGAACTTATAAGCTACTTCAATGTCCTAGAAGTGAAAGGATAGGTAGGGGTGCACCTGGTACTAGAATTAGCTGGGCTGATGATACTACCTATCACTACTCTACTAACATAAAAGAGAATGTAGACTTATATATAAGAAAGGAGGGTGGAGAATACCCTACTTACTTAGTTATCCTCAGATTGGTTAATAAGAAAGGTCAGCTTATAGATATTAATATCTATGATGAAGGTCCTATAGATAGCAATAATGTAAAAGGATTTATTAAGGACTACATTAAGTTGGGTAGATCAATAGAGTTTATAGACTAAGAAAGGTTAGTATACATTGCTGAGTGGTAGTGTATACTAAAGAAAGTATAAGTTATTAATTTATGATAAAACAAGTAACTTTAACTAGAAAACAGTATGACTTTGCTTCAAAAGAGTATACTAACTTAGAAGACATAAGTGACTGCTCTATTAAATTCTATAAAGATAATGAGGGCATAAGGGGTGCTGACTTAAAAGTACCTGTCACTACTCTTTTGAGAGAAGATATTAAAGAATATAAATTAGGTTACTTAAGGCTTCTTGGTAGTGTAGATAAGTTTAGCTTTAGTTGTACTATAGAAGATACTTATTATCTTTTTAGAAGGGGTTTACTAGAAAGTATAGAAGATAATACAGCTCTCTCTGACAAGAGAGATTCTTTAGCTAACTTCTTTTTTATTGATGACAGAATAACAATAATATAATGAATAAACCTTACTGTAGTAAAAGATATGGAGGAGGGTATTTGAGATATGGTTGAGAGAAAGTGTTAGGTGGAGAGTTGGGTTTACTATATCTTTGAGAATACCAGTTTTTGTGATTCATAAGGTACTTATATTAATAAAGTATAAATTTATTCAGGAGGTATCTTAGGAAAAGGATGAGAGGACTAAAAAGTATATAGGGTAAGGGTTCTAGCTATTTATTGAATAACCTATATCTCTTACTTCATATTATCTTCCTCTTATTAGTCTCCTTACCTATAGTCCTCTCATACCTGTCCTCTTAGTCCTAGCTCCCTCATCTCAGTCTCCTATAAGTCAGTTAGCGCAAAACAGCCATTTCAAGACTTAACAGAAATCCTTTAACTCTAACTTGGTATACTTTAACCCTGAAGATTCTCTAGCATAATCAATAGCTAATAACAAACTTTGTTATCCTGTATCACCCCACTTAATAGTGAAAAGGTATGATACAGGATCTTTCTTATTTAGCTGGGTACTGTAGTTAACTTCTAGCCCCTTAACTCTAATCTTAAGCCTAGTAGAAGGAGTCTTAACTTTAAATCTTGTATCATACCTTTTCACTATTAAGTGGGGTGATACAGTTAACTCTTTATTAGGCTCTTCAACCTCAGAGCATTCACTTACAGCAGCCTCTTCTAGAGGACTAACAGAAGTTAAGCCATTAAGAGTTAGTAAATCCTTATGTTTACTAATAGAGTTAATAGAAACCCCAGCTTCTTTAGCTAACAATCTATAAGTTACTTTTACTCCAGATTCTTTTAAGTTAACTAAAGCTTCAGCTATCTTAGCTCTAATCTCCTTTAACTTAATTAAATTCTTATTCTCTTCTTCAGTCTTTTTAACATAAGTTTTCTGATTGAGTGAACCTAAAGGTCTATATTTCTTCCAAGCACACCTAGCCCACTCTGTACATCTCTTTACTATTTCCTTTTGATGGTTACAAAATTGTTGATATCCAGGTAGAGTAGTAGCTGTTTCAATTACCATAGAAGCCAACTCTTCAACTGAACTAGCTTTAGTAAATATTCTATGTAATGCAGCTATATCTCCTAAAATATCATTAGTCTGGGATTTAGCAGTCCAACCTTCCTTTAATGTGGCTTGAAGGTTGTTATACCAATTAGTTGACTTTTGACCTTTAGCTGTAAACCCACTTTTATTATTAAATTGATTATTACTTAACTTCCTGCTTTTAAACCAACTTCTAGCCTCTTCACTATAAGATTCAAACAAGTCAGCATCATTTGAGTTAGCTGCTTCTTCCCAGTCTAATAAGAACCAATTTAGCTCATCTTTATTAGACTCAAATCCTGCTTGAAGAGGAAGTCTATGAGAGTTATATTTACTATTCCAACTTTTAGTATTAGGGAATATCTCTAGCTGTCCTTTAGCAATCTCAAATCCAGCAGTAGTCAAAGCTTGAGTCAGCACTACAGCCACAGTCCAAGTAGATATCTCTTTATTAAAAGGTATATACCCATGCCATCCTTCAGAACCAGAAGACTTATACCAATTAACTTGATTAATACCTACTTTAGTTAAAGCATCTTCAACTTTAATAATCTGATAATGAGGGTGATACTGAGAATCTACATCTATGTCTATAAGAGCATATTTAGTATTTTTACCAAAAGTAACTCCTACAAACTTATTAGGATTCCTCCAATTGATAATTAACTCTTCATTTGTTAAATACTTTTGAGCAGTAATCCAGCTAACTCTTGTGCCATCTAAACTACCCACTCCTATGATAGGGTCATATCTATAAGGGAATAGCTCAGTAAACTTATCTTGTAAAGTAGGAGTGTAGATTTGCTTAAATAGTTCTGTTAATTCTCTTTCCTGAAGTTGAATACTCATGTTATAATATCTCTAGTGTTATAATAGTTATAATTAGTTTATAGGCATAAGAGGAGAGGTAACAGTCTCCTCTATTTTAATATCTAACTTTAGGTTTAGTGATGGCTTCATAAGGGGGCATACCATTTTCAATTCTCTTCATTACTGTAATGTATTTTACTTCACAATTAAGTTTCTTCATAGCTTGAGGGATGGTATACTCAATTTCATCAATAACTATAGTTGTTCTTTTCTTAATTGGTTTAGCTTGTTCAAAAGCTTCCTCTTCACTTAAACCTCTATCTCTAAGTCTGTAGTAATTATCTAATGATTTACCTGCTTCTTTTACTCTCTTTACTGTAGACATATTCATAGTTATTCTTTTAGTTAAAATAATTATATATAACTATTATAGCAGAAAGTAAGCAACTATAAAATACTATATAAGCTTTAATTTTCAGATTTTATTACTGGCTATTTTTCAGATTGCTTAATTTAGTTTTCTATATGTTTAGTTGACTTTTAATTAGTGAAGTAGATATAGGAAGCTTTGTATTTAAGGTGTTTTATTATAGTTGGTTTTAACTACGTATCTTTAATATTTAGATTGCTGAGTTGAGTTAGCTTTATGTTAGATTATACAATCTCTTCCCAATGTTTACCTCTAGCTATTCTTTTAACATAAGAATAGTCTATACCAAATTCTTTAGATAACTTTCTAAGACTGCCTCCATTCTTTTTAGTATCTCTAATTAACTTAACTTTTTCCTCTGTTAATATAGTTTTTCTCATGTTTCTACATTGCTGTTTAGGAGTAGCCCATCTAATATTTCCAGGTTCATAATTACCATCATTATTGATTCTATCTAAAGAATAAGGTTTTCCTGGAAATAAACCAATGGTACTTTTTAGGTAATTGTAAAAGTTTAAGAAATCTTCTTTCCAATCTTTAGACATAGTTATACCTCTTGCTCCATAATTATGATAATTAGGATCTTTAGAGTTAAAGCATCTTATTTTTATACCTTTCCATATTTTCCATTCTGGAGTAGAACATAGCCCATGCTTAAATTGTTTACTTTTTGCTGCTTGTTTTTTTGTTAAACCTTTATGAGTGGGTATATTATTGTATTTAATAATTTTAGAAATTAACTTATAGTTTACCTTGTATTCTCTAGCTAACTCAAAGATACTTATTTCATTTTTAAACTTTTCTATTATTTCTTCAACTTTACCTTGTACATTAATATGTTTAGGTAAGTTAATATTTAAATCAATATTATTTTGAATACAGATATTTCTCAAAAACTTATCAGATATATTTAACTTTTTTGCTATCTCTTTAGAAGAGTAACATTGCTGTCTTAATTTAAATATTTGAGAAATATCTATATTAGTTTCTTTTTTTGTAGGAGGATTTCTTTTCTTTTTTGGAATGTTAAATTCTTTTAATAAAGCATTTACTCTATAGTCTGCTACCTTAAATTTACTAGATATTTCCGTTATACTTAACTTTGTATTCAAATATAAATCTAAAATTTCAGCTTTTTCATCTTCAGTAAATTCTTTTTTAGGTCTACCTTGTTTGTTAATCATAATACTTACCTTATTAATATACCTATATTTTAGCTTTCTTATAACTCAAAAACACTAAAAATTGCTGTATATTATGGGGATCTTTTACTTAATATATAGACTATAACCCCTCCCCCTGGTACTAGCTGATTCAAAATAACTATATGTCCGTTGGCAATTAAGCCAACCTTTTTTTATTTTCTTTTTGTGTTGTTAGGGTTAACAGCCCAAGGAGAAAAAACATGTCTACAGTAATATTTATTGTTTCCCAAAATCACATAAAACACTTTCTCTCCGAAAGGAAAAAAGGTGTTGTGGTCAAGGCTACCAATGTAGCCACCCAGGAGACTGGGTGGCTGTACATTGGCCATAATACCCATTGGAGGAACCATAAAAAATATCTGAAAGACAAGATAACATGGTCATTGTCATGTTATTGCTTAGAAAAAGAATTATCTCCTTTCTCAGGAGGTAATTCTTTTGAAATGGTAAAAACAACCTTTTTGCCTAATAATGGGTTACTAATAGCCCATAAAGTGAAAAGAAAATTACCTCAACCACCACCTATTACTCCTAACACAGACTCCTCTATTGAGGGTCTAGCAAATCTGGAAGAAATTCCAGAAGAAGATAAAATAGGTTCTCCTATTGAAGATACATCTTTATTCCAGTCTTTAGACTGGACTAGAGTTAGACAATTAAATTATGGATGTGTCAGAGGGAGATACTATTCAGAAAATAGATATTTTATACAAGGGAGTAATGGCGTTATAGAAGTCACCTCTTCCTTCTATAATAGATAAAAGAAAAGGCAGCCTAACAAGCTGCCTTTTTTAATCTTCTGTTTATGTTTAGTTAACTCAACAGGAGAATTAACATGGTTATCACACCTTCTCAAGCTGCAAATAAAGTCCTCAGTTTCTTGCAACATAATAAGTTAGAGATCCCAGACACTTGGTACTGGGATCATGATTTATTTCATGTCCTAGGAGAGTTTGATATCTCTCCTACAGGAGAGCTCTCTGTCTATTGCCTGATGGCAATGGCTAGTAATGAAGATTATTCCTATACTACTCTTGAAAGAGAGTGGGAGGTTAATAGAGAATTATTTTTAATGCGGGATTATCCTGAATTTAATTTCTCTTTGTATGAAGAGATAGTTCAAAAATGTAGGAGTAAAATACCTATTATTGAAGAAATAATCCTTCAAGATAATTGGTATGATTCTTTTGTTGAAGCTTATAATAAGCTTGTTAATAAATAATTAAATTAGAGGAGGCTTAATGCTTCCTCTTTTTTAATGTAGTCTATCATTACAGGAGGTTTACATGGAAGACTATGATGATTTGTTTACTAATGAGTTATCTTCTGAAGAGTTAGATAAACAAGTGTACATACTTGTGAAAGAAGAGTTCAATTCTCTTAGATAACTGTACAGTATGGGAGACTAATAATCTCCCTATTTTTAATTCTCTTGAACAGGCTGACTACAGCCATCTAATTGTTTAGGAGAAAAACATCATGACCCGTGCACAAAGAGCTCAACAAATTTTTAATAAATATTCAAAAAAAGTTCAAATCTCTGTACGTAAACAGTTTGAATTAAGACTAGAGCTCAATAAGCCTGTAACAAAAGAATGTATAGAAGATTCTCTATTCTTTGCTTTTGTCTTCTATGATGAAAAATGGGAATTTTCTAAAGAAAAGTACCAACTATTAGAAGAACTGTTAACACTCTTCTTCTAAATTGTAAATTTAATAAACTAAACTTACTCTATCTGGTGAAAGCAGGCGTACATTCCTGTGAAAGAAAGGTTCAATTCCTTTAGTAAGTTATTAAGAGGAGTCTATTAAGGCTCCCTTATTTTTCTTGTGCAAATTAGTTTACAGCACAAGGAGAACAATATCATGCCTAACCTGTATTATGCAGAAACCTCTATCAGTGGAAACATTGTTAGAATTTTTGTAGATACCTCTCATGAGGTGAGCTATACAATAAACCATAGCTTTGAAAAAGTGGAAAATTTAAATTGCAAAATAGCAGTTACTAAGTGGCTGCTAAAACAATTCAAACTTATCAAAGAACAATTTCTATACCTAAAAGCT